TTGAGCCTGTAGAGAATAAATTGTTAGACAAACTTGAGCCTGTAGAGAATAAATTGTTAGACAAACTTGAGCCTGTAGAGAATAAATTGTTAGACAAACTTGAGCCTGTAGAGAATAAATTGTTAGACAAACTTGAGCCTGTAGAGAAAAGATTATTTATTGTGCTAAAATTATTAATTAAATATCCGCTTAATGAATTTATTTTTATTATTAACTGCTCTCCAGTACTTGCAAGCTCTAAATCTGTGGCGTAATTATTATTTAAATCATTTATAGTATTTTGTAATACTCCACTTACATAAGAAATATTTGAATTAAGATTAGATCCAGTTAAATATAAATTAGAATTTAATGTATTTATTTGTAATTGAAAATATCCACTATTTCCTGAGATATAAATTGTATCAAAATTATTATCTAGTATAGATATGCCGTCTTTTCCAGATAAATATAAAAAAGAACCAGTTAAATTATTTATTTTTGAATTTTGGCCCATTGGACCCCTAGGGCCTTCTGGTCCAGCTATAAAAACGCTAGCGTTTATTGATTGAGTAGGTGAACTAACATCAACAGATATAGGATCTGGCAAATTAACATCAACATTAATGTCTGCCATATATTTATCTCGTTACTTCTGGTAAAATTGAAAATTTTCCTCGCATTAATTTAATACTATTTCCAGTAGTAATACCTGATGGATATCTTTCAATATCATAGATATGATCTCCGACGGGTATATCGTCAGATATATAAGAATTGATATTAATTCTTGCAATTCCACTTATTCCACTGGTAATTAATGGATTCAAATCCAATAAAACTCCAGACCATCCATAGCTTGGGCGAACCTGACCTCTTATTTCATAACCATCTAAATTAATTGCGTGTCCAGAACTATCTTTTACATTTAAAACTAGCTGTATATAATCGCCTTGATACCCAGTAATATTATAATGCGTGGCCATATAAATTATTACACGATATATATCTAAAATGATTTAAATCGTGCGAATAATTTAAAAGATTTTTTAAAAAAATTATCTACCTTCAGATAAAATATCTTTTGCTGTTTTTGATATACTATTGTTTTTTACAATTGGCCTTTGTTTAAATTGAGAAGAAAATTTTTTAAATTCTAATTTAAGTCTTTTAATTAAACTATTTCTATCATCCACAGGAACAAGTCCAATCTTTATAGCGTGAGCTTGTAGATCACTTTTATTTAAATTATTTAAATAATCATCATACTTTTCTAGATCAAGAGTTCCATATTTAGACAAACCATCATTACCCCATACTTGGTCTAATGTTATTGGTTTTTCTATTTTACCATGAGCTTGATGTAAATTATCTAATTTTGATTTTTTTGGCATATTTTCTCCTATTATTTATTATAATGAAAAATAGTAATTTAGTCTAAAAAAAAGAAGACCCCTCAAACTTAATTGAGGGGTCCCCTTAATTTTAATTTACTAATCTTTAGTAAATATTGACGCCAGCGATTGCACGAGCATCAATACAAGCGCGACCTTCTTCAAGGAATCCATAAAAACCAATCTTGTCTGCGCGAGCCAAGAATTGATCGTCTGGAATGGCGGTGAATGTTCCACCGGACTCTGCTTGACGAGCTACTGGACGAACAAAAGCGTCTTTTGTTAAATCCAAGCCAATAATAAGTTCATTATTAGCGGCATCCCAGTTGGTGCTGTAGAATTCGCTGAACAATGTTTGATATTTTTGACCTTTTCCAAGCTCAATTAGATCATGGATGGTTACTCCATAAATCTCTTGAGTGCCTGCGCCGCGATAAATTTCTTCGCGAACACCGGCTGGAAGATCTGTACTTTCATTAGTTACAGGATTGTAAGCAAAAGAACGAATGTCTTGCTTGACTTCTGGACTAACGAATAGATCTGTTAGGCTATAAGCATCTGTTGTAGAACCACCAGCATAAGAAGTATTCTTTCTTTTCATTGCGGTGATTAGTCTATTTAGATGAGTTAAAGTAAATGCAACTGTTGTTTCATTTACGCCAACTACATTACCACTTTCAGCTAAAGCTTTTAGAAGAACAGCCCAAGCATTACGCTCTTGTTTTACAAGAACTTCATTGCTCATGCGTTCTACTGCTTTACTGACTACATCCAAACGACCACGGCGAGCATAGCGTTTTAGGAAACTTACTGCGCTATCTAAACGATATGTAGAGACTTTCATTTCACTGAAACCTTCTACTGCAGAAGTTGGAAGACCACCTGCTACGCTTTGACTCCAAGTTGTAACATAGCCTTGACCTTCATTATAAAGATCTAGAGGGATAGATGGACTATCATCTTCATCAAAAGGAAGATCTGTGTAAACAGCGGAGGCTGTTGAAGCTTGCATTAGTACTTTATTGACTACTGGGCCAATAAAAGCTGCAAAAGCTTCAGATGCTTCTTTAGCAACAGATGCTTCACGACTTCCCATGGCTTTTACAAGCTCGATTTGTTCTGGGGTATTTTTTAATCTTAATTTCATTTTAAATTTTCTCCTTTATAAGATTATAGCTCAATTTTGAGAAGAGCGACGTTTTGAACAGCTGTGCTTAGCCATCTGCCAACTTTAACTGCTCCACCTGCTGGTAGAACGGCTGCGGAAGCTAATTCGCCATCTGTAGCGCCTACGTAAGCTACGTGACCGGCTGTAGCATTTGTTCCACTGTACATAACAAGTCCTTTTGTAAGAACTGGTACAGCTTGACCACTTACTACTACGCCCATCTCTGCTGCTTTACGTGGATTGAAAACTAGTTTTTCACCATTTTCGTCAGTTTCACGGACATCCATGAGGGTTAGTCCTAGAACAGCTTCGCCAGAAGCGGCTACTGCTACTTTAGCGGAAACGCCATATCTTTGTGAAACTACATTAGATCCAAAATTTCCACCAACATTACCTAGAAGTTCTGTTGGAGAAACATTTGTGATACCAGGATTAAATCCTGGAGCCATTACTTTAACAGCTAGACCTTTTACAACATGTGTACTGTCGCCGCTAAAGGAAAAGAGATTGATGACATCGTGTTCATCATAATCTCTGAATGGTTTTAGGTTGTGTGCCATATATTTATCTCCTTATTTATTTATTAATTCAAATCCGTCCAAACCAAAAGCTGCTGCATATTTTTCTTTTATGCTTGGCTGTGAAGCTGGTGCTGAATTTGGAATATCTGTAGAAGCTTTTGCTCCGTTATCTACAGCTTGTTCAACAACCTCCTGGGTTGTAGAAATTTCTTTTGCAGATTCTAAAGAAGCTTTGACCATTTTGGTACTTTCTTCTTCTTTATTTTCATCTGCGCTTTTATCTTTAGCAATTTTTTTGGCAGCTTTATTTTTTTCTTTCATAATAACAGCCATTTTATTTTTATAAGCAGAAAATGCTTCTTCAGACATTTCTTTGATGTCTGCTGCTAAAATTTTACGTTCTTCATCGTTTAATTCGAACTCTTCATCAAATGAAGCCATACGCATGTTGAAAGCTTCTTCTTGAGCTTTAGCTACTTTTTCGGCCTCTAATGAAGCAAGTTTTTGAGTTAATTCCTCTACTTGTTTTTTGACGCTTTCATGCTCGGTAGAAACTGCAGCAATTTTATCATTAGCAGCTTTGAGTTCATTTTCTTTTTCACTTTTTTCTGCTAGAAAAGCGTCATTAGCTTTTTTAATTTCTTCTGCAATAAATTCAACTACAGAACTAGCTGTAGCTTCTTTTAGCAGAGAATCAGTAATATCTTCAATTTTGGTTATTTTCATATATATCCTCTCTTTTTTTACATTTAAATTTTCATCTTGGGAAACGTTATTTTCTGAAGCAATTAATGGTTCTATTATGTCTTCAGTTTTTTCTACGGATTCTTCTGAGCTTTTATTATCTTTTAATTCGATTTTTACGGGCTCTTGAAGAGGCGCAGCGATTCCTTGAACATCAGCCGCAGGATTTAACGTAAATCCTATGCCTAATGGGACAACTTTCCCTAAGACTTGTCTGTAAATTAATTTATTATCTAGTTTACCTGTTCCGCCAAACCCTCTTAGATTATCTTTTATTTTTTCAATTTCATTTGCATCAGATATAATTGTAGCATTTTCTATATTTTTTTCACCATTCTCTAAAACAACTATATTAAAATCATTAAATCCAAGCTCCCAACTAGCAGAAATTGTCATATAATTATTACTAGTTGGATCATTTGACTCTTCTATTTGATCGGCTAAATCTCTGTCTACAACTTTCCAGATGACTCCTCCCAAAGTAATATTAAAAGGATTTTTTATATCTTTTATTTCTGATTCAGCTAAAGCTTCATTTGTACCAAATTTACTAAAATTAGCAGATAATATACATCCTATTACTTGTTTTCTATTATGTTCAATATTAATTGGTTTGTTAATAAAATTTTTAGCTATTTTTGCTGCAGTTTCTCCATCAATAACATCTCCATTTTTATTAACACGATTTACAACACAGGCATCAAAAGCTACTGGTAATAAATCAATATTATCTTCTGTATTTATTTCTGGTAAAAATTTTCTTAATTTATCCAAAGATGCAACAGATAAATATTTATCTTTTTCTTCACTCACTATTGGGCGAATTTTAATATTCGCAAATATTGATTCAAATTTGTATTTTTGTTTTTTCATATTTCAAATCTTCCATAACCAAATATTACACCATCTTCTTCATCATCTAGATATAATTCGTCAGCAGAAGAAAAATCAAAATCTCCAAGATTATTTTCTTTAATATCTAAATCTGCCATTTCAAAATCTTCATCAGATGGTTCAAGCATTGGTTCAATTACAATTCCTGTTCTGGCTTTGGCAATGTCTGTGTCTGCTTTACGATATGCATCTTTGACGGGTTTTCCACTAACCATCCTAAGAAACATATTTACGCGAGCCATTGCCCACTGTCCACGGGTTTTACCTGGGCGATGAGAAGATGAAAATGCTCCAGCTCCACGACGATAAACTTTTTTAAGTTGGCTTAAACTAACTTTCTTTTTATTTTTTGAATTATGTTCTTTTGCTTTATTTTTAAGAGACTCAATAACTTTTTTAGAAAATTCAATAGCTTTATCGCTTTTAGTTCCAGCGCTCCCAGGTTTATTTTTAGAAGAACCTTTTTTTCTCTCGGATGGTTTTGCTGGAGTTTGTGCTGCAGACTTAGGGCCTTTTCTTTTAGCATTATTTTCTATGCCATATTTTTCTGGATCGTAAGTCATATATCTATTAAATAATATTATTAATTAATATTACACATAATTCTATTATTTTTAATTAATTTTAATTATTTTTAAAATATAATAATCTATTATTTTTTAAGATAAAATTATTTTACCTTGCGAAACGCCCTGTTTATTTATATTAAGTTCTCCAATTTTATAAGTTGGTAAAATATCATTAATTGTAAATAAAGTCGCTGTATATCCTCCTCCAAGACTAGTCATAGTCGAATTAATATCATTAATATAATAAGAAAGACTAGGGCCACTTATACTAAGAAGAAATGTAAAAGTTAATATAATTTTGTTTTCAAATACAAGGCATATTGGATTTCCAGAATCTCCACCTACTGGAACTTCATAAAAATTAGCTCTTTGTGCAAAATCAGTTGACGATTGACATACTCCACCCGCTCCATCAAGATAATATTCTCCAACAAGCGCATTTCTGTCTTGATCCATAAAAAATGCAGGGAGTTTAACGCTTGAATTAGTTTGATTTGCTATATTAATATCTAATATTTTAGCAAAAGAAACGCTAGTAATATCTGAATCTAATAATCCTATTTGAATATCTGTACTACCAACTTGCGCAGAATTTGAAAGAGTTCTTGTATAACAGTTATTATTCATATCAACAAAAACAAAAGTTGTTCCATTATAAAATCTAAAATGATTTGCATAAACTATATGTCTAGGACTAATAAGCGTGCCTGATCCTCCATATCCGCCAGGATTAAAAGGTATTGGTCCGCTAGCATTATTATTCCAAATTGATTGAGGAGAAGTGTCTATATTTTTTGCCCAACATGTTGTGCTTCTTGTGAAAGCTGGAATTGTAGCGCTAGGACTTTTAGAAGAAAATATTTGTTTAGTAGTTGAATTAGCTGTTAATCCTACTATTTTATTATCTATATTAGGATCAAATATAGATCTAATAGATGCGCTTTGAGTAATAATCATATACGTATATTAAAATTACACAAATTACTAGATAATGCAACGGTTAGAACATTGCATTATCTTTACCTAACTTTCGAGGCTTCCGCCTCCGAGACCGTAGTCTTCCAAGTCTTTATTCGTATCTATTGATAAAATTATTATATAATTGTATTATCTCATTTTGAGAAAGAACAGATTTATATATATGTATTACACCAACATCTAAATTATTTAAAAATCTTTTTGATGCTCCGCCGCTATTTGCAGGATTAATGGAGTATCGTTTATTTTTGAATTTAACATTAGATTTACCAATATAAAGTTTTTTTATTTCAGTTAAAGGAACATCCGCAGGAATTTTACAATCAAAAATAGGATTTTGATATGAATAACAAATAGATCCATTAATTCTTTTAAATCCAGGTCTAGTAGGAGAAATTTGATTTCTAGATGAGCTTGATCTTGAGCCAGGATTTCCAGGACTACCCCTTATTAAAGGATTAAAATCTAATTTAGCTATATTCATTAAATTTCCATTAACATAAACGCTTACTCTCGTTGGAGCAAGATCATAATTTTTTGGCTCTCTTTGTCCGCATTCCATTGTAATTACCAAATGATACGTTTTATTAAATTCAAATAAAAAATCTGTCATTAAAGTATGATTTTTTGCACGATCTTTTAAACTAAAAACAAAAGAAAATGGTTCAAATTTATATTGATAAGCTCTATTATAATTTAATATATACTGACTATTTTTTCCTAAATAATGTGGAGATCTATATCCTATTGCAAAATCTTTTGTATTTAAAAATATTCCCTTTTTTTCTCTAATTATTTTATTATTAACGGTGTCGCTTCTATGAGTTACTGGTCCTTTTAATTTTATAAAACAAGAAAAAGTTTTATAAGTATTTTCTTGTAAAAAATTAAATGTATTTTCTTTTGGATCTGTTAATTCTAACAAAGCATTAGTTCGTTCTTTTACGCCATATGCTTGACTCTTTTTTATATAAGAATAAAAACCTATTGGTACATCTGAATTATCATTAAATTTTTCATATGAAAAAAATGCACCACTAATTCCACCTTTTCTAATTAAATTATTTGGATCATCTGTTTTATTTAAAATTTTTCCTTGAGATTTAACGTATGCGGTTGGTGGTATGATGTTATTTTTATCATCAAAAATATTATTTAATTTACAGAAAGCTCGTTCAACTTCTGCGTCTTCGCCAAGAAGAGGATTAATTGCATAGCCTTTATAATATAAAGGATCAAATAAATAAATTAAATTATTATTTTGTGGCGACATAGCTATAGACCCTGGTAAAATTGGTATTTCTGAATTCCCAGGAAAACTAAATGCATTCCCACTACCATTAAAATCTATTTCTATATTATTCATTAATTTATATAATTAAATTACACTTGTTCTACTCTTTGAATTTATCAGATATAATCTTATCTGTTTCTTTTATATTATCTTTTGGATTAATTACAGCATTAGCGAGCGCCTGTTCTATTAATTTAGCTTCAGCATCACGGCGGCGAGTCATACCTTTTTCTATGCTTCCGCCCATCCAAATCCTTTTCATACTTCTAATTTGCTCTGCAATTTGATTCAAGGTTTTTTCGTCAAAGCTTTCTGCTTTTAACATAATATCACGGATAGCTTTCATTTCGCGGCGACGATCACCTTCTAAAGCTGCGCCACGATTAAACACAAGGCTAACTAACCCACCTTTGGCATCTTCTGGAAGTTTATCAAAATTTGGAAAAGTTGCTTGGGTAAGATCATAAAATTTCTTTACTGTTTTATTCATAAATACTTTTACTGATAATTCCCAAGGTATAATTATATCTTTTAATCTTCTAGCTAGCTCTTTTGCTTGATAACCTTTGACTCCGACAACGCGGTATAATCTGTCAAATATTTCTTTAGGAAGATCTTTCCAATCATTAGAAAATTCTGTTTTGTTTACATATCCAAGATCATAACCAACGCCAACTGTAACTCCACTCTGCTCTCCTGGCCATGTTGGATTTTTTAAAAATTTATTATAATAATTTTTGCCACCACCAACTTCAAATTCAAGAATAAGTTCTAAAGATTTATTGTTTAACATTTTTAATAAAATTTATTTATAATTGCTCCTACGCCAACATTAAAAGTCTTATTTGTTACAGGATACATAAATATTTTACTATTAGGTTGAATTACATACCCAGATTGATCTGCGATACTTCCTACCATTTGCCATTGAATAGGATCTGCGTCGCCATTAAATCCATCATCATAATAATAAAAAGCTTTAAATGTTCCATTAGGTTCTTGAATATAAAAAGTATCAGCAGTTATAAATGCATTATTTCCACCAGTAAATTCATTTTTATTGAAGATTGTATCTATCGTATTAATTGATCCGCCTTTATAAATATAAATATTTTCTGTATTTGTAATTACATTATTTATAGCATAAGGTTTTAGTTTAGTAACATTTTGTTTTCCTAAACTTAATTTTCCACTATAATATTTCTCTATAAATGCACCACCACCTACATGAATATCAAGATCTGGGTTATTGCATGTAAAAACTAAAATAGATCCATTTGGAATTACATAATTATCATAATTAAGTTCATCCATTGGAGAAATCCATTCTGAAGTAGTACTAAGAAAACTATCGCTTGGACCACTTAAACTTCCTTCTTTATATATATCTATTTGATCCAATAAAGCAAAAATAGACGGATTAAAAATCTGGGCTAAAGTATTATTTGTTGCAGATCTAAATACATATACTGCATCATCGAATTGATTAATAGGTTTTAATTTAGTTAAAATTTGTTTTTTAATAGAAGTTTTTCCAGAAGAAAAATTCTCTACCATAGCATTTACATTTGCATTTTGGCCTAAATTAATTGCTGAATAATTTACAATATCACTTTTTAATCTAAAAACTGCATTTATTGGTACAACATAATCGTTAACTATTTCTGAAGCGCTAGAATTATACCAATCTATGCCATCTGTAGAAAAAGTAATTGGATCATTTATATCACCATTTATATACATATTCAATGCATATTCCGTATTAAAAACACTATAATAAGTTGGATCAATAAAATTTATTAAACTTAGTCCTACTGGACCTTTAAATCTAATATATTTTTCTTCGTATGATTTAAGAATAACTTGACTAAATAATTTTTTGTTTAAAATCAAACTACCCATTTTAGTTATTTATTTTATCTATTGTTTTATCTAGTATATTATCTGCTGGAACTTTTTCTTTTAGCCAAGAGTTTAAAACTCCAAAATAAACGAGATGTTCATTATCAATTAAAAAAAGATCATTTCCATAACGATCTTTATATGGCTGTACTCCAGCATTCTCAACAAGTTCAATAGCTTTTTCTTTTTTAAATTTTATTTTATACATTTCAATTAATTTATTATATCTATCTCTTGCTTGATAAGTAATTACTGCTCCATTATCTAAAAGAGCAATTAATCCTCCGTTATCTTTATTATAATTTGCTGGGGTTGAACTATCAAAAGATGCAACATCGTCTTGAATTTTATCTGGAGTTACAGTTGCACAGCTAACAAGAAGAAAATTAAGAACCAATACGTTTACGAATTTTTTCAAGATCTTTCTCCTTAATCTCTTGCTCTATTTCATTTTGATATTCTATTTCTTTGCGAGCTTGATCACGGTCTTTCATTTCTTTGGTGTTTTTTGCACCAAATACATTATTAATTGCTGAAAAAATACCAGAAATTGCACTTAAAAAAGCTTGTACAATTCCAGTTGGCATTTAATTTACGTATTCTGCTGTAGCGTCTTTACATCCAGCCGCGATAGCATTAAGAACTTTTACAGCAAGAGCAGCGTCTCCATTAATTTTAGCGAATTGTGCGGCATAAATATCTTTAACTGCTACAATATATTTTGCCCAATGAGTTTTTTCTGCTGGAAGATAATCTGTAAGAGCTTTTTGTAATTGATCTGGAGTTGGAGTTTGACCAATAGTAAGAGCTTCTACTATAGTAGAGATATGGTTTATCATTTTAGCTTTTTCAACTCGATCTTCTGGAGAGATCGCCTGTTCAAGAACTACTGTACAAGCAAGAATAACTGCTGGTTTAATATAAGGGAGAGCATTCTCTACCGCAGTTGTGCCGCCGACTTGATTATCTCCTCCGGTATTTGTTGTAGAACAGCCAGTAATAAAAATACCCATAAGGGCAATTGCGATTAAATTTAATTTATTCATATATTTTCTCCATTATTAATTCCTTTACTTACTCTCTTTTTTGCTTCGATTGTTTGTGCGACTTTGCCTCCAGTTACTTTTGCGTCTTTAACAGTAAGAGCAAAAATAATTCCACCGACAACGGCAATAAGTTTTGAAATTCCAAGAACATAAGCTTCTACTCCATCCGGAAGAAATGCTACTAATGAATTATCACTATGAATTGCAACTGCTGTGGCTACTGCTACAACTGTTAATATTCCAGATGTACTAGATCTCCAATTTGGGCCAAAAATAGTATTTAACATATTTTTCATAATATATTACACTATATTATATATATAAATAATATTAATATCTAATTTTAATATTCTAAACAAACTAATGGTCCAAGAAGAGTAGAGCTACTCGTCCAAAACCCCGTGCGAATACTTGAATACAAATTAATTCCTGTATCGTATAAATGAACTGTTGTAGAGCTTGCGGTTACGCCTCCAATTATATTAACTCCTGTATTTTCTCCATAAACCGATCTTGAATGATTTGTATTTAATGCTCTAAATGAAGAACTTGATGATCCAGTATAATTCATAGAAGCTATAATATAAGAATTTCCTTTTTCTAACTTATATGGTATATCTTTTCTATAAATACCCGTATTAAATTGATCAGTTCGTATATCTCCTGACCAAAATAATTTAGCATTTTCAATGCCATATTTTCCAGAATATAAACCAATTCTAATGGTATTATCAGATGTCCAGGTCACTAATTCAACGCAAGCTTTAGCATTTGATGTAGTTTTTTTCATTATAAATGGAAAATAATTTATATATCCACTCGCCGAAGCTGTCGAGAAAGTACTTTGAAATGTCTCCGGAAAATATCTTCTTATACCTGTGGCTGGTGGAAAATTATCGTTTAAATTTACGTCGGTTGTATCATCAAATGTAACTTTTGAACCAGATATATTTATAATTATATTATTTAAATTTATTCCTCCAATACTACTTACATTAAACCCTGTTCCACCATTATACATTAAAGTATATGAATTAGATTGAATTACATTTTGAACAAGACCTGTTATTTCTGTTTGATTTAATTGTTTTAATCTTATTAAATTTTCAGCCATTTTTATTATCCTCTTTTCGGCTATGATAAAGAATTCCAGCTATATAACTATCTAATCCGTGTTCGGCAGCTATATCTTGTACATTACCCAGTGTCTCAAAATTTTTATCTTTTGGATCATTTATATAATTTACTATTTGACTTTCCCAATCTTTTGGATTTTCATTAGCAACAATGATTTTTGTTATTTCAAAAGCTATATCTTTCTGTTGTTTAGATAATTTTTTAAGATTATGCTTTTCTCGTAATGATGACTCTACTTTATCTTGTAACTTAGATGCTAGAATAAAATTATCTTTAATAAAATTAATATCAAATAGTGTCGCCTTTGATTGTTTTCCTTGGCCAATAGGTTTGACATTTTTAGTTGATTGCTGTATACCAGTAGAGCCGCTTGGTCTTCCTGCTTCTCCCATTTTTGCTCCACCAATTAATGGTTGATATAAACCTTGATCTTTTAATTCTTTAAATTTTTGCTGAGATAACACGGAATCTTCATTAGATGGAAGTCTACCGCTTTCGATAGCTTGCAAACCTTCTTCTGGAGTTAGTACTCCTAATTCAACTAGCCTTGTATATACTCTAGAATATTGAATATCATCTTTCAAATCTATATCTTCAAAATGAGGGGTAGGATAATTTTTAAAACCAAGTTCTTTGCTAATTCTTCTAATTTCTGGAAATAAGAAGTCATTTATAAATGTTTCTCTTGCTTGCTTGAGTCTTTCTATAAAAACTTGCACTTTTATACTTTGATTTGCAAATTTTTCATTACCAATTAAAATATTATTAAGACCAATTTGAATATCTCGATCAACTACTTCATATTTTTGTGGGCCAATTAAATTACCAATATCGGGAATAACAAATTGAGCTTTGGTTGTATAGTCTGCGATTAATACTCTACCAACGCTTTGGTTTTCAAAAAGCTTTCGCATTGCTTCTAAATTTTTTTGATTAATTCCACCTTTATCTGGATCCGTTCCCATCGTTATTAAAAGTACTGCTTGCTGCATTGTTCTTGTGACGGCCATATCCATTTTTTTCATTTCTGCTTTCCAATTTATATCATCTAATACTGGATATCCCATTGGAACAGAGAATGGCTCATAGTCTTGTTTTTTGTAAAATACTGCTGCGAGTCTTTCTCTATCTAATGGCAGAGTAAGAACTCCGACTGTTTTTTGTTGTATTAATTTTTGCGTTTCTGCTGGAAGACTTTTTAAAACTTCATAGTCTTCATCAGTTTTTGGACTTTTTAATCTTTCCAATTCGTAATCACTAAGTAATTTATAATATCTTCCAATAGAAAAATTAATTGTTCCGCCAATTTGAATATCAGCTGGATTTAATATAATATATTTTGATGGAAGATTTACTGACGCTTTTGAAAAAAGGCCAAATGTTTGAGTTATTTTATTTAAATCATCATCTCTTACTTTTGTATCAAACCTATAAACAAAAACATTTCCACTTCTATAGTATTCACGAAAAAATTTATCTTGAAAATCAAAAAGGTTTATTTTCTTAAAAAGAGCTGTAAAAAAATCTCTACTTTTTTGACTTCCATCTTTAAAGTAAATATTACTGCAGGAAAATTCAGTCATTAAATCTATGGTATTTCTAAATATAGCAAAATTATAATAAGCTTTTTGACATAGAATAACTGCATCTCTGATATTCATATTTGAATTAGATTTAATTCCAGAAGAATATCTAAATGGGATTATACCGTCTTCAATATTTTTATATCTATCAGTACGAGTTATAGTAGAGGCCGCATTTCTTCTTGCTCTATCTTCAGAAGCTTTAATTTCTTGAGTATAAGATGCCTCAGAAACCATCAATGGTTGGGCTTCTTGATTTTTTTCAATTTTTGATTTATTTTGGTTCTTTTTAGGCATTTTACTTAAATATTACACATTATTTGATTAATATAGGAGAAAAAGTCTCCGATGTATTTATATTTTGCGTTGACATCATATCATTATAGCACTTTATAGCCCAATTTGCTAACATAAATGCAGAATAATTATCTTTTCTAGCTTTATTTGCTGAAACGCTTCTTTTTAAATGCTGTGGCAAGTCAAAGCTTTGTGTCCCTCTGCTTGTCGCGGAGTGCTCAATCAAAACGCATTGTTTTTTTGTTTGATATATAAAATCGTCTTGATTTTCAATAAAATCTAATAATGTCCAATCTTTTTTATCTTCCGTTTTCATAAGGTCAAGCGGTATATTTAAAGAAATTGTTTCATTGAAAAAGTTTTCGTCAGAAGCAGTTCTACTCGCGAACCAAACTTTTTTATAATCAATACAGGCTTGAAGATATTCGTTTGATTTACGTATAAAATTAGATGTAAAAACTTGATTAAAAGCAATTTTTTTATCTTCTAAATTATATTGGTTTTTAACATTTCTCATCATTATTTCGTAATCTTGACCCTCTAATTCGCTATTCATATCCAAGGTTTTAATATTAATTTTATCTTTTTTAAATAGCTCAGACTCATTACATGCAGCTAAAAATGTATCGGCTCCAGCATTATCAAGAATCATGAATACAATATTAAAATTAGTTAATATATAATATAAGTAATTAACATGATTTTTGAGATTTCCTAATCCAGCGTATGTATGAACAAGTATACCTTGTTTTTTTTCTTCATCTAATTCCATTACTGCCATAGCAAAATAATCCGCGTTTGGACTATCACTCATATTAGGATCAATTCCAATGATATATTTTTTATCTTTATTGCCTTTCATTAATGTGTGTGGGTTTTCTCCAGATTTTAATGTACAATCTTCCATTTTTTTAGCGTTAAAATAACTATCGCTTCCATCTGTGAATTGAGCGCAATATTCTCTAAGAAATCCACTATGACTTGATCCTCCTGCTTGAGCTTCCTCAATGATTGTTTTGTCTATCATTTCTTCTGGCAATGCTTCGTAGCTCATTTGACTTACGAAATAAGTGGCTTCTCCCCTTTCTTTACTATAAATTTTATCTGACCATTCTATATAAGTTTTATATAAATTTTCAAATGTATAACTCGCTGAAGAAAGTGCTATCATTTTACTACTATTTTCAAATACTGCCCTATCTTCTTCTTTCATGACCCCTTCGGATATTAATTTATCTTCAAATTCTCTAATTTCCATTCTCTCTTTCATGTTTTGTGGAGCTACCAAAAATGGCATCAATACATTTTTTATAATCTCTTCTGGCAAAAGCAAAAACTCATCCAATACAAGCACATTAGCTCTGAATCCTCGAATTTTTTCTCCATTAAGAGGAATCGCTACAATGCTTCCTCCATTTATTTGCCATTCAAATTGATCATTTCTTTTAGTTTTTGCTCCAAAGCATTGCGCTAATAATTCTGCGCCTTTACTATTTACAATTTTCTCTAAATTATTAAAAATAAATCTTGCAGTTCTAAAAGTAGGCCCTGCGATTAAAATTTTTGTATTTGGCTCAAATACGCATTGAAGAAAACAAAAAACTGCTGCCATAAATGATTTGCCACAGCCTCTACCAAAAACACACATATTAAAATTTCTATTAAGTAAAGCTTTTAAATGTATTTCTTGATATGGAGCAAGCTTTACGCCACTTATTAATTCTGTTGAAAATCCAATATTTGCTCTTAAAAATTTTGCCAAAGAGATTTTAGCTTCTTTATCATTAAGAAATCCCTTAAGCTGTGATAATTCAGCATTTATATCTTTAACTTCTTTTATATATTTTTCTGGGCAATAAATCATAAAATTTTCATATCATATATTAATTGAAGATCTACTTTTTTATAAAAACATTTACTTGCAAAAATAGATTCAATTACTCTTGTCATTTCATTTCTGCCATCTACAAATAAAAATTGAAGATTATTATAGTTTTGCAAAAGATCTCTGACATTATGAAATATATATTCTGGTGTAGCTTTTATTTTTTTACTTATATGCGGAAGATACTGAAAACTTAAAGCATTAGATAATTTTTCTTCTACCATTACTATAATATAAGAATTATTATCTTTTGCTTTTTTTATTTCATCATTAAAACGATCAAAATTTTTTACGCTTAAAGTGCTTATAAAGTCACTTAAACTTTTTCTTTCTATAAAACAACTACAATTATCATTTGAACAAGAATAATCTCCAAAGGGTAATGTTTTTATTTCAAATGGGATATTAAACTTAAGCCAACTTTGCTCGCGAGTATCTACGTATATAATATCTTTTTGAGTTAATTTATTTTTGAAATTGTTTCCAGTTAAATTTGGATGAATAAATCTATTCTCTAATCCGATTTCAGAACAAACTTCATAATAATCTTTAAATATTTTATTATAAAAAATAATTGAAGGAGACATTATTGTTCTTAATTCTACTTGAGTTGGAGAGTATTGTAAATTTTTAAGTTGTTTTCTTTTAATTAATAATTGCTTGCAATATTCTTGAGCTTTTTCTATTGGCTGCTCTTTAAGCCATTTTTTCATATTATTTTTATCATTAAAATCGCTATTTAAATACTGTTCTTTTGTTTTAAAATTAATTAATTCATTTGTAAATAAATCTCTGCGCTCATAATATGTCTGATAATATTTTACTTTATTTAATCCATATCCTTTTAAAGCGAGATGTAGGCTTTTCTCGTCTTTAAATTCCTTGCCGTCTATTTTGCATACTATGCTCATCCATTTAATATCTCATCTTTTGAGATTCCTAAAATTTTAGATTTTATTTCCTCCATGCTAGATAATCGATCTATTTCTTTTTCAATTACCTTTTTTCTCATTTCTGCCATTTTTAAGAGCTTTGCTCTGCTTTCTTCTTCTTTCCACATTTGGACTAAATTGATAATAGACGCTGTTTCTTTAACTTGTTTGCTTAATCTTTCGCTCCTTTTTACCTTTAAATCATTTAAAAGTTTTTGCTGGCGATTTACGCAATCATTGTATTCTTTTCTTGCTGTATTACTAGCTTCGACTAAAGTCATTGGAATTTTTCCATCTTCTTGTATTGCTAAATCTATTTGATTTTGCAAAATATTAATTGTTTGTTGAATATTTGAAGATATTACAACCTCTGTAGAAAGAACAATATATTGGTCAACCTCTTCTTGAGTTAAGTCGCCTTTGTCATATGTATATCTTACAAAACTACTTTCAAAAAGTTCCCTATCTCTTTCATCTTCATATAAATTAATTTGATGACAAAATCTAAAAGTGTTCATGTACCCTATCAATGAATTAATTTCTTGTTTATTTTTATGGGTCAATTTATTTTTATCAATTCCATCTAAAATATATTTATTTATTTTTGCTATCATTCTTTCTTCGCTTCTTGGTGGGCGATATTCTTCTGTTGAAGCATTTTCGTTTTCATTATTATTAAATTTAACATTACTTGGTATATTTTTCATATACTCTAGGACGCTTCTTGTTTCTTGTGAGAGATTTGTTAATTTATCATTTTTAAAAAGTATTCTCGCTATTTCTAATCCTGTCATTGTATGGCAATTATTACTAATATACTCCTTTTGATCTAAAGATAATTCTAATAAACCCTTGGCTTGATATTCGTGGCTTTTTTTAGGCTTTATTTGTCTAGATGCAAGAAAATTTTTGACAGCTTTTCCTTCTTTACTTCTTCCATCCAGATCATCTCTATCAAAAGCTAATTTAACCAATTCAACTAAAGACGGAGGATTATCTGGACGACTATTCCATTCATTTAATAGTTTTAATTGTTGTTCTTCTGAAAGATCTGGTAAATTATCATTCATATTAATATATATCAATTTCTCCGTTATATAAATATTTTTTAACTTTAATTATTATAGACTTTTTTAAATTTTTTATTTGTTTATATCCCGCTGTCCTATTTTTTTCTGTAGTTTTATATCCCATTAATTTTGCAGTTTGCTCCTCATCTTTGCCTTCTATATATAGATATTTATAAACTTTCCATTCGATTGGCCTAAGAGTTTTTTCCATTTTTAAATGGATGCTTTTTGCTGCGTCTTCTATTCTCATTGAATCAGAAGGCATATCATTTACTTCTTGAGAGTGATTTTCAATACTAACCGTTAATTTCGTATCATGGGCATTTTTTTTACTTCTTTCCCAATTTGCATATAGTGGACAAGCATTGCATTGTTTTCCATAAATTGAACAATCTTCTTCATTTTCTGCTGCGGCACATTTTAAACATGGGCGACTAAAGTTGCTATAATTATTTCTAATAAGATTTTTTATTTGATTGCTTATGATCCTATTTACCCAAGGTGCCAAAGGCTTTTTTTGATTATAAAGATGCCATTTTTTAAAAATATGTATCCTCAAAATTTGAGAAACATCATTGAAATCCATCCAAGATATAGCTGTTAAATTCCATTTGGCTCTTCTTTTAGAAATTTCTGTATTTATCTGAGAGATGTTATCTTCAAAAGAAGATTTTTTATGACGCATTTTTTCTTGTTCTTGTTCTTGGTTTTAGAGCGCCAGCTTCTTTAGAAAATTCTTCTAGAAATTTTTTACGTTCTGCTTTTGAATATTTTAAACTTTTTTTATCTAAATTATTTTTTTCTCTAGGAACTCTTTCTGATGTTCCAACTATATTTCCTATTTTTTCTCCTCTTTTATATGTCTCTACAATTTCGCAATCTAATTTATTTAAATTTGGAACATGATTGATTTCTGTTTCATTATCATAATCGTCATACTCATCATCATCTAGTTGTTTTATTTGTGGCTTTTGAATTACAGTTGATGTGATATTTTTTACTGGTATTTTTGATATATTTTTATCAAATGGTAGACCGCACCCTGTGCAAAATTTTGGTTTATTAGATGTATAATTTGTTGGAGCACCACAATCAGAGCAGTATATTTTTAACATAATATAAATTATATTAAAAATTAATTAAAATTTCAAGTAATTATTTTCCTTTATTACATCCACAACCTGAAGGAGGTGGAGGAGGACCACCATTATTTCCATAATATGCGTATGAACAGGGAATAGCTCCTCCTCCAGCTGCAACGCAGTCTTCATATTCCTTCTTAGTTTGTTTCCATTTTTCGCATTCTGCGTTAGATGCAGTTTTATTTTTTTCATCGGAACTCGTAGATTTTTTAATATTATTATAAATTGAAAGAGCTAATATTCCTACTAATGATGCGGTTCCTACTGCAAATGATATTGTCATAAAATTTCTCCCTTAAAATTGAATATTATCAAAACTATTAATACCAGAAAATACAAAAGGTAATTTAAAATTACTATTTATATTAGAAGTATATATATTTAGATTTCCACTAAATACTGGATTTGTTAGTTCAGAATAATTACCAGTACTTTCTACAGATAAATTTTCTGGAACTATTGAGACTGGAAGCCCAAGTGCAAATTGTCCCCCAGTTATACCAACGTATAGTGGAATACTATCTGAAATTGTACTTGGTACATTAAATATAATTGTATTTATTCTATTCCCACTTATTATATTATAAAATCTTGCTGCGCCATTAAAAGAATATAAATTAGAATTATTATATATTGGTTGCCCAGTCCAAAAAGCTAAACCTAAATTATTTATAATATTATCATTTAAATTAGTTGCATTAACAAATGCGTAAGATTTATTTTTTTCTAATTTTAAATCTTTCATTAATTTATAATTTATATTATCTGAGGTATACATTGGTTGATCTGAGGAAATTGAATAACCAGTTGCTACATATCGCTCTGTTACTTTCCACCAAGGATAATAATTAATTCTTTCTGTTGCTCTTATTTTACTAAATAATGGAGTTCTTCTTGCGTTAAAATTATAAGTTATAAAATTATATTCTTTAACTTGACCAGTTAAATTAACTCCTGTTGTAAGAAATGGTATTTTTTCTGTACCGCCCAATATATTAAAATATCCGCTAAATTGAGCTCCTGCATTCCAATAAATTTTATCTGCAGTATTTAAATTTGGATTGAATTCTGTTAATCTATAATTATTTAAAACTTTTTTATTGTATTCTGGTTCAAAAACTCGAACTTGATCTGCTTTTATTTCAAATGAATTTGAATTTCCAGAATTTATTTGTAAAAATCTATATCTTTTACCTCTAAGTAAATTAAGGATTCCAGTAGAACTATTGAATTTAATATTTCCATTTTCAAATTTAACTGTAAAATTTGCTCCACTAATATTTGGTTTTGGTGGTAACATTACTGATGTATCTATTACAAATCTTAAATCTTGTTGGATTGCTCCAGAAATTGGATTAAATTTTTTATCTGTAAAAAATCCACTAAAACCAGAAATCCATCTAAATATTTGGGTAGATGAATTTAAATTTTGAATCCAAGGAACGTCACTACTAACTGAGTAATATGTTTCTCCTTGTTTTAATGGGTAAATTGTTTTTAAATCTTTAAATATTCCAGTATTAGAATATTCTGCAATTTTATTTATTTTTTTATTTAAATCATTTTTAATAGAATCTGATTCTAATATACCACCAGTAGCATACAAAGTAAGTCCAAAGAATTTATTATTTTTATTTATAATTCCAGAATTATAAAATTTAACTATTTCATTTTTAAGAGAATATGGCTTATAACTTCCACTTATATTTGTTTCATAAAAATAATCATCAGAAAAAATTTCTGCATTATTGAAATTTATATTTAAATTTAATGGAATTGAAAATCTTTGACTTTTAAATCCAGTAAAATTCGACCCTAGTATTTCGCCAGTAGCTCTATAGATATAAATATTTTCATTTCTTGAAATTAAATTAGAATTAATATTTCCAGTTAAATTTTTTGTATCAATTTTAATTTGAAAATATAAAACTGAATCCTTACCAAGAGAAAATAAATTAATATTTTGACCAGAAAAAATACTATTTTGTTCAGATGTCCATTTATAATCAAAATTATAAGAAGGAATATCTGGTATTATTTCCATAATTCCTGTATCTGATCCGCCAAAATAAAACTTTTGTGTAATTGTTCCAGTATTATAAACATAAAAATCTTTAATAAAAAATTGAGGATAAGTTCCAGAGCATTTAATATTAAATCCAGAATTGATATTATATAAGCTACCAGTTAAATTCGTGGCGTATAACTCTCCCCAACCTAAAGTATTTGGAGTATTAGTTAAAGTTGGAGTATATTGTACATTTAAATTACCAGTATAAAAGAATACATTATATCTTGTTTGATTTGGTTGTTCATTTATTTTTCCTAAAATTTTTCCTGCAGATGTTATATTTTTTCTTTTATTATATTGATTTTTATCTGGTATTAATAAAATACGATAATTATAATTATTAACATTTTCTCTATTTAATCCAGAAAGAAAGAATATTTTATTATAACCAATTCTTTCTCCAGTAGCATAACCCAAAGTTTGTCCTGTCAAAATTCCGTATTCAAATAATTCTTGCTGAGAATAAGCTATGTTTGCTCCCATATCTCCAATTTGTACTCCACTGTGATCAAAAATTTCATTTAAATTTTTATATGGGAATGGTCTTGCTTCTCCTCCTGAAGCAAATGTGTTTGCGTTGATAAATCCACCTATAACATAATTTGATGAGTCAATTTTTGTATTATATCCAGACCAAATTTCATCTATATATAAACCGGTAGATTTTGCATTTGTATATGGTAAATTATCCCTAGAATAATAAATATTATCTGTATAAGAAAAAGAAAAATCTCCATCCGCTAAACCTTTTTGTGAAAACCATCCGTCTCTATACCATTTACCTAAATAATTTTCTTCTCTTTTTGATTCTATTGTGTTTATATATTTTTGGTTCTTTTTAGATGAACCTTTTGGAATAAAGCCTAAATTACTAGCTTCATTAAATTTTTGTTTAAAAATTGGTTTTAATAAATTTAAATTTCCATTTTCAATAAAAATCTCATCTTTTAAAGCAATAAAATCATTTATTGCTTCTGCAGAAATATTTCCTGTTATTCCAAATCTTTTCATAATTTTAGCCTTAATTTATTAAGTCTGCAGTGTTGTCTTTGGATCAACAAACTCAAGGAACCGGCCTTTAGACCTTTATCCGTAAAGAGTTCTATTTTTATGATCCTCTAGACGAGGCTCTGTTTTTTTGGCTTAATAAAAACACATTAACGTTTATTTCTCGAAATTTATATCAAGAAACTCGGTATTACTACCAAGATCGGACTATATCTTGCTTACTAACTTTCATTAGTAAGACCGGGCGCTCGTGTCTCTGTTATTGTTACGGTAACTCAAGAGTTAGTCTCTACACCTTCATACTTCGTTTTTACCGTGAAGCAAGCTTGGCTCGGTATAATCCACTTGGGACTTCCACCGAATTCACCCAGTATGGCCAATAGAATTTTAAAGAACTATTTTAAATTACACTTTTTATTTCAATTCTTCAAATTTTTCAATAATATAAGCTAAGATATCATTCCTCATAATATCATCTGTTCCAAATTTAAAAGTAACAATACCTTTATCAAAACTTTTTTTATCATCAAAAAGATTATATATTTTTTCAAATCCACTATTTTTAATATCTGATTGTCTTATATCTCCTATTAATATTAACTTACTAAATCTACCCATTCTAGTAGTAATTAATAAAAGATCATGTATACTTAAATTTTGTGCCTCATCGCAAATTATATAACTCGCATTTATGCTTAAACCTCTAAGAAATCCTACGGGTAATCCTTTAACTCTTTCTTCTTTTAATAATCTTTCTACTTGATTTTTGGGAAGCAATTCATGTAATTTATCCATAAGAGGTTGTAAATATGGATCTAATTTGCTATGAAGATCTCCTTTAAGGAACCCAAGATTGTGAGTAGAGCTTTCAACTGGATTGCGAATATAAAATATTTCTCCTATTTTTTTATTAGATAAAGCCTGTAATGCTCCATATACTGAAAGTAAGCTTTTTGCAGTTCCAGCTGGGCCTTTACAAAAAACTATTTTTGTATCTTTATTTTGAATTAATTCAATGAATTTCTTTTGATTTTCTGTCCATTGTAATTCTCGAATATCCAAGCCGCCTTCAATTTTATCTCTTTGAGGAACTACTGGCGATCTATCTTCTTGTTTTTGTTTATGTTTTTTTGACATTCTACGTTACAAAAATAATTACACTGTGTAATTTAAAATAGAAATATTATGAGTTTTTTAAATGCAAATATACCTCCTATTGAATGTTATGTAAGAGGCAATTATTTAAGAAATCAAAAAGATTCTCATGATAAATATTTTTCATGTTTAATTTTTGGGGTATCAAGTATTCCTGGTCAAGTTCCGCTTTTTAATTTTTTAATGGAAGATGGAGGAATCTGGTGGCATGCTCCAATTAGCGCATTTACTTCTAAAGAAGGAGCACCAGAACAAGATCTTCATGAATTAGAACTTTGGGATAGTTTTAGTTATCATATTGCTATAACTAAATTTTCTTTATTTGAAAATAAAAAAATGAAATTTCTTTCTAGGAATGGTGAAGAATATTTAGGTACATATTTATTTACTTTAGATTGGGCGCATAGTGATCATAATGAAATAAATTTTGGTTTTAGTGAGCATCCAGATCAACATAAATGTGGGCATGTGCTTAAATTGGATAATGGTAATTTTGCAATACAGCCTAATAATCGTATAAGAGTTTATGATCCTAATTTTGTGACAAAACAAGGGCAAACTCTTATAGAAAGAAAAGTAAATACTCAGATTTATACAGTAGAAAATTGCCCAAAATGGGTAACTGAGGATTCTGATAATTATGAATATAGTGTAAATAAGACAAATGGCTAACGAAGGACTCATTTTCCCTAAATTAACAGAAAGACAAAAAGATCTTTATCTTAAAGTCATAACAAATCTTCAAACATACGGATATTTTGATCGTGGCAATGGGTCAAATGGAATACAATATTTAAGCGCTGAACAAAATCCATTTAAAGAACAAGGCCTTGAATGTGAATATTGTGTTTTTTATTATTTAGAAGGAAATAACCCTAGGTGCGAATTAATTCAAGGCGATATTGATAATGAGGGATGGTGCAAATTTTGGATTATAAGCGAACAAGACATAAGAGAAGAATCTAGAGCAGCTTTTAGATTACTTAATAAAAAAAATAAAACTTATGAAATAACTTATGATCTAAAAAGAGGTAAAGATGAAACAACAAACATTCAAAATAACAAATAAAAATATTCTTGAGGGAGAAAAAGCAAATCCTCAAAATTGCGCTATAGCTAGAGCTATTAAAAGTAAAATGAATAAAAAAATTAAAAATTTATCTGTACTACCAACTCAAGTAGTAGTTGAGATTGATAAAAATATTTTTGTTGCTGAAATGCCAAAAGATGGTACAAATTTTATCAAAAGATTTGATCGTGGTCTTGCTGTAAATGCTTTTAAATTAAATTTAAAATTTAAAAAAGGTTACGCTTTAGTTTAAATCTTAATATTTGGGTCTGCTAGTTCTGGATTGTGAGGCCTTTTCGTGCCTCTTTTATAATCTTTATATATATGTTTTATAATTTCAACAGGTTTTTCTATAACTTTTTCTACTATTTTCTCTATTACTTTCTCATTAGAGGAATTTAGATTATTGGCGTTTCCTTCTTTTAATAAAGAATTATAAGCTATAACTAAACAAACAGCTAATGGATCAAAGACTATAACAATTAAAATAATAAAAATTCTTACGGCGGTTTCTATTTTTAAATTAAAAGCTTCGGCAACAAATTTAAAAGTTCCAATTTCTCCTTTTGTATTGTCTGCTTCTAAAGTCATAATTTCTTGCGCATTTTTAGAAGCTTTCTCTTCTAAGTTTTGAAGATCTAAAGTTACAGTTTGTATTTGAGTAAAAAGTGTGTTTATATTTTGTTGTGAATTTTCTACTATTTTATTGCGGCTTTCTAATAATTTATTATCTGTAACTTTTTCGGTTTTACCAGAACTAAATAATCCGCCGCTAGTAGTTTTAGTTGTAGTAACATCTTGTTTTACTGCTGAATCTAAAGAGTTTTGGTATGTTTTTTGAAGTTCAATTAAATCTCTTAATTTATTTTTATTAAAATCTACTTGGGATGTCAAAAAGGTTTGTTGAGATTTTAAGGCTTGGATCTTAGAAATATTTAAACTATATTGAGAAAAATTTCTTTGAAATGCATCTGAAAGAAAACCAAATATACCTAAACTCGTTATACTCATTAATAATAAAACCGCTATTAACATATATCTTTTAAGCACTTTATTTGCCTGTTTCCAATATCTATATAAATAGCTTGCTGATATTAATTTGGCAAATTCAAGGCTTCCTGCCATTAATGCAACACTCCAAAAACTTGCTGCAAATAATAGAGCTATTCCTTTTACTGAAAAAAACGCTGCACAAGACGCTAATATAAATGCTGATGATCCTAATAATATATTAAATAACTTCACATATTATTTACACTTCTTTGACTTTATATTTTTCTTTAATATTTCTTTTAAATCTAATAGTTTTATATCTTTCTTTGGGTTTTTATATTTTGCTTCTAATATTGATTGTTTTATAATTATCTCTTGCTTATAAGGCGTTATATCTTCTGCTCCGACCAAAATTAAAGGCTTACTATCTGAATTAAATTTAAATAAAAATAATAAAAATTTAAAAGAAATAAAAAGTAAAAATAAATATATTATACTACTAATTAACCCAGACATATTAATATTATAATATAAACACAAAAGTAAGTAAAGTAAAAAAAAATAATATAGTGTAATATAAACGTATGGCCTGCGAGTATATACATATTGATGATTGCATGATGACTCCTGTTGGTCAACCGGATTGTCCAGGCTGTGAGGGATCTTGTCCTGATTTTGAGCCATATGGATTTGGTTGTGATGTACCAAAGTATTGTGAAGCATGCGAAGAAGATGGATGCTCTGAATGCAAACTTGTTCAAGAAGGTCCAGAGAAAAGAATAGTTGGTCCATATTGGTGTGGTCCAACTTTTAATATTAACCCAAATCCACCACCAGAAAGACTTTTTTGTAAAGGGTTGGGGATAGGAGCAACTAATACTCTAGATAGATTGTATGGATATAAATGGGTATATGATTGCTTTTGGAAAAATCCTCTTCCGCCCCACTGTTCACCTCCACCACCCCCACCACCATCTCCACCATCTCCACCAAATCCTAATCCTCCAACAAATTGCGTTGGAGGAGGAAAAGGTGATAACGGCGGACAACCTCAACCTCAGCCTCCACCAGAATAAATTAAACTTTTAATGTAATACTTTACATGAAAATCAGAAAATGCAAACAACATACGCACAAATGTAAATATGCAGAAATGGGAAATAGTAGAAGGCGTGGATATAGATTAAAAAAATGTTGCAGAGCAGGCTTAATGGCTATTTTAGAAAAAATTCCTTATATTTTTGAAGGATTAGATTGGTGGCTAGAATTCGGCACATTGTTAGGTCTTGTAAGAGAAGGAAAAATTATAGATTGGGATAATGATTTAGATATAGGAGTTATGGAAGAAACTATGACTCAAGAAAATATAGAAAAAATAAAAAAAAGATGTGAAGAATTTGGTTTTTACTTTTTTTCAAAAGATTATAATGGATTTAGAAGAATTTATTATAGCAAAACAAATGGTTTATACTGTGATATATGGACTTTTAAAAAAGACGAAAATAATATGATTGATGCAATCAGCAATTGGACTCCAGCTATGCATGATGAAAAATTTACTAAAAATAAAGATATCTTAATTAGAAATAATATTTCTTATAATATACCATCAAATGTTAATGAATTTTTACGAATAAGATATGGAAATTGGCAACACCCACGAGAATGCAGAAGATCTTATAAAGATGGCAGACTTTTGTACAAAGAAAACTATGAGGTTAAACTAAATGATAAAAAACAACCTCTTCCATCAATCGTAGAAGATCATAAAAAAAATAAATATTAAAAATGAATGTTATAACATATGGGACTTTTGATACGTTTCATTATGGACATTTAGAATTACTTGCAAGATGTAAAGATTATGGAGATAAATTAATAGTAGGCTTATCAACTGATGAATTTAATTTAACTAAAGGTAAAAAAAGTATATATAATTATAATAAAAGAAAAGAATGGTTAAGTTCTATTAAATATATTGATCTGATCATTCCAGAAACTTGTTGGGAACAAAAAGAAAAAGATATAGATAAATATAAAATAGATTATTTTATAATAGGAAATGATTGGGCGGGTAAATTTGATAATTTAAAATGTAAAGTAGTATATTTACCTAGAACAGATAATATTTCTTCTACAAAAATAAAAAAAATTATTATTTAAATTAGTTATTCTGGAGGTGGGCCGCCGCCTGTACCAGGACTTTCGCTACTTCCTCCACCAACGCAATTTGTTGGAGGTGGAGGTGGAGGTGGAGGTGGAGGTGGAGGTGGAGGAGGTGGTGGAGGAGGAGGTGAACATGGAGGGCTAGGGGCTATCCATTCTGGGTCTTTTACTCTTTTAAAATCTGTTTTAGGTAAAGTTTGCTTATATTGACAACTAAGACATTTCAAGCTTGAATCTGATGGAAATGTTTTCGATCCTGGCGTTTCTTCGATAATCCATGGCGGACAGCATCCTTTTACAATACAAGGTGTTGTAGTATTTAATAAAACACATTCTGCTTCTAAAGCTACAAGACATAAATCTGGAACATATTTATTTTCTAAAGGTTGAATATCTGAGGTATATGTGCTGTATGCTTTTTGTTCAATTTGATCTGATAATTGATCTCTATCATTACTAAAATTACCTACGCCTATGCTATGTGGTCCAGCGTAAGGAGAACATGGATTAGGAAATTGAAGGCTACATAAACTACTGCATTCTGATGTATAATTAAAACTTGAACCATTTTCATAAGCAGGACAAACATCGGTTATATTATAATCATAATAAAGATAACATCCTCCATTCCAATTTGCTTGAGGAGTACCTGGATATCCTAAAGTTGATTGGATTTGATCTTCTAGACATGCACATTCGGGACCTGGATCTAAACCTTGATGACATTTATTATAAGCATCCTGATAAGGTGGTGGCCCAACTTCTGAATATAGTGTACATCCCATAATTTTTATTCTGGAGGTGGACCCCCTCCGCCGTTGTCATTACTTCCTCCTCCAACGCAATTTGTTGGAGGATCTCCTGGTGGTGAAGGATTTGGTGGAGATGGCGGAGAGGGTGGTGAGGGTGGTGAAGGTGGAGGAGGAGATGCACAACCAGGAGGAAGAGGATTTTTAAAAAAACAGCCTACATCTTGTTCAGTTCTAGTTCTTGTGCATATCATTTCTACAAGATCATTTACGCTACATGTTCCGTTTGGCCCAGGCTTTTTGCAACCTAAAGCGAGATATTCTTGATTTATCCACCTTGTGTCACCTTCTTCTTTACATTCTGAACATCCATCCGCTGCACAAGCTTCACAAAATTCTCCACAATCGTTGCTTGTTGGAGATGGTGGCGTAAATGGAGCCATTGCTTGATATGGACAACTCCAATCTGATTCAGTATATATTGTGCACATATAAATCTTTACACTTAAAATGTAATGTTAAAAAAATTATTCTGTAGGAGGTCCTTCAATTCCTCCGTCAGTATTCCCTCCGTCAGTACTTCCTCCTCCAACGCAATTTGTTGGAGGCTCAGGATTTGGTGGAGATGGTGGAGATGGTGGAGAAGGTGGAGATGGTGGTGGTGGCGGCGAACAGTGGGGAGGAAGTGGATCAGATCTTCTACATTCATAACATTGATAAGTTGTCTTATGCTCATCTGTTCCCGGTTCTATTATAGGATCTGGATCCGGTAATGGACCTCCGTTTTGCCAATCTCTATATTGTTGTAAATCTTCTGGATCCCAACAGCCTATCTGATAAGTATATTCTTCTATTATTTTCCCTGCATCATAACAAGTTTTGCATCCTTTAGATTGCTCGGCACAAGCTAAACATGCTTTTAAATTTGGACCGCCGTCATCAAGTGGCCCTGTATAACAACTACTGGCTGGCACCAAATTAGGTGGACATTTACAATTGGATTCAGCATAAACTTGATCACATCCCATATTCTGGCGAGTTCATTTCTATATTAAACATATATAAATCTTTACACTTATAATCATATTAATAAGAAATATATTAAAAATACTTTTATACAAAAATAGCTCCGCGGATTTTTTTACTTTCACTTATATAGATTTGTATTGAATTTTAATAGATTTTAAAAAAGGGTACCCTATATTTTAGGATCAATTATATCATCAATTCCATCTTTATCTTTGTCTTTGAATGTTTCTGGATCTCTGGTAAAGATCTCTTTTGCAAATAGATACTCACTCTCAGGTGTGTTTTCTATTGAATTTTCTGTTTTTTTATGTTTTATTAATATAGATATAGATCCAATTAATAATATTAATGCTGATATAGTAAAGAATAAATAAAATAGCATATAGATTTATGTATATTGATATAATATATTACACATATATTAATAATAGTTTTATTATTTTGGGGAGAATGATATTAGTACCCCCACGGTCATATTGTGTTTTTGGAGTAGCCATTTTTTTCAAAAATAGGGGGGTATCTTTTTGCTTAAATTATCATAAGTTATTGATAATCAATGAAATTTAAATGTTGCATTTATTCTATTCTGTGATAGATTAAGAGCATGAAGAAGAAATTAAGCAGATACGAACAACTGATAGCTAACCTCGACAAAGCGGCCCAAGACCTCAAGGACGCTTCGGCTCACGCCGTAGCAACCCTTGAAGCTCACGCTAATAAGATCGAAGAAATTAACCAAAAGTATTCTACCAGCGAAACAAAATAACCATTGACGAAACATAAATCAGAAAGCATAATAAGCACTATGAAAAACCAAATCACAATCACAACTCAAACCTTCGGCAACACCAACGCTTTCCTCTTGGAAGGCGATAAGAAGCAGATCGAAAACTTCCACAACGCTATGTATAACTACTCAGCGACTAATGGCGAGTTGCATGATATGGGTAACGGCAAAGCGTTCTACTTCTACGCTCAACCCGAAGCCGTGCTAGAAGCGATGACCAAAGTGGCTCTCTATGCCCTATGCAATAAGATCAAAGCTAAAGGCATGAAGGGTGGATTGCTCGCTCTTGCAAAGCAGAAAGCACAGATCAAGTTCGATGCAATTAAAGAAGGTCGCTTCCTTCGCACCGCTGAATCTAGTGATACCTATAACCTTGGCACTATCACCGCAGAGCGTCCTAGTGACTACTGCGGAGCGATCAGCAACGGGAGAGACTAATGACCGCTGAGATACTTGTTATAGCTTTAACGCTACTTGGTGAAGCAAGGGGCGAAGGCTTTGAAGGAATGGCTGGTGTTGCGTCTGTTATTCAGACACGAGCCATCGAGCGTAAGCAAACGCCTACGCAGGTCTGCCTTGCACCAAAGCAGTTCAGCTTCTGGAATGGTGGAGTAAGTGAAGCTAAGAAGCAGGAGCTTCTAAAGAATCCTCAAGCACACAACGCCATTCGTCTTGCTAAACTTGTAGCAGAGAAACGAATGCCTGATGTTGTAAATGGTGCTAACCATTACCACACCTTGCAGGTATCCCCTAAATGGTCGAAGGGTGAGAAGCCAATCGCATTAATACAGAACCATAAGTTCTACCGATTGTAGGACTTGACAACCACGAAAGACATGATAATATAAAACTATGAAACCAATAAGAGCAATCCTCATTGACCCATTCACAGAAACTGTATCACAGGTAACCCTTGTAGATGCTAAACTCCAAACGCTCAAGAGCCTCATCGAGTGCGAGATTATCACGATGACAGGTTTGGCAAATGGCGTAGATATGATCCTAGATGACGAAGGACTCTTGAAGGACTCAAACTCTCAAACTTACTTCAAGTTCGGGATTGGTTCACAGCCTTTTGCTGGCAAAGCTCTGATCGTTGGCACAAACGATGAAGGCGAAACTGTTTCGCTTCCAGAAAATATCACAACCGAAAAAGTTTTTGAGCGTATCATCTTTTTTAAACCCTCAAAAAAATATCTTGATGAATCTTTAGAAATTAAAGTTATCCCATTCTAAATTCTGCCTTCGTAAGTTGTTGAATATCAATGACTTACGCGGGGCGGGAGGCTGTGTCTGTAAATGCTTGATAATCATATACTTATACAAACCTGATCTTAGACTAAAACCTGAACGAAGCCAAAAGATCGAAAACGATCTTAGACCAAAACCTGATGGAACGCATAAAACCTAAACCTCTAAGTATCAATCACTTACAGAGACGCCCTCCCTTGCGTTGTAAGTCGTTATCAATCAACGAAAAATAAATGAAAAAATATCTTGCAAAAATAAAATTTTGTGATAGATTAAAAATAGAAAGAGAGAAAAAAATGAAAGCAAAAATGAAAATCAAATTCGACCTCAACGAAACAATCCGCAGACTTAACGAAATTTCCAAAGGCTTTGAAGCCTCGGCAAATCGTATCCAAGTGATCGTGGAAGATGCGAACAAAAAGAAGCAAGAAGCCCACGAAAAGTTTATGGCTTCTTCGCAACTCGTTGATACTCAAGGAAATTTAAATGGAGAAAAAATTTGACTTTTCGCTGGAGTGTGATAGATTAAAGGTATGAAAGATAAGAAAGAAAATAAGAAAGGTAATAAAAGAAAATGAGTCATAGAATGATAAATTGGAACTATCAGCGTAGGCTGATGCGTGAAACGATGCGTAGTGCATCAAGCGAAGTAGATGCTTCTAAAGTCTACCCAAAAACCGAAACCTTTTTCGGTGATGTTTACTTATACGAAGGAGTTTTAGTCAAACTCGTTTACAAAACAACGGCAGAGACTGCCGTAGCTGAAATCCTCGAAGGTGAGGATAAAGGTAAGACCACAACGATCTACCTTAACAAAGCAGAATTCGTAAAGAAAGAGAATAAATAAAATGAATAAAGATAATAAAAAAGAACTAACTTCCCAAGAGTGGGAAATTCAGCGTTGGGAAAATAACAATAAGAAGTGGGCTAGACTCAAAAAGAGTTGGGCTGATTGGAAAAAGAACAATCCAGAAAAGGCTAAAGCTCACGCCTTACTAAAGGCAAAACTTAATGGAAAGAAGTCCTAAGTCGTTGATAATCAACGCAAAATAAAAGTTGACAAAATTAAAAAATCTGATAGGATAAAGGTATGACAAAGAAAGAACTAATGAAAGCAAACAGAGAAAAACTACAAACCATCCGTGCAGAGAACGCACGAAAAGAAGCAGAAGCCATTGAGACTTTTCGCTCACTCAACATTCAAGCGGGAGACTTCATCCAAGTTTCCTACATCTCCAAGTGGAGAATCACAGGTGAACATACCGAGACTGAAATCTGGTATGCTGATGCTACTGAAAATGATCACTACTCAAACCTTCCGTTCATCAAAAAGATAATGTTTTGGAACTTGTCTGGTGGATACAATCTTCTCACCAGCGTTGGACAATACTTTGACATCCAAAAAGTCGAAGCAACTCCCGAACTTCTGGAAAGAGTTGAAACTACCAAGGGAATCTCTGCTGGAATCCACGAAGCGTATAATAGCGGTGGACAATATAAAGGAGACTAATATGGACTTAACAAATAGCGTTCAAAGACTCAAAGAAGAAATCTACTACGGAAGCGAAGCTCTCCAAAGCTTAAGTCGAGCACTTCAAATTGCTAAAGACAAAAAACTAAACCGCAACTATTCAATCCCTGACCATATGTGGCCTGATATAGAAGCGGAGATTGAAGAAGAAGCAAGCGAATGGGCAGTTGATTACCAAGGGTGAAAAACTTTCTCGCCTCTTTTCGGGCGACTCTCACCAAAAAGAAGGGTTGGTGGGAGCAAACTTTTCTTTTCTGGCGTGTGCTTGCTGGCTTGCGTTTTTGTGAAGAAATGATAGACTTAATAAATTACAAAACAAAAAACAAAATAAAATATACTAAAATGAAAACATTCTTACGCCGTCATATCTTGCAACTCTCAAAAATTTTCTATTCTCTCGCTGTTAAAAATGGCGAAAGAAAAAATTACAAACTCGAAAAATTTTTCTACTATCCTTCTGCGTTTTTGCTTGAACTAAAAGATCTCGTATAAGTCTTTAACTATCAACGACTTACACGCGCAGGGAGGGCCCGCGCGCAAATCGTTGACTATCAACAACTTACAAAAGCTTGACAAAAATAAAAAATCTGATATCCTTTTTTTTATGCAAAACAAAACAAGAATCTTCTCTGAACCTTTTGGCCCTAACCTCGCCTATTTGATTGAGGCTGATTTCCTATCTGCTGAAAGATTTTATAATGCTATTTATAATTTCGGTGGAACGAATTACAAATTACAAGATCGTGGAAGTGGTAAAGCATTTTACTTTTATGCAGAACCAGCGAAGTTTCGCAGAGCATTGTCTCTTGCTCTCTCAAGCAATCTTGAATCTTCATTTGGTGATGGCGACTGGGAACCTCATGGAGAAGCCCTAGCAGATCAAATCATTTCAGAAATAAAACCAGCAACTTTTGTAAGGCGTTGTCATTCAATAGAATATTCTTATAGAAAATCTTTGACAGAATAGTAATCTGTGATACATTACAAGTATGACAAACGACATCAACTACCTCGCCTCTATAACCACAGCCGAAGCCTTTGCTGATGCGGAAGCATTCTTCGACTACATCAACTCCGCTGATGCCATCAACGATATGCTTGATCGGATGGCTCCTACCTACGACGAGCAGGATACGGAAGTAGTGCATTTTAACAAGCCTGCTACTTTCTGCGGGATGCCTTTTATCACTTTTCGTCTTACCTGTCAGAATGGAATGGAGGTTAAATAATATGGCATACGACTACAAAGCCTCTCTCAAGGAGTGGATGAGCCAGCACATGCTGACTCCGCTGGATGTGCGTGACATCCTCAGCGAAATTCGTAAGGATCGCGAGGAGGGGCGCGTCCTAGAATCTTCTCAATCTAACCTCTCTGATGTAGACGAATCGATGGATGGTGACTTCGATTCTGCTATGGCCTCTGCTGGTCATGGAACCGATGAGGACTATGGTGGCGGATGCTACCAGATGGAAGACTTCGGTTGGGCTGGTGATCCAGAAATTTGTGGAGAATAATATGGAAAAATATATGCTTGCAATTGCAGGGCTTGGAATTTTTTTCCTTGCTCTTGCCATATTAGAAACCCTTATCAATTTTGCTGTATGGTTTTGGAATCATAAGCGCAAGTAGTTAACTATCAACGACTTACGCGCGCAGGGTCCCTGCCCTCGTAAGTGCTTGATAATCAAATACTTACAACGATGCCCATTCTCTAAAATCTTCTCGCAATTCTTTTTCGTAACTTACAAAATCTTTTTTTGCATCAAGTGGAGGATTATCTCCATCGCTCCATGGATAAAAAGTTTCTAAATTTTCGTTTAATAATTTTTCGATATTCATTTTAAGCTCTCCTTAATCATTACAAAAAATACAAAGGTAACAATCAATAAGAATAAAGTCATATGTTGCATCTTAATGTTTTTTGTAGTTAATTGCAAACTCATTTTTATGCCAACACGCACGGCACGAACCGCACTTGTTACCTTGTTTCGATGAGGGACAATTAAACTCTCCCTTTGTGCTTGCACCACTAACGCAGAGGCCAAGGCGTTCTGCTAATCCAACAGGTGCGGGGCCATTCATCATAAGAGCAGATAAGCGGATAGTAAGATTGAAAGGAACTTCACCGCCCTTTGCTATATACTCTGAAACGAAAGAGTATTCCCTAGTTGGCAACCAAAAAGAAATATGCGGAAGATTCTTTGCAATCTTTACAATTTTTTCAAGATGCCATACGCCTTGCAAATCTCCCGAATCGTGCCAACGGAAGTGCGGATTGTTTGTCTTACCGATAAGATAAGTCATAGCATCCACCCAAAGATCGTGAGTAAGAGAAGCAAAACGCTTTTCCATCGCTGCTTGAACATTGGGGAAAACATAACGCCCTTTAAGAGCATAACAAAAAGCACAAATGCTTCCCGCAATACTACGCATTTTTTGTCCAATAATGCAACGCTTGGCTGGCGTGGAATAAGCATAACCTGGCATCTTCGAGGGTTTGGATAGTGTTCCAACTATCGCTTCGGCTTGTTTTTTGTTTTTGAACATAAAATAAATGTATCACTTTTTTTTCTTGTGACAAGTTTTTTTTATAGTTAAATCTCGTTGAGTATCAATGAGTTACAACTGCAGGGAGGTGGCTTGCCTAAGTTGTTGATACTTAAGCGGTTACAGCTTCTTCTTCTGGAATCTCTTCGGTTTCTTTTTTACCCAAAAAAGCGTCAAATCTTTTTTGTGCTTTGCTAGAAGCTGAAATAATAAAGTTCATATCCTTTTTTAATACTTGGAGCCAACTCGAAAGATAGCTCGCAGAATTATTGAAACATTTTTCAGAATTAATCCCGCAGAAGTTAAGACAAAGACTCGCAAAAATCTCTGCGGTCAATTCTTCTTTGCTATAATTCTGTGAACCAAATCCATTCTTCACATCGTCATTGGTTGCCTTGTGCATAGCGTGACCAATCTCATGAAATGCTGTGGAATAATACTCTTCGACGCTGTTAAAGTTTTCTTTTGGAGGAAGATCAATCTTATGTTCCTGCGGATAATAGCAAGCACGACTGCCACCATACTTAATCTTAATGATACACTTGTTGATCAACTTTTCTGCTTCTTCTACTGGCGAAAACTCCAGTTTCTTAACTTCAGGTTGTTTCCACTTCAGTCCTTCGATATCACTTAAACCAAAGACTCTGTAGTAACGCATCATAGGAAAACTTTTGGTTTCATTATCTTTTTCTGTCTTGAGTAGTTTGTAATAAACTACCATGTGAGACTTTGCACCAGCTTTGATCTTTCCACCAAGTTCTTTGATCTGATTAAAGGTAAAGAAAAAATCATCAGAAGAAAGCATCCGAAGCAAAAATTGATTGATGCCACGATAGTTCTTTTTCGACACGCCGTTGCAGAGGTCAAAAACTTTCCAAGGTTTCTGCCAAGGGCACACGCCTTTGTTGAGAGCTTCGATGAATTTTTCTGTGATGATTTCGTTTACTTTCATAGCTTAAATATATCAGCTTTTTGTTTTTTGTCTACAAAAGAATCTCATTCACCATCAACGACTTACAGCGCAAGGGAGGTCACCTTCATAAGTCATTAATAATCAATGAAATAAAATTGTTGACTAAAAATAAAAATATGATAATCTATAGAAAGAAAGGAGGCAAATATGATGGATATATTCGATGACCAAAAAACATTAAACATCTGGGCAAAAGAAATGTGGGACGATCAAGCTATGGAACGAGCCTTAGAAACTCAAGCAGAGCTTGATGCTGACCATGCTCGTGATATGGGAGAGTAATAACTCTCTCATTATCAACAACTTACAAGGGCAGGGAGCTCGCCGCTGTAAATCTTTGATACTTAATTACTTATAACTATTATAAATATCTAGGGCTAAACGGATTCGAACCGATATACCCTCATTGAAAGCGAGGAGTCCTAACCATTAGACGATAGCCCCAATATGTAGTATTATTATATTTGTTATTTATCTATTTTGCAAATATTATTTGCTATTTAGTGTAATCTAATTTAGAATTTAGAGATGAACTCAAAAGTAAGTGGTATATTAGAAAATTCTGCATTGTATAAAGAATTTCTTCGTGAACGAGAAGAGATATTAAAACACAAATGGATTGAAAGTGAAAAAGCTGGGCGTGATGTAGGATTTGAATGGGCTCTTCTTGATTGGAATTTCAATCACAGAAATAACTGGCGTAATAAATAAATTAAACTTTTCTCTCAACAATAGATATTCTATTAAGATAATATTTTAGAGACTCATAAGGAAATCTAGTCGTTTGAGAAGCTATTTCCTTAATCATCCTATCTATAATATTGGGTCTAACAAAGATCCTTGATTTATTCTGAACAAAGATAGTTAGCGGAAAATTATCAAGATTATATCCAAATCTTTGTTTTCTTCCACGAATATTGCAATAAAAAGTAACTCTTAAATTCTTATATGAAACATCTTTCATTTATGTAATATACTATTAATTGAAATTATGTCAATAAAATTTAGTTCTTCCGCTCTCTTTATTCTAGAACTAAAGAGAATATATTCCCACCTTTAATTGCCTCAGACTCTGGGCATTGGGGCTTCAATGGCTCTTATGGAGGAAGTCATCCTCACTCATTGCGGAAAGAACTATCTAAATCTTATCAGAGTTTAATTTTATTGCAAGACTTTTTCTAAACTATCTGATTTTGGCCAAAGAGAACAAATGACTTTATCTAAAAGCATTTCATCGTGTATCTCTTTCCAGTTTAGGTCATAGATCCCCTCGTCAATAACTGCACCAGTACTATCAGTAGTACAAGTATAATTAAGTTTTTTTCCTTTATATTTGAATGTATGGAAAGTTCGAGTTTGAATATCAATTTCTTCTTTTACTTTGGTTACTTTCATATTATCAGTATACCTTTGATTGTTTTAATGTCAAATAAAAAAGGCGAGGATTTTACTCCTCGCCCTTTCTATGATTGTCTTTCTGTTCTTAAACTGGCGAAAGACCACCAGAGATCCGATCATAACGGAACTGACGATGTCCGAATCCGTCACGACCAGAAAAGCACCAAGAAATGAAAAGTTTGTTTCCAGCCTTGGAAATGTAATGAGTGGTAGGAACGCCAACGATGTAAGTATAAGCCTCGGTTCCATTGTAAGGTTTATAGTTGATGATATACCGCTGTCCCAGCACGAACCAGAACAGACCCTTAATCATCTCCCACAGGGTGATGTTGTTTTGTTTCTTCATTTAATAATCATACCATAACTTCATTTTTCTGCAAGAAATAAATCTCATTGATTATCAACGACTTACGCGGCAAAAGTCCCTGCCGTTTTAACTACTTAATAATTAAAGACTTACAGAGGTTAATTTATTCTTCTGTTTCTTTCCAATTTGGATGCGCTTTGGCCCACTTTACAAAAACAACTTCAAGATTTTCCAAGTATTTATCTATCTGTGCAATAAGTTTAGGATCTTCACCTTGCAGAACTCTTTTTTCTAAGATTTTGCTGATCCTATTTTCATGTTTCATATATACTATTTTACAGTAGCGTTATAAATATTTCAATATTTTATTTTATCCTGTAAGATTTAAAGAAAAAATTATTTTAGATGTGTAATTACTATTTTAATTAATTGTTCTAATGCGCCCCAAAAAATAGAAAAGCCAATAGCAGAAGCAATAATGAATGGGGCGTTTCTATCAAAAAAATTTCTCACATAAAAACTTTACAGCGAGAAAAAACTTTTGGGAAAATTCTCGCTTTCAGCAGGGATCGAACCTGCAACCTACGGATTAGAAATCCGTTGCTCTATCCAATTGAGCTATGAAAGCGATGGTCGCCTAGGTCGGACTCGAACCGACACTTGAACGATTTTAAGTCGTTTGCCTCTGCCATTGGGCTACTAGGCGGATCTTTTAGCTATCGTTGTCTAACTTTTCAGCAGAGACTTGACCGATAGAATAAAAATCTTGAACTTGTGCAGTTTTAACAAAACTTTCAACAGGAATATTTTTAATCGTATTCGAGACACGATTCAGAACAACCTGTTTCAGACCACCTTTAGCACCACGAAACTTCTTTCCAAGTTTGTCACTCATACTATTCATAACATACTTAAACATCACACGCTCTAATTTTTCAAGAGTGATCCAAAAATATGCAAAGGATTCACTCATCCATTGAAGTTCGCCATTTGTTCCACCCCAATTATAAATTCGATTGTGAAACTGCTCAATTTCATCTTTCTTTCCTTTGATACCAATAACCCAATGTGCTCCAAGATTTTGTTTAACGAGTTGCATTTTGTTTTTCTCCTTTTTGTTTGAAATATAAATCAATATCTTCTTGTGTCAAGTCTGTATGTTTAGCGTATGAGTTCAGCATCCAATGTAGTGTTGGAGCTACAAGCCAGCTATACTTAATAAGGTCATAGGTTTCTTTCATTGTTTTTAGTTTAACAGGATTTGTTTTTTTGTCAAGGGTTTTCTTAATTTTTGGATCGCGTAGGACTCGAACCTACAACCAATTGGTTAAAAGCCAACTGCTCTACCATTGAGCTAGCGATCCGAAATTTTGGGCCTGATAGGATTCGAACCTATAACCAAAGCATTATGAGTGCTCTGCTCTAACCGTTGAGCTACAAGCCCATCTTTTTAGGAAGCTACTACCTTCGCTGGAAAACTAGAAGGCTTTGGAACTTGCACAAACTCGACAGCAAAAGCCTCGGCAATGTTCTGCAACTCTTTCAGAGAGCAAGTCTCTTTTGGAGTGCACATACGAATTGAAGTGTTTAAGATGACGGCTCGATCTTGACCGAACACATTCATCACATAGAATGGAACTGATTGGTTGTTTGTCATAGGTTTAATATACAACAGTTTGATAAATAGTCAACAAAAATAATTGGTTGAATATCAATAATTTACATATAATAAGATTGGTACGAGGGGAAGGATTCGAACCTTCATTTTGCCCAAATCTAGAGCGACCAGAGTATAAGTCTGGGGTCTTAACCAGTTAGACGACCCTCGCATTACCAGCCGTAGCTAGTATCGGCCTCCGCTTTAGGCTTTCTTTTCGGATTTCTCCGAGCCAATCTTTTTAATGATAACTTTCGTGCCGTCAGGCCAAGTGCGGATAATCTTACGCCAATGCTCTGCTTCATGCTCTGCTTCGGCAAGATCAGTATGCATATCCTCGCTGACACGAATACCATCACGCAAAACGATATACTTTACATTCATTCTTCTACCTCTGCGATAATTTCATTGTCAAATAGTGAGCCACCATCTACCTTGTCGCAGATTACGATGTCATTACTGCCATCATCACCAGCATACACGGCACGAAGTTTTTTTACTTGACTATACTCTTTTTTCGTCCATTGACTCTCTGGAACGCCGAGGACTTGCAGAGCCTCAACTCTCTCTGGAGGAATTGCCTCACCACTTACTGCACAATGATAGGTCATAGTTTTACTATGCTACAATGTTTTGATTTTCTGTCAAGAGATTTTTGCGTGGGCGACCACGGCCACGCTTTTCTCCGCTGGGCAGAATTGCTGTTGCATTATAGTTTGTTAATTTCTCTTGTAGTTCGCCGAAACGCTTGTTTGCATCTTCTATAGTCGTGCAAGTAAAAGCCCAATCGCCCCATTGACTATCGCTAGGATACATTTCAGCGGGAGGCATTTTTACGCCAGCAATCTCATACCCATTATGACGCTTAATTGCTACAACTTCATAGTGATAGTTTTCGCTCTCACCATCATCAAGTTGTTTTTTGTAAATAGCGATGTCGCCATCACGCTTTACTTGTTGAAGTTTGAAACCTTTACTTGTAAATGATTCTTCAAGAATTTTCAATTTTTACTCCTTCTGGAAGCCAGCCTTTTGGATCAAGGTTTTCTCCAATATAGCCAACTTGGGACTCTTGCTTGGTTTTGGGGTCAATAGCATAAAGAGCATAGCCACCTTCAGCCAGCTTCTTTACTTTAGTAATGTTCATATAAAGATTATAGTATAGTTTTAGATTAATTCAAGACAAAAATTTCTCTACCAATCACCCCAGCCCATTTTGCTTTATATACTGGTTTTTTAGTATCGGCATAAACAAAAGATTTATACTTGTAAGGATTATATGTCACAAGCCTCTCTCCGTGAATAGGCCATCCATCGTCTCTATGTCCGCATACAAAAGCGTGAACATTTTTTCTTTTTTCTTTTAAGACCCTATCCCTACCAGCTTGGCTTACTCTAAATTCAACATCTTTAAGAAAGAACTCTGAACTATGCTCTAATACTTTTCCTTTTAGCATAATAGAAAGACAATGCTTATGCAGATTATAATAAACTTTATGTTTTGCTCTCACTAACTTAACTATAAGATAAATTCTATAAATGTCAAGCTTTATAAGCAGTTGATAGTCAATGACTTACAGCGGCGAGGTCCCCCCGCGCGCAAGTCCTTGATAGACAACGACTTATAATTAGTCAAATTTAGACAAAAAGATGCGAGGGGTTTTGCCCCTCGCACTTGTTAAGGTTTACGTTTTAGTTTAGGCGATCAGTTTCAAGAGGTCTTCGTCACGGGTTTGACCGCTGAAGACTTTGAGCAGATCACGATTCACACGCTCGCTGTACTCATAACGCTCTTGCGAGACATTGCGAGTCAGGAACTGAGTTGAAGCGTTGTAGAGGTTGTAGAGGTTGCGAGGCTTGTCCTCATCATACTGAGGATTCAGCCACACCGCCTCGATCCCTTCACGCACCTTGCCAGAGATAATGTCTTTCTCTTCCAGCTTGGTGAGCAGTTTCAGACCGTTCTCATTCGAGAGATCCTTCAGGGCAAGCCTGTTGAAAATCTCGGCAGACTGGTCAACGTTTGACATAGCCTTGAGAAGCGCATCATTAACGAAATCCAGATTGACAGCAAGCGTATGCCGCTTAGTCATGCTGAACTCCTTAGTGAGCGAGGTCATGCCATTCTCGCAAACGAGACGAAGGAAGCCAAGGGTGAGAGACACACGGCAAGAGCGATCATAACTGTTGTTAACAGTCAGACGCAAGCCGAGAATGTCACCTTTCTTACGGTCTCCCACGGGCTTGAGTTTGGTCTCAAACTTGGGGAAATCATAAGATGCATAGAAGCGAGCCCCATCACGCACAACGATCTTCTTCGAGTTGAACTCGGAGAGCCTATCATGCTTGACGAGATTGGTTTCCACCATCTCAACGAGGTCTGCATTCTTCACCACACCATACTGCTCGGTGCAAACTCCGAGTGTAATGGGTTCGGCGGTGTCACGGCGCACCATGCCGAAGTATCCTGTCCTCTTGCCGTCAGTTGTGAGGAGTGGCTCTTGGTGTACGTCAAAATCGTATACACTTTGAGCGGGTTTTGTTTTTCTAGCCATAAGTTAATCATACTATACTTTTATAATCTGACAAGAAAAAAATAAATGTCATAAGATACTAAATATCATAGGTTTAAGACTTTTTGCTAAAATAATTTTATATCTGTAAACCCTTGATTATCAACGACTTGCGCGCGCGGGGGGCCCGCCGCCCTAACTATATAATAATTAAGTACTTATGTCAACTTAAATTTAATATTACTTCTTCTGTACTCTCTTACTTTTCTCATAGCATATAAACTAGCATCAACTTCACATAATTTAGCTTTAGTTCCCATGTTATATTTTCTTATCTTTTTAATACCATGATAGAACTTACCTTTCTTATATTGATAAATATGTCTTAATTCATGAGCAATTAATTCAATTAAACTTTCTTCCCAAGTATATGTATTAACTTCTAAATATCCTCTAAATCCACCACTCTTATATGGTTTAATATATTTATTATATGCTGGGACTCCTACATGAAGTCTCATACTGCCCCATGCTCTGCCGTGCCAACCTAATTTAGTATTACCAATATCTATTTTTCTGATGTCTTTAAGGAACACCCCTTGAGGCATACACCATTTAATAATTTCTTTTAATTTATCAGAACAATATGAGGTTGTATTAATGAGCTTCATAAACTCAAATATACAATAAATTAAAATTAAGTCAAGGCACAAAGTTCTGCTTCTAGTCTTTTCCTTTCACTAGCTAAATCTTTTAATTTTTTTGCATTATCTTTAACTTCACCATACCCTTTTTCAACAGAGTCAATAACTTTCTGAATATTATCATTAATAATACTTAACTGATCTTCATTTATCTTTTTGAGCTTATCTCGAAGCTCTTGATATGAATATGTCATAGGTTTATGATATATTAAATTAATTAGATGTCAAGCGCAGGCTTTATTGACTAGATACATAGCAAATGCTTCTTCTAAAATCTCGCCCTGCTCGCCAAGTATTCTGTTGTGATTCTTATCAAAGATATTAGTTTTGATATTAAAACCAGCATTATTTAGCGAAAGCTCACAATAGTAATCTTCGCCATTATGGTTCCAAGGTACTGTTCTATACGATACAGGAGTGTACATTTGTTTTTTGGTCATAAGATAATAATATATTAAATTAATTTTATGTCAAACCAAAAGGCACAGAATTAGTTTGTCTTACAATAACAGGATGTCCTTCATCTAATATATCTATCCTATAATCAGTAAGATACATTGTAGCTTTATAGAACTCACTATCTATTTGAACAGTTATATCACTATTTAGTTGAGCTTCATTTAGCTTTTGGAGTTTATTTAATAAATCTCTGTATGTAATTGTCATGTATTTAATATAATCTAAATTATTATTTAGTCAATTAATAAAGATCTATTGGTGGTCCTACTAAATCTAGTATTACTGTAACATTTTCTCGTCCAAACATAGTTAATCCGCTCCCAGCAATCCAAGAATCATCTCCCACTCTAGCATGAATCGTCAAGAGTAAATTATTATCATAATATTGAAAGGTGGCCGTCTCGAAAATGGTCTTAGGACCATAACAATAAACCGTTTGAATTGGAGTGCTTGCGAATGTATAACCGTAAATATTAGTAATATTAGAAGGTATTATTATATTAGTAAGATTAGCACATCCAATAAATGCGCTGGTGCCAATACTGCTTGCGCTATTTCCTATTAAAACTTTATCAATTGAGGTAAAAATTTGAAAATAGGCTGGTATATTTCCCTCTAATGTTTGAATTAAATTCGAGTCTTGAAAAGTAGAGGTATAAGATGTGGTTGGAATATATTGGTATGGTGATTGTGATGCTCCGCCAATTATTTTTTTCTTTGGGACGTATATATTAACACCCCTTTTAAAAGATCCTAATTGTTTTGTTCCCTTCACTATCATAAAAAAGATTACACTTTATATAATATAAATTCTTATTTAGTCAATTTCTTTTTCTTAGAAGGTTTATTCCACGTAGGTTTGCTCCATATACTATGAATCATTTTAAGGTATCGCCTTCTTTCTGCCCAAGTCATTTCATAGTTTTGGAATATCATATATTATTTAATTCTAGTATAAGTAGCTTTTATTTTATTAAGCCACGCTTTGCACTCTTTTAATTTAGGAAAATATAATTCTTCTGCTGGTTGGCATCCATCATATTTAGCCATATATACTGGCTTATCAACATATTCTTCCTCATAACCACCGCCAAATAAATAAGGATTTTTATTTATTACTTTTTGAATGGTATAGTGCATCTATTTAGAATATATTAAATTGTTAATATTTTCAATGATATTCTTATCTCGAACAATATTTCCTTCTGAGTCTCTTACAGATAATTTTACTCCTGCAAAAGCTACCCAAGTTCCTTTACATGGTTTAACAACACTATATATGTTATTATTATCTTCTATCGTATAAGAAGAATAATCTGTATTATCTTGTTGATTAAGTATTTTCATTTAGTCAATATAAAAAACAAGGGCTAGGGTTTTAATCCTAGCCCAAGGCCGTGTTCCCCGAAGGTACTAGCGGGCGGTGTACATTATGTTACACTTTTTGTAATGTAATGTCAAGTTTAATAATGATTAAGATAAATATAAATAGCGGTGAATATTACAATAATAAAAGAAACTATTGTGTCTCCTGTGATCATACAAATGGCAATATTAATCCTGCGATAACAAAGCCAAAAGCAATCAACATAAGAACATCAGCAATAATTTTAGTCATTTATCTTTTCTTCCATAGTCAAACTTACTTTCCATATAGATATATCATCATCACTAAAAGGAGATAATTGTTTTCTCATGGGTTCAGCTTCATCTATACTGGAATATATTCTATGACAAGATAACCTATTATTGTTATCAAACAACGCATAACCATATTTTGTTTTACTCATTAATCCACTCCAATAGATGATCTAATTCATGAATAGTAGTTTGTAATTCATGCACAGCATCTTGGTTGTTATCATGCTCAATCATGAGTGCTTTATATTCTGCAATCCTATTATTGATTTCTTGGACTATTTGATTACTCGTTTTCATCTTCGTCCTCCTCGCACTCGACATCAATAGCTTCGAAGGTATAATCAACCTCGTCCCAATCAAGGGCAAAGCCATTTGCGTCTGTGCAATTCTCGGCAAGCTCCATAGCCTTGTCAATCGCTTCAGCATCATTGATGGCTTCCACCTCGATGTCTACTTCTGCGATCTGGTTGCGTTGCATACGAATCGTGAATTTCTTTGTATTTTCGGTGTTGTTCATATATCTACTATAATGTATTTTTTAATATAGTCAAATACTATTTTTGATTAATTCTACTTTCCAGTTTTTAGTAATCCAGCTAGTAATCATATCAGTATAATAAGTAGTAGTAATCTGCCACAAGTCTCTTTCGATCCTAATCCTATCAAAGCTATAATAGATATATTGATTAACCAATTTGCCTGTGCCATAATTGCTATCAAGCACATCTATTTTAATATTAGTTAAGGTTTTTGGAATAGAGACACGGATCTTTCCTCCAACAGCATATTCGCCAATCTTGAATGTTTTAGTCATATAATTAATATATGCTAAATTTATATTTTGTCAAGCTCGGAACCGAAGGGACTTGAACCCTCACTCCCCGCCGTGACAGGGCGGTGCTTTAACCAGTTAAGCTACGATTCCTCAATCTTCGATGCTTTGAAGCTTTCACACTCGAATCCTATGATATCTTTTATTGCTTGACCGCCTCTGCAATTAAGATTACCAAAACCAATGCTTGCTTTATATTTATTTAAGTCTACTATAATACTATTTGGAAGAATACCATTGATTATTCCATTTGGTTGTTTGTAAACTATGTCGTATAACTTATATTTCAAAATAAAAAAATATGGTTTCGGCGACACCAAAAAACGCTCACAGGATATATGGTTGTTACAGGGTTCCGCTTTGCAACAACATCCAATCTGTGATCTACTGCGGAAAACTTTCCACTAGGATCTCAGCGTCCTAACACGCATCAGGCCCGAAAGGATAGACCTGCCATAGTGATTCGGTTAGTTCAACCATTTTCTCTTGAGGGACAATCCACGGCTCGCCAATTACGAGGCGATGTTAATCCTTGGTTTGGGTTGGATAACCCTTTAATTAACCCCCATTGATATCAAAGAATTGCAGGGAACGAAAGACCATTAGGTGATCAACTCCTAACATATCTTCCAATACATCCTCTCGCAACCGAGAGTTTGCCCTGCATCTTTATATATTAATTGTTTTTTGGTTTTTTGTCAATAGTATTTTCTATCACTTCAGAAATTCCTTCAAAAATATTACTAAAAAAACAGAAAATATTATTGCAATCACCATAGTTTAAGTTCTCCTCGAATTGTTTTTTGCTCATACAACCTATTATACATCAAATACAATATTTTGTAGAACTATTTTTTTATTCTGCCTAAATAGGACTCGAACCTATAACCATACCGTTAACAGCGGTACGCTCTACCATTGAGCTATTAGGCAAAAATTGCGAAGGTTTACGATACCCCCAAACGATTCGCTTATTACGGAAGCGACCACCGATGACCTCACCATCACCTCACACAACAAATTTACTTTTTCTTATTTTTAAAATAGTCTGAATGAAAATATCTAATTTGTTTATCAGTGAATTTCTTTTCAGCGTATACATAGAATGTATTGCCAATTAGAATAACAATAAATAATTTAATTAACTTGGACATATATATACTTTAGGCCAATTCTAGTTCGCTGTCAAGTTTCTTGGTTTTGCCCATCCAACTTTCGGGCATAATATTCTTAAACCAATCTTGCATCGAAGGAATACGACCCAAATCTTCTAGCACATGCTGTTCGCCAATCCAACGAGTAGGAATCTTTTTGCCGTTGGTAGATAATTTGATCGTGTGACCAAATATCCTCTCACACATAAAGATGCCCTCGGCGTGATGACGCAACGCACGATGGCGGAAGTCTGCCATCATCATCTTGCTCTCATCAAACCAATCGTGAATCTTCTGATAATCAGATGGGACTCCTCCCCATTTTTTAACAGAGGATAATGAGTGATGGTAAGGATTAGCCATTAGAATATCTCCTCGGTAGTATTCACGCTTTCGATACGCTCATTAAACTCAAGACTAATCTTGCGATTAAGAACATCAAAGCTGAATGTGCCATAAGAACCTTCGTTGATCTCCCATCCCATATGCTTTGAAGCTAACTTATCATAGCATACCTCGTGAACAAGCTCCTCAACGCAACCTTCTCGAATTGGCAATTCCTCCATTTTCTTGGTCTTATCATTCCAATGATACCCTGCTTCTAGCCTAGACCCTGGAACTTTGCCGACTGGAGTAGCCACATCTTTGCCCCTATGGTCAAGATATTCTACGCCGTTGATCTGTCCACTATCGCCACAACCATCAAATGTTGCATTGATAGTCGCAATTCTTGATTCTTGCAAGAAATCAAATAATGCTTTGGCGTTGTGTTGAACTGCTTGCTGTTTAGTTAGACGCTCTTGGGCTATCTGTTGATAGATGTCGTTCATCTTCGGCATTTTAACTTTTTTGGATTTGCTCATATAAAGAGCATACCACAAACTAAAATATCGTCAAGACTTGCGTTTCTTTTTCTTTTTCTTGAACAGATTAAAGATATCACACTTATAATCATATAGCTTTCCACAAGCCCAATAAGTGCTATACATCGATATCCAAAGTACCAGAGCTAATCCTAAGACTCTTATTTCAGTAGATCCAATTAAATTTTCAGTTACAATTAATAGCATATATTTAAACCCTTGGTGTTAATCCTTTCACACGAATCTTGTCTAGAAGAATTTCCAATTGATCAATCACATCTTCGTGACCGTAACTTTGTCTGTGCTTAACCTCTGAAATCTTGTCTACAACACAATCTTGAATTAATCTCCACTCATCTAGAGATAGGTTATTTTGCTTCATTTGATTAGTTTATTTTATTTATTTAACTTAGTCAATTTAATTTTTGTATATCTATTATAAGAACCAATTCTATTAATCTTATTTACAGATAGATGTTTCTTATTTCGCTTCTTAAAAGTCTTATATCTTTTCTTTATTTTTTGTTTCTTATTTAGCCAATAATGAATAGGCGTTGTGTCTACATAGTAATATTTCGCATAAAGGTATTTATAAATAGGAATAATACTAATTAGCCCCGCACTAATTAAAAAAGCATAAGCATATATTTGGTTCATATTTAATAATTCTGCTCTAGTTTATTTAATATGTCAAGGACTATTTTTTTATTTTCATCTAGTAAATTATTAGAGTATTTATTTAATAAATGTTGAATAGTATCATTCCTAAAACATTTCATAATATTTAAGTTCATTTCATAAGGCATATTTTTGCTTTTCCACTCAGTATCTAAACAATAATAAAGATAAGCTAATTCATCTTCATTTAATGCTTTTATTTGATTGTTATTTATCATTATTTAGTTATTTCGTATTCTTTTATTAGTTTATTTATTTTAGGATTCTTATTTATTTCTTTTATTTCGGCCACTAATTTTAGTAATCTATCTATTGTTCTTTGATAATCTATTATAGTATCTGATATGTCTCTTAAACTAGGCATAAGGAGATGGTTTTCGTGATTGTGAAGGGGTCGAAAGCAATCACAGGATTACCACAAACCTTGGGTTTCACGGTTTAATCTAATATACTCTAAATATATTATTTAGTCAATAAAATAACGCAAATATCCCTAAAAGGATAAAAAACTATTTAAAATAATCTATATTATCTTTTGCTTTATTAGTTAGTTTCCATCCAAATAAAGAACTAAAATACTTTAAATTTAAATCGGCGTTATTTATTTTATTAGTTTTATTAAATGTTTTTTCATTCTCTGCATAAGCAAAGTATCTATTAATAGCTAATAAACTATAATCTCCAATAGCTAAACCATACTCTGTTTCACTAGGTTTAATACATACAAATTTATTGTTATATTTAATAGAATAGTAATAGTTTTTATCTTCTATTATTATGATATATTCATTTAGCAAATCATCATATACTCTTGAAATAATATTAGTTATTTTTAGTTTATTTTTGTATTTTAAGTATAGGTCATCTGATACTATTACCCAATCTTTTAATATATAAGTAGGATTCTTTAGTTTATTGTAGTATTCGTATAATTTATCTGCTTTCATCTATACTATATACTAGGTAATATAATAAAAAAATATTATTTATTTTACTTGACTTATTTGTATATATAAATTATCGTCAAACCCACTTAATACCTTTATATTTATCTTTTTTATTGTTTTCTTTAATGGTATTTATGCTATTTAACAGAGTATCTTTCATATACAAGTAAAAATAAACCAAAAGCAAAGGAATAGATAAGCCTATAAACATCAATATTCCTAACAATAAGATAAAAGGCTTAAATTCATACCCTTTTAAACTCATTTCTATACCTAATAAAGACCTAAATGCTTTTTTCATAGTTCTTTTTAATATATGCTTTATCTTTCGCCTCTCTTTTTAATATACTCTCTAATATTCTTTAAAGCAAGCAGTATTTTGACCGAAAGACCAAAAACAACCAATCCAATCAATGTCATTATACCAGAAAATAATAAGAATAGCCCCAAGATCAAAAAGTTATCTGTTCCAAAATAAAAATACATATCTATTCCCCATAATTAGTATAAAGATACGCTATAATTATTAATGCTATAATTGCAAATAAAATATTCATTTATTTATATAGCTAAAAACTAATATAAAAGTCAAGCAAGTTGCTAATCCTAATAAAGTATATAATTCGTTCATATTTTATCTCTATAAAAGAAAGCTATGCCCCAACAAGTTAAGGTAATAACTCCAAAAAACATCATAACTGAAAAGCTCATATTTTCTTTAGTATATCCTTTATATCTTTTTTTGAAAAGCCAAAACTTAATATTTTACTTAATACTGCTATAAGATAGTTCTTTTCTGTTTTCTTCATTTTTTTGGCTTTCTTTTTAAATTTAGCCATTTTTTACCTCGCCCAAGCCTCGTATTTATTCATACCCCGCTTTTCTATCATTTTCTTCCTCATCGGCATTTTCTCGCCTATAATCTTCAACCTCTGCTTCAATATCATCACTAGGCATATATTCAAAAAGAAGATCAATAAGATCACTTACTGCCATATCATTATACAATTCATATATATAATTCTGTTCTTCATCAGAGCAAGTTTCAAGAAATTCTATTGCAGTTTTAACTCTAGGTTTGCTCATTTTTTACTCCTAATATACTTAATAATATCTTTAATACCATCTTGAGTCAAAGGTAATTGTTTATTTTGAGCATCCTCATAAGCCATATCAAGATAAGAAAGAAGCATCTTCTTTTGCTCTTTAGTAAGATTAATAGCGATTTTATCTGCTTTCATTGTTTAATGTTTCTATTATTTTATCTATTTCTGAATGAAATGCAACAAAATTATAATTTATTTTTTTACCTTGTGATAGTAAAAGATAGGTTTTAATTATTTCTGCTTCTCTGTCAGATATTTCTATTTTCACGATTCACAAGTTTGTTCTTCATTAATATATTCAGCTAAATTGCTATCAATCTGCTCTGAAATACTTTGTTCTTCGCTCTCAGTATCTACCATCTCACAAGCATCAATAAATTGTCTATTAGTAAATTCAACATCCTCATATTTTGCTTCAACTTCATCTTTAAGGATAATTAAAGCAAACAAGGGGTCATTAGGTTTTAAATAGGTTTTAAGCCACTTTTCTAGTTCTTTTCTTGTATAAATTTGCATAAACTACATTATGTTTGCTTTTGATATTGGGTCAAGAACAAAATGCACAGCTTCTTCACGAACATACCATTCCCAAGGAGTTTCACTTCTATTAACTATAACACGATAATGTTCACTATTAGGAACGCCAGCAATTTTACCATAGAATTGAGTCCCATCTTCTGTTTGAAACATAACTTCTTTATCAATATTTCTTTCCATTACTAGCATTTTTGCCTCATCATTTGTATGAGTATCTGCTGTTTGCGGATATTTAGCATCATAATCTAATGGGTTTGCATTAACAAAATGGCTCATCTGTTATCTCCACTTCCTTTTATTTTGCCTCTTTTTAACCTATCTGCAAGTTTATTTAAATTAGATTTTGCAACATCTTCAAGACCTACCCCAAGTTCATCGGCTATATTAGCACAATACCAGAGAACATCACCAAGTTCAGCATAAATGTCTGCTTTAGCTTCTTTGGTGAGTTTCCCATCGTTATCTCGCATTATTTTTTTGACTTTATTAGCGATCTCACCAGCTTCGCCAACAAGACCTAAAGTAGTATAGTATAAGCCTTGATTCTTAAACTTTCTTGGATAAAAAGCGGTTCTACTAGCATTAGTTTGATAGTTATTAAAAGTCATTTCTTTTTCTTATTCTTTTTAGCGATTTCTTCTGCAAGTTCTAAACCTTTTAAAAGAGCATAATTAAATCCAATATTAATAAACTGGTCATCTGTAATAACTTGCTTGCCAAGATCAAGAAAATAAGTTCTATTATGATCGCTCATATCTACATCAACATCATAAACATTCTTCTTTTTAAATTTGCCGATTTTAAGATAGCTTGGGTCATTCTTTTTCATAGTTTTCCTTTTCTTTGATTGCTTCAATTCTCTCCAAATAGAAACCGCATCCACGAAGAAACTCCGTAAATCTTTCACAGATTTCCTCAATATTCCATTCATTACATTCAAGAGTATTAACGATTTCTTTGCCTTCGTTATGCCACTTGTAATTGAATTTAAATCTATGATTGTTCACTCTATGATTGTTCACGCTCTTATTTTCCTCTTTTTTCCATCTCTTGTCAATAATAATTTACTCCGCATTTTTTCAAATTTTTTAATTACAATAGGATTCTCTGTATTTCTTAATGCCATATCTAAAGCGTAAATTAATGCTATCTTATCGTCAGAACCTAACTGATAAAGTTCTGGAGTTATACGAAAATTACTCATTTTAATATTTTGTGCCAAACACTTTCACATTTGCATTGGGGTCATTATAACCATTATCCATAGTATTATATTTGCTATTATAAAAACCTTGGTCATCTTCATTCATACCAACAGGAAACCAACCTTCTTGCTCTTTAACCTTGCCTACATTCGCACATCCAATAAAAAAGAATGTAAGAAGAATCCAAGCAATTACAACCATAACAAAAGCAACTGCTTTGCGAAAATTAAACGCCATCTCTTAATCCAACGCTTTCCATTATTGTTTTATTTTCTTTTACTTTAATAGTTTCTGATACATTTAACCTTGCATCTTGACAAGGAGAAAAATTACAAAACCACGCTATAAAAAATAAATCTATTGGCGACCACATATTTTATATATATATTAAATTTAAATTTATAGCAAATTATTTTTTAAACTTTTTTCTAAATACCTCTTTACGCTCTTGACGAGTTTGCTTGTCCTCTATGATAACCTTACCATTAATAATATTATTTAACCAACGCATTGTAGGTAAAGATTTTGCGTATGCTTGTCCTACAAGCGGAAGTAATCTGTCATACGCTTCTTTTGCTGTAATCTTTTTTGATTTAACAGATTGTTTTGTTTGTAATGTTGTCATAGTTTTTAAAATATAAATAGGGCATCGGGGATTAGCCCAATGCCCTATTATTAATTACTTGGCCGAAACAGAAACTACTTGACCACCAGTTTTATTAGCGAAACGCTTGCTGGCGATCTTAGCACCACGGAGAGTAGGGTAGCTCTTTGGAGCTACAACTACTTGCCCGCTGGTAGCTTTTACCGACCAAGTATATTGGGTTTGAGTTGTATTCATATTGTTATATTAATATATATTTTGATTAATGTCAATATATTATTTAAGATTTTTTCTTAAATTTTTCTTCGGTAGGAGATTCCGAAACATCTTCTCTATTAAAGATTTTACTCTTTTTTGATCTAGGATTGGTCATTCTCATTTCTTTGCTACGCTTGAGATTGCCCCAAGGATTCATACCAGAGTTTTTAATTGAATTAACAATCTTAAATACTTCTTTTAGTTCTTGTTTTGATAGTGCCATAGTTAGTATATACTAACTGAATTTAAAATTTAGATCAAGTTATTTTTTACAACGGCAACCAGAACAAGCACAACTTAATTTAATACCTAACAACCACTTAAACGCTTTTTTTAGTTTTTTTAACACTTTTCTTTTTGCTTTTCTTTTTTGGTTTAGCTTCTATTTCTTCTATAAGCTCAAATTCTTTATCAACATTTTTTAACTCTTTCCAAAGAGTATATTTATCTTGAACAGCCCAAACTGCATCTTCAATTTTCCATTTAATTGAATCAAAAATATTTAGGAGCCAGTTCATACTAGGCGAACCCCTAAAACACTACCGAGAGCAAAACATCCGAATAATATTAAAAGTTCCATAAAGTCCTTATTTCGTATTACACCTATTTTTTAGGCTTTTCATTATATTTTTTATTATGCTCTAAAACATCATCCAGATATTTATTAATCATATTTTTAATAGTTCGTTCTTTTTCGTGATCTTTATGAAAATAAGTTTTATCTAGTTTTAATAGTTCATCACGCCAATGATTTAAACTAGCTATATGCTCTGATAGGAATTGAATTTTAGGTTTCTTTGGTGGCATTTTTTACCTCTTGCTTCCATTGTTTTACAATTTCTTCTGTATCAGATATATCATAATTATTATTACTTCTTAAAAGATAAAATGTTTTTTCGCTAGATTCTATTCTATTAGATAATAATTTAAAGCCATCTTTTAATTCTTGCTTATCTCTAAAATAATGGCTTTGCATATACGGATTTTTTCCATTTTCTTCCATAATAGATTGTGTCAATAAATAACCACCATTTTGATCTTTTTGACAAAGAACAACATTTTTAAACTTATCTTTTGAATAAATATCAGCAAATTCTTTTGATAAATTTAAATGAAATATACAATTATGATAATAAATGCCAAAAAAACTAATACTATCATCAATAATCATTTAATATTAGCCTTTATTATAAATCTTTACCTTCACTATTTTAGGATTATTATTGGCAAATTTCAAAGCATCTTTTTTATTCAAAAAGAAAATATCAATAACAGGGTATTTACCTCCGCTTGCCTTTTTATTGATAACTGCTGTTCCAGTATCGTGAGCCACTCTAAAACCAAGATTAGGAATATAAATTCTACTAAAGTATGGTATGATGCGAGGGTCTACTGCTACTGAAACATTAGGTTTAAGTGTCACGCCAGTAGAACTTTGGCGTTTTTGGCTCCAACCATCGGTATCACCACCCTTTGCCCAATAAGCAGTTATACGAACTTTAATTTCTTTTTTGGGAATCATAGACTTCACAAATTTTTCCACCATAGCGTCTTTAATAGTATTAAAGTTATCTTTATTAGATGGTGCAGTAATTTCTGGTTTAAATAAAAACCAGATACCACACAAAAACACGGATAAACGGCATAGTATTTGCATAACTTGTCCTCTTTGAATTAAATTTAATTTAAATTGGGGAAAATGTCAAGCCAGATTAGCTTCTTCTGGCGACCACTAGACTCCTGTTATAATTTTAGACTTCATAACAAATAGATTACACCCATAACTCAGTATTTCTACTGAATTAAGGGTGGAATCGTATGATAGTTATTTCGTTACTAAGACCGAATTGCGGAGCTTGCTAGTCAATCTACGCTTATCAAATGATCTCCAATGACGAGCGTGCTGATTAACCTTATCAAGAACCTTTGTTTCGCTAATGGTAAATGTGCCATCAGTATTATCGGTCATCTTAACAAAATATGTTTTTGGTCTAATTGCCATAATGTTAATATTAGTTGATATTTAACTATTTGTCAAATTTAATTTATCGAATTTACCTTGAATATTACTAAAATAAACATTTTTAAAATTTAATTGTTTAATCATATCACAACATCCACGGCAAGGAGCAGAAAAATCTAATACATTATTTCTATTAATTCTTGTATTTACGAGAGTTAAGCCAGAGCAATCTTCTTCTCCGAGTTTAATAACTGCACTTAATTCACTATGAGTTCCAACAATATCAGAAATCTTTTCATTATTTTTATTAACATAATTGTATTTAAGATTAAGAGGATGAGTTTTCGGTGAATTTAATCCAATGCTTACAATACGATTTCTGTCCATAATAAAACTAAAGTGACGGCAACGAAGATCAGCGTTATGTTTATTAATCAAAGCATAACTAACTTCAATTATTTTATTAAAGTTCACTATTTAAATTTAATTTAAATTTATAATTTACGCAAGTCTAAATAAAATAAATAACAAATTCCACCTATAATTATATTAATTATAACACCTAAAACTGAGCCTATTATAATATCTGTCATTCATACACATTTTATATAAATTAGTCTTTTTTGTCTAAATCTTTATATTGTTCTTCTATTTCGTCTGCTTCACGATTCAAACGATCTTCCACTTCTTTTAAATAGCCATCTATTTTATCTAAATCCATAGGTTTAGGAGAATAAAAATTGCTAACATAACTTGTATTTGTATTACCAAACATTAGTCGAGCAATCGTATAAGCACCAAGGATTTGCAAATAACTAAAAGTCAGATCAAAAAATGGAGCAAAAAGAAAGTTCCAAATTATCCAAATTACTGCACTATAAATAAAAGCAAAGAGAAAATAAGAACCGATAACGCTAAACCAATCTATCTTTTTATTCATATCTTTCCAAATATTTTGGAGTAAATTCTCCAACATACGCACCAGCTATATTAAAATCAAAATACTCAAGTGCTTCGCCATCATCGCTTTTCAAATCTTTAGCAAGTTGTTTAATCATTTTCCACTTATCATAAACTGCAATAGGATTGCCTTTTTCATTCTCTATAATACCCAAAAAGCAATTATCAAATCCATCAGCAAGAAGAATATTATCTTTATAATCTGGATAATTGATTTCAATAAATTGCGAGATTTCTTTTCTCGCTTTGCTCATTTTTGCGATTGCCATAGTATAGGGTGTCCTCTTAAATAAACTTATACCCACATTTTAAATTACACGCAAGCATTATTTTTTAAATAAAGTTTTAGTATGATAGTATATATAACAAACAGGATAGGCAACAAAATAAAATAATGTTCCAAGAAATTTGTAAATAAAATTCATTTCTTAAAATGTTTCTTGAGCTTTTTTACAAGTCCTTCTACTTTATCAAGTTCTTTCCAATTTACTCCCGCAATATTTTTATGATTTTCTTCGTGCCATTTAATAATACTTTTAATATCATCTTCAAGTTCTACAAGGTCTTTATTTAAGTGTGATACTAATGTTTTTGCATTTTCCATTTTATTGTCTTTCTATAATTAGAGGTTTTTCGGATGGTTCTTGGTCTACTATATATTTAAATTTAATATAAAATTCGTGAAGTTTATCTGTTGGCATTTCTTCTCTGGACTCATACCAAGCAACAAATTCCTTCATTGTTCGGATGGCTTTTCTTTCTTCTTCCATACTATCTATAATAATAGTATTTTATTTTTTCTTCAACTTTAATTTTGCGTGATCTGCGAATAATTTTGGGTCATCCTTGTAAAGACTTTCAAGGCATTGTTTAGTAAATTCTCTCAAAAATTTTTCATCTTTAATAGCATCAACAATCTTTTTAGCCATAGCAGAAAAAGTTTTTTCTTCTTTTTCTAAACTCTTTTGAATCCTAGATTTTTCAATCTTTCTTTTGCCCATAATTACTATTACACATTAGAAATTAAATTCAAATTGTTCTGCTTTATATTTACCATTCGTTTCAAATTTTTCAGAATATCTTTGGCAAAGTTCATAATCCGAAAGATGAACATAAAATTCCATAACACGATCTACAAGAGTTTTACTATCCTCTTTGAGATACGCTTGTTTCAAAGCGTTAAGAATCATCTCTCTAGGCTCAATATGTCTAATTACTTTATTCATCTTCTTTCTCTAATAAAAATTCTGGAATCATATCTTCCCTTGCGTTCTTATCTTCGATAACATCAATCCAATTACCGATATTACCATACTTAACGCCTTGCATCAAATCTTCATATAAACATTCGTAGGCTCGTTTAACCATTTCTTCGTTATCCATATCTACAATATAATTTAAATCCAAACAAACTCGTCCCATTTTCATACTTTGCTTTCTTTTATATAATAATTGTCATAAATATCATCCCAAGATGGAAATTCAAAATAAGGTTCACCCTCATTAACACATTCGCCATCTTTAGTATAAACATCATAAAAATCTACTTTTCTATTATCATAACTTTCTAAAGAATCATAACAAGCAAAAATGTTAAAAGAAACTTCTGGCGAATAATAATATGTTGCAACTTGCTCTACCATAGTTTTCATTTTGAGTTTCTATACTCCTTTATAAATTCACTAGCTTCTTCAAGAATATTGGTGAAGTGAATAGTCCTACAATCGTGAGGACAATCTTCGTCAGCTTGATCTACAAGCTCTGCTAATAACTTAATTGCTTTTTCCATATCCTTATTTTGCTTCTTTTTCATTTTTTGGCAAGCCAAATCCTAGTTTTGGTCTTTCATCTTCGCTAAACAATTCTATTATACGAATGTTGTCTTTCAAATGCCAGTCAGCATTTATTTTAATACATTTTTTAGCAGGGGAAATTTCTGTAACCTTTCCTTCTTGAATTGCATATTTATTGATAGGATAATTCAAGTAGAGAATCTTGCGGTCAATTAAATCTTCTAGATTCATTCTTGAGGAACCTCATTTTGCATTGATCTAAAAAATTCAATTTTTTCTTTAAGATTAATTAATTTATCGCCAGCATCATAAGTTATAGATGTTTCATTCATAAGCTCTTGATCTTCAAGAGTATCAGCGAAAAAAGTAAGAGCAAGATCAAGCTCTCCTTCCGTAAAATAAGAAGTGATCTTCATATTTAATTTATATGATTTTTATTGTAGATTGTCAATTCAAAAATCGTCCAGTTCAAAACTATAAGAGAAAAATTTAATTTAGGGTTATGGTCTGCCTCATAATAATCTGTATTAACATTTAAATCAAAAAAAGTTATACCATCTGCCATTTTTCTTATTTTATACAAAATGCAAAAGTCTATTGCATAATTCTTTGATATTGAAAATGTAATACAAGGAATCATTAAAATGGTTTTAAAACATATCCCCAATAATCACTATCGGGCTGTTTCTGAATCTCGTCCCACATAATGCAACGAGCGATATAAGATGGAACATTTAATCTCTTACAATTTTCCATCCAATGTTGTTCCATAGCTTTATACTTCGCAACGCCAGTTTTTGATTTTGTATATTTTAAATCTGGCATACCATAGAAGCGAAGATGGTGAACATCGCCACATAAAACTCTAGCAAAAAGCGGATCAATCATCTCAAAGCTAAAGCTAACTTTAGCATAACTTAATCCACGAATACGCTCTACAAGATTATCACGAACAGAAACATATCGGTTTCTCTTTTGTGGGCAAGAAAAGTCTTTAGGGTTTTGCCAGAAATCTTTTGAGAAATCCCAAATGTAATCTGTGCGTTCTTTCTGACAACCAACGCCAGAACGAGTAAGACGCTTTAGAAGTTCTTTGCGATTGTGTTTCCAATAAACAAAATCACGAATAGCAAGATAGCCATTGATATTACCTTTCCAAGTAGTGTGAACAGAGCAGAAAGCGAAAAGCCAACGCCTAAAAATATCTTCATCGGTTTTGGGTCTTACACTCTCCCAATACTGCTTGTAAGGTTCTACTTTGTGACGATGAAGCTCATCAAAGGTGGCAAAAAATTGATCTGGTTTAGTTGTGTCCATAGATCAAATATAATTTAAATTTAATTTAAGTCAAAGAAAATTATTGTATCACCCAAACAATTTCGTCAAATCCTTCGCTACCAGCATCTAATACTTCTTGGTGATTGCCGTAATACCATTCAGAATTTACATCACGAATAATTTTTGCTTCTCTTAATAACTGAACATAGGCTAACCCATCTTCATATCCTTTCACACATATATGTGTTTCTGGCGGTAATTCTTTAAGGCAATTAATTAATTCTTTTGCCGTCATATTCCATCCAATTTCTTGCGTGATAAGGGCTTGGAAAAGTTTTTACTATTTTTGCGTCTTTAAATACCCAATGTCCTTTAGCAGTAATTTGTTCTTCATAAACTGCCCATTTATCTAGAGGCTTACCAAATTCATCTTCAAGCTCTTTAATATAACGAATTACTTTATTCATTGATACCAAGCAATTTATCTAAATATTTCTGTGCATCTTTGACCGATTCAAATTGCTTTAATATTTTAACAATCATCTTTGGTTTTTCACCAATATTTTCTAGAGTAATTGTCTTTTCATACACTCCCCAAGAAAAAAGAAGATTGCCGTATTGATCTTTAATTTGATCTATGTAATGATAAGTAGTTTTCATTTATACTATGATATTAATTTTGGCATTAAGTTTATAAACTTTATCGCCTTGTTGTTCATCGGGGTCATTTAAAGTATTACGCTTTTTCTCGCTAAATCCATAGACTTTACCATCATCAAGATCAACAATATTATTTGAACCATTCTTAATCTTCATAAAGACCGAATGATTCCCTCTCTGGACAGATTCGGGGTCAAAGAAAGAAAAAACTTCTCCCTCTTTAATCGAATCAAAGTCTACCATAGCCTCTTTATCTCTAGATGTTATTGTATATTTCATATTTAGAATTTTTTATCTGTAATTTGCTCCGATTTTGTTGGCTCTGGTTTGGTTAAGTTATTAAAAGGTATTGAATCTATTAGTCTAACTAATTCTTCTAATTTCTGTATTTTTTCAGTTTTCGTTTCTTCATCCATTTTTAATATAATTGTTGTTTGTGCGGAGGTCATATTTAAACTAGATATAACTAATTCTAGTTGTTCCTCAGAAAATGTTATTGTTTTGGTTTTCATAAATTTTAAAATGGTCTAAAGTTATACATCCTTTCTGCTATCTTACTAATATTTGATTTATTTGTCAAACTGAATCCGTATTTTTTCTTAAATTTTTCTAATAAAACTTTATTTATAGTTTCTTTACCAAAATCTCCAATACTGCTTTCGTCAGTTAAAATATATTCGCCTTTTTTTAAATTAAATAAACGCATTATTTCTTCAACTTGATCTTCATACCTCTCTATCGTCTTAGTTTCGGCAAAATCAATAATTTCGCCATCGTATGAAATTAATTTTCCTTTATTAAGGTCGTATCTAGATTTCATCTGCTCCATTGAAACTCAAAAATCCATCCTAGCCAATTAACTCCACATTCAATATAATATTTGCTTGTCCTACCGAAAAATCTTGGAAACAATCTAAATTTATATGAATTTAAAATATAAAGTCCAGAATCTTTAAATCTGATGCGATAATGAACTTTGCTAATAAAAATGTCATTTTCTTTAGCCCACTTTTCATATTCTTCACTCGTCATCTTTTTTGCTTTCCTTCATAATCTGCTTTGTTAATTTGTCAATATTTTCGGCCAGACTATATAGTGAGCCATCAATACCTTGCAAAGTGCCTTTAATCTGTAATAGTATTTTTGTATAATCGTTGTTCATTTTATCCTTTCTATTAGATGATCTAATTTAAACATTAGTGATTCGTAATCAAAATGTGATGAGTCTTGATCTTTAATATGATGCAAGGCTTCATCTAATTTTAATAGTTCTTCTTTCGTGAACCAAACATCATATAAATCATTCATAAATTAATCCCATAAATCTCTAAAGTAAAGTCCAAGCAAAAGAAAACCATTTCTTTGACGCTCGTAGGCTTTATTTAATTTTGAGTAATCTGGCTTAATATTATCTTTTGCCTCAAATTCAACAGAATAATTACCATCACTTTCTTTTGTTAAAAACATTTTATTATCACGAATAGGGTCAAAACCTTCTGGATAAACTTCATAGAGCTTATCAATCTGTGCTTTAGAGTCATCTTCAAGTAAAAGAAATTCAAGAGCAAAAATAATCTCATCTAAAACATTTTCATATTCTTCTTTAGAAAGAGAAATGTTTTTATTAATTGATTTGTCAATGAAATCGCCTTGTTCTTCGCTATATTCTAAATTTTTTTCATCATATATATACGGAACAATCTTATCGTCTACTACGAGATGATGACGATTAGAAAGACTATTAAAGTTTTTGCGAAGATGTTTGATTCTTGGCAAAATAAATTCTGCGGTAGCTTGTGGAAGATTCCAACAATCGCTATCAGAATAACCACGAATTAATTTTTGAAATGTATTTTTTATTTTAAACTTACCATTTAAAAAAATATGAGAGTAATAATTTACTTCACCAAAAAACCAATTTAAAATAGGATTCTTGTGAAATCTAAAACTACGCATCAATTCTTCTAAAGTTTGTCTTTCGTTCATATTTTGTTTAAAATATCTTTGCAATAGTTTAGTGCATCTGTAATATCTTGTAAAGAATAATCTTTTGTAACGCCCCCATTAAAATTAAATCCTTCGCTTTTCTTGTGAAAAGTAACCATTAATTTTCCATCTGGATGTTGATAGCTATAACCACCTGCACTATTATATGTTTTTTGTTTGCCATAAAAATAGGCGGTTCCAACTAAATTTTCCTTGCTGGTATTATATAAACGAATAGTAATTTTATCGGCAGGGAAATCTGCCGTTGAACTTTTATTAATAATCTTAGATGGATTAATCAAATTAGAATTTTTAACTCTAGCATTATTTTCCCAAACAATTTTATCTATAACTGGATTCATAAACCTTCCTCCTTGCATTTGTCCTCGTATGCTTTAACTTCGTTGTATTCTTCCCAACGCCCAGCGTTAGCAAGAACATTACTAGTTAAAAGAACTCGGTGTTCGTCTACATTTTTAATATTTTTTTCGTCCCAAGTCAAGAGAATAATGCCAAGACCAAAATTATCATAGTCATCAATTTTTAATTCAACGCCCTTTTTTTCTTCTTGATCTAAAATGCTTTCTACTGCTCTTGTGCAAGCCTCGCTATACCAATCACTCTTACTTATAATTTTGGTATCAATGTCTACCTTGGCAGACCAATTATGTCCAGTAACATAAATATTCATATTAAAATGGGAGATCACCTCCTTCATCTTCGCTTTCGTCAATAAAATCTAAAACTCTTTCATTTTCTTCGTTAGAACGAAACCATAAGATCGTATTATCCCCAACCATTTGAGCGTCTTGATATTCTAATGGACATTTAGATAAACGCTCTTTAACAATATCTACAAAACGATTTGAAACACGAACAAATAAACTTTCATCATTCTCAATCCATTCATAGGATTCAGCAAATTCATCACAAATCATTTTAATTTTAGGATGCAGTTTCATAGATTATTTAAATCAACCTTATCTGGTTCGCCTTCTTGACAAAGAAGCTGACCTTTAATGTGCATAAGAGCTTCAACAGCAGAGTCTAAGTCATATTCTGATGTATCACTCGTATCAAAATCAATACTTTCTTGAAGATCAAGAATATCTTGAATAATTAAATCAATTTTATCAATTTGTTTTTTGTTCATTGTTCATCTCCTGTTTAAGATTATCTACCCCTTTTTGTCCTAAATCAAGAACAAAAGCGGAAGGATGTATGTGCAAGTGCATATCTAGGTGAGGAATAAAACAATAAAACATATCAATTTTACTATCATAGTATTTTACTTCTGATATTGTTCCGTATTTTTTGCTTTTAATTTTTTTCAAGATGCTCCTTATGATATTCGTGGCCTTTTTTGGTCAAAGCACGACCAGTAGGACGAATTTCTATTAAGTGATTACGCATAAGATATAATTCTACATTTTTCTGCAACATATCTTTGCTTAAATTAGTTTTTGCGGAAAGATTAGTCAAACGCAATTCACCATAATTTTTAAGAATTTTAATTACATTAAGTTCAATTTCTGTTAAGCCCAAAGGATAAATGGATAAACTATCTTTAATTTCAACCCAGCCATTTTTATCTAATTCTTTGGAATTTTTAGATGCCAAATAAGACGAAATTTGATTTGCCATAGCTTGAGCTTGTCTGGCGTTGCCACGGCAAACACTAGCTATATCATTAATAATTTCTTCTTTTACAAAACGATTTTTTAATTTAAGATTATTATTTATAATTTTACCGAGATCAATGTAGGAATAATCTTCAAGATCAATTCTATAAAGACGATCAAGAAGTGCGTGAAAAATCTTTTGTGCTTCTGTGGTGCAAAAGAAAAAAGAATTTTGATCGAATCTAAATTGATATGTTCCTTCATCAAAAGTAAATTGATTCATATTATTTTCATTAGGATTAAGAATCGTAAGAAGTGCCATCGTAACATCTCTAGGTAATTCACTCGCTTCATCAAAAATAATAGTTACATCTTTATCAAAAACATAGGGTAACATAATTTGATTAAAAAAACTTTTAACATTTTTAATAGTAGAACAATTAACTATAATCGTTTTTTCACGCTTCATTATATTTGCCGTCTCTTGAGCGATAAGAGTTTTCCCGCATCCTCTTGGAGCTACAAAAAGAAGATGAGGAACGATTTTTGTTTTAGAAAATCCTTCTAAAAGAAAGTTCAATTTCTTTTTTACCTTGTCTTGGCCTACGATTTTAAAATAATTTTCTTGTGACATAAGATGTTTATATACCAGTTTAAAAGTAAGATCAAGTTTAATTTACTTGAAAATCAATCTGTTCTTCTAAACTATTATATGTTTTAGTATTGACTTCCTTTTCAATTCCTTTTATATTTAAATTGTCGAGGAATTTCTTTGATACGATAATAACCGCATCTTGTTTCAATACTTTATTAAGTTCGCTCAATGGAATCATTGAAAAACAAAACGAGCCTTTTTTACGCCCACGATTAGATTTCATCTTCTTCATCATCCTTTGATAGATTTTGCATAGCATTTAATAAATCATACTTCAAAGATTCTAATACGCCAATAACTTGATAAGCGGTCATATCACTTTCGTAGGCATATCTCACAATATCCTTATATAAGATTTGTCTTAACTGATTACCAGCTTGGCAATTAAAATTATTTTCTTCGCTCATAGTTTTATTTCATTTATAAATGGATTCATTTGTATATTGTATCTAGTTATTCTAAATCCTAGACCAAGTATAGCAAATGTAAAGATTTTTCCATATTCGTATGATTCAAATGAAATATTGGTCATTAAATTTAATTTAAATCCAAACCATTTAGTATCATCGTCCCAAGATGCTGTCAAGCGATCTGTATATTCACAATAACCGAGAGTAGTGGCGGGTAAGATCACTCCTATTGTAGTTTGCTTACCCATCCAAAACTCTCTGCTTTGTGGAATATGTATTCCAAATTTCATTTATCCTTTAATGAATCTCCCTGTTTTTGGGTCACGCTTGCTATGATAGTTTTTTAACGAACCATCATTAGCGTAATCTGGAATATCATCGTCCTCATCCTCATAATCATCATCCTCGTCTCCAAACATTTCTGCCATAGCTTCTTGAGCCTCTGGACGATAAGGATGAATATAATTGTCATAGACCTTATCATAAAGTTCTTTATCTAGAGCTTTACGATACAATGCTACTACCTCTAAACGAGATGCACGAAGTTTTTGACATTCGCAATCTGTTGGAACAGATACAACATCGGCAGGGTTAATCTTAACTATTACAAGATTACCACCACCATTGAAACTTTTTGCATACTCCTCGGAACCAGCGTGATAACCAGCAGAGCAACCAACATCTGCATTATCGCAAACTTGATTACGAGCCATCTCACGAACTTGACCGATTGAAAAATCGTGTTCGCCACTATACCAATCTTTAAAGTCTGCACGAACACTCTTATACGCAAGGAAATCTCCATCGGGAGTAAGAGGCATCTTCTTATGCTCCAAGAATTTATACAATTCATTTACTGCCCTGCGAGAAGGATTTTGCATTAGCTTATCAAGAAACTTAACAAGAGGCTCATAAGGCAAACCATTCTTAATAAAATTTAAGATTCTATCTACAACGATATTATGAATTTCCTCGCCAGCATAAGTTACAAGACCATCACGGACTTCAATCTTTCCGTGAGAGAATCGTGCAATAGCTTTGCTCTTGTCTAGTAAGTCTGGTAGATCATTAAATCTGCCTTCACGAATTGCGGTGATAGCGTCATTCCAAACTGGATTTTCGCTAGTAATAGTCTTTGGCTCATCGTTAAGAACGATGGTAAGACTACGATCAGTTAATATATATGGTATCTTCATTTATGTATCTTTACTCCTTTTTTAATTTTTGTCAATAAGATTTATATATTCGGCAATCTTTTCAATTTTAGGTTTTGATTCGATTTGCCATACATTAACGCAGGGCAGAAAGATATTCAACATAGAATACTTTTCTCTCACAGCTTTAATAAGTTTCTGCAAATCATAAGTCGGCTGGACATCTTTGAATTTAATATCAAACTCTGCATTTTTCAAAAACTCCAAGACTTCATTTACTTTCTTGAAGTTAGACTTTTTATAAAACATAACTGCACTCAAGTATTGAGCAAACTCACTATTGTTATTAGAGATAGAGTTATGTTTATTAATTCTTTCTGCAAGATCAGAAAACTCATCTCCATCATCTTGCTTGATATGATCTTGCCAATGCTTTGAGTCTATAACGAGTTGAGCAGTTTTATCAAACTCCTCACGAAGATTCTCCTCCATATAAGACCATAGATTAACAAGATTTTTATTCTTGGAGATTACTTTCTTTTTGGATTCAAAAGTTTTTGTTTTAATTCCATAGATTGCCGTAATCTTATCGCCAGTAAGCTCCTCATACTTTTCTATCGTATCTTTAAATGTGCCATTACCGATTAAAGTTTTGCCATTCTTTGCTACTGCTTGAAATGTATTGAGTTCTACATAGATAGCTTTATCATTCGCAAGATCAATGCTCATAATTTCCCAATGAGCAGACTTTGTTCCCCAATTACGAGCATCACTACGCTTAAACTTAAAGATTTGAGCAGAATGTTTTGTGTTCTTTGGAGCAACAGATGAATTACCAGAGCTAACTTGCTGAATACTAATTTTTTCATAATCAGAAAGTTTAAGATAATTCTTATCTACAAGACCAAGTGATTTGTCAAATGTCGTTCTATCGGCATCAGTCTTAAATGTGATAACATACGCACCATCAATCTGATCGCCAAGCTGATTCCAAAGGGTTGCTAATCTGAAGGTTACACCTTGCATAGAACCAGTATCATTAACTAAAATCTTGTGAGATTTCTCGCAAATAATTCTGGAATCTTCTGATTCTGAAACTAGCTTTGTGCTTCTGCGAGATTTTTGATAAAACCTTACTACAACTTCACCAGCACAAACTTTATCTATGATAGTTTTATTGAACGGAATAATATGATCGTTTATAACTTTACCATTCCATTGAATCTTATTGTTCAAAGAGCTACGAACAATATAACCTAAACTGCCGTGAGTTCCAAATACTTCTTGGAACAAACACTTAACATCAAAAATATTGTCAGATGCTTTGAATTGATTTGAAATGGATTCTGCAATCTCTTGTTTTACTTTCTTGAATTTAGCTTTAATCGCTTTCTTGGTCTTATCGGTATATTCAAGACTCTCACGACTTGCGGTAATATCTAGCTCACCTAGATCAAAGTCTACTTCAAAACCTTGATTACAAAGACTTTCTAACTCATCGTCTTTGAAATCTACATCGCTAGTATCAATATCATATCCAACACCCATTACTGCAACAGAATTAGAACGACTATAATAATCACCCTTCTCACTATAATAACGCCAGCTTTTACCTTCAAATACTGGTTTGCGATCATAGACTTTTGCTAGTTCGTCTTTGCTTGCACCTTTGATAACTGGTTTATTTTTAAAATGTTTGAATAAATTAATCGCAGTATTCAAAAAGGTTTGAGTATCATCTTCACGAATTGGAACAGAAATCATAACACCAGAAGGTTCGGAAGATTTTTCCTCTTTGAGTTTTACAATCTTACCAATTTTAGTTTCATCAATAAAAGCGTTGTAAGTAGTCTTAACTCCTTTATGAAAAGAAATTAAAACAAAGTTATCACCATAGCTGAATGGTGCAAACTTACCAATGCCATAATAACCGATAGCAGAATTGTTATTACGCTTTGTGGATTCACCATAGAAACAATAAAGGTTTTTAATGTCATCAGCAGAAAGACCATTACCAAAATCTCTGATAGTTAAAGTAGGGTCTAGCTTGGTAGGAAGTTTAACTTCAATAGAACGCTTGCTATTCGCTTCGATATTAGCGTCTTGTGCATTACAAGCAATCTCACGCAAAACTGCTAGAGGTTTATTGGAATACAACTGATTACGAAGGATATTAAAAATATAAGGAAGTCCAGATTGCTTGATTCCAAAACTTACGGATTCAAAATTATCAGACTCTACAACATTGATTGGCTTTTCGATTAATTTCATATATTGAATTTAAATTAAATTTAAAATGAAGTCAAAGAAAATTTTATTCGTAGCTATCTCTATCAATAGCAATCACATAAGGAAATCTTGGCACTTCGTCTGGTGTATAATTGAAAAATTTTATTGTAGCTTTCTTTCCTACTAATTCATTTCTTTGTTTGTAGAGTTCTTTAAGATAACCAAAATCACCTTTGATATTGCTCTTAAAATATTTACCTTTAGCATTTGTAAATTCCATATAGCCAGCAGTTCCTTTGCGGTTGCCTTCGCCTTCTTTGACTCCATTGATAATAAATTCAGCATCCATAAACTCTTTTCTTTTAAGAAGAAATTTGCTACGCTTATTCTCGTAAGGTTTATTAAGTCTAACCATCTGACCCTCATAACCATTCTCCATATACATTTCGTAAGATTCAGTAAGTTCTTTTTCGTTATTTATTTTTAATGTAGTAACAACAACAATACTTGCGTATTTTCTTTTATTAAGAGCATTTGAAACTGCTTCGTATCTCTCATAGAATAAATCTTTTTCATTTAACAAACCAATTTTAGGTGAATCATAAACCCAATATTGAATACTATCTGCACTTTCTTCTAATTCTTCGTCAGTAGGTTTAGTTCTCTTTACAAGAGAACAAATCTTATTAAAGTCATTTGCAAACTTATCACAATATAGTTCACCATCAAGAATTGCATTTGGATAATCTTTAAAGAATAAATCTAAATTCTGGCGAATATGCGGAGCAGAAATAATCTTTTTGCCATTTCTGCTAAACATTCCATCTTTTGTTACGATGCAACGAATACCATCAAGTTTAGGTTGGCTATAAACTGGATAAGCGATTTCGTGATCTTCATACTTTTGTGCAAGCATTGGCTCAAAATATTGTTTTTTATTAATATCTTTGATATCTTCAAAATAACCAGATTCAAGTTTTTGCTTACGCTTTGCTTCTGCCTCTTTTAAGGCTTGTTCGCTTGCGGAAGTAGCATTTGCACGACCAGTATTTTTAGCCTTGCAATCTGTCCATTCATTAATAATTTTTTCACCATCTGTTTGACCAGAAATTGTGCGGTATTGATTTCCTTTGACTTCAATAGTCCATTCTTGGACTTTGCCAGTCTTTGTCTTTTTATAAATTGTAGGTAGCTTCACAATTCCAGTCTATACTGGATTAACCAACTTGTCAAATTTTGTTTTTTTTTGATTTAGAAGGAGTTGCAACTTTAAGCAAACTCCAAGTTCCGTCTTTATTATCGTGCCAATCTATCGTATCACCAGTTTTCCAGCCCATTTTCTTCATCAAAGAATTAGGCAATTCAATATACAAATAACCATCTTTCTCTTTAACTTCAAGAGTATGAGAGTTTTTCTTCATTGAATAAGTTTATCTTTCTGGCTCTTTCTTGAGGAGTATCATTTAATACTGATATTTCTTCTAAACCTAATTCTCTTATCTTATCGTTATATGCTTGACCCGCATCATCTTCATTATCAAATGCTCCTAACCAAAATGTTTTACCATTTACCCTTAAAACTGAAATCCATTTATTTTTCTTTTTATTAAAATGAACACCTTTATATATTGATGTCGTAGGTTTGCCACCATAAAAACTTCTTTTAGATGAGTTTAAAGCGTTGCCAGATTTATTTAAGTCTCTTAAATTTTCAATTTTATTATTTTGAGGATTATTGTCTTTATGATCTACTAACTTTGGAAGATAACCATAATGCCAATAGAAAAATAATCTATGTAATGCTAATTTATAGGCACGACCATTTTTTGTAAAACATATTCCTAAATGTCTTTTCTCTATTGGTCTGTTTCCTTCTATTAAGAATATAGAAGCGACCTTACCAGAAGCAACTCGAATTATCTGTTGTTTATCTAAATCTATTGTAAGATATTTTCTAAGTTTTTCTGGCGTTGGAAATAATCTTTTTATTAAACATTTCATTTTTATCTAGGAGTTAAAACTTTAACAACAAATCTAATGCCCTTCCAATTCATCCACTCTAATCCTCTGATAAGTTTTGTAATAGACCTTTGAATCTTCCAGCTAATTCTTTCAACAGAACGAATATAATAATTAAAATAAATCCTATAAACTGGACAACGCATTTTCTTTTCGTGAAGATTGATCTCTGCTTCTAATTTTAATTGATGCTCAATTCTATCTTTACTAGGATACTTTTGATATTCTGGAAGAATTGTAATTTCTTTTACCTCACCTTTAACTATAACAGCTTTCCAGTCTGGATAAAAGTCTAGCCCATCAATATTATCTCCATATACAACACAACCAAAGGTAAAAGTGCCAGTAAAATCACCTCTAAATATTTGCTCCTCAAAATCTTTAACCCATTTATTTTTATCAAAAAATTCCCTAAACCTGCCATTACCTTCTACATAATTCGGATTATCTTCCCAATGACCGACCTCTTTTAATTCAAATAATTTGTTATCTCTTAAAATAAAAGTAGACAGAGCATTTTCTTCTAATTCTTTTGTTTGAAATTCCTCATCACGCCAATTACGATTTAGCGTTCTTAATGTAGCGTCAAGAGGTAATTCTTGCTCTACTCTTACATAATTAAATAATCCCATATTGTTTATTATAGACTATAATTTTATTAAGTCAATGTTATTTTTATTATCTATAATAACAAAAGAAGCTCTTTCTTCACAAAAACTACCACTATTTATATACTTATCATTTATTTCTGCTATGTGAGAATGACCACAAATTACTTTATCATAACCATTAAAATCAATATATTTAAGGGCATTTTTCTTCATATCTCCGCTTTTTTCAATAAAATTATTTGTCTTATGCTTTAATAATTTAAAAAAATCATCTGCAAATTGGGTATGTTGTCTAACAAAATAATATAATTTAACTATTATATTGGTAATCCATTTAAATCTGGTGAAATAAATATCAAATATATCTCCGTGAACAATTAATATTTTTTCATTTTTTAATTCAATTATATGTTCATTTTTACAATCAAATCCTAGAAGTATGCTCATAAATTCAGCTTTAAGAAAACAATGATTCCCGATCAAATAAATAATCTTACATTTTTTAGAAAGTTTGCGTAATTTTGAAAGAACCTTCCAATGACTTTTGCACAATCTGTTTAGATTATGATGGTCAAAAAGATCACCAGCAATAATAATTGTTTTTGCTTTGTGTTTTTTTAAAACTTTCAACAAAATATCTACCTTACAATTTTTATCTCCAAGATGAATGTCTGAAATTATCAGATATTTGTTAGTCATTTGGCAATTTTTTTATGTATTTCAGCGAGAGTTATAAGAATAAAAGATAATAATATTGCTATTGATAATAGATATTCTTCACTAATTATTGAATATATTAGAGATAGTGTCCCAGCGAATGTAATTATATTTTGAATTATAGTCATAGTTTATCCATTTTGCTTAGAGGCACAATCCAATTATCGGGATTAAATCTACCATATCTTTTAGCGGTTTTATTTTCATCAAAATTCTTTCTTGAGATTTTACCTAATAATTCTACTGATGACAACTTCTTTTTGTCTACTCTTGCAAGAATATATGTTTCTGGATTTTTTGTTTGAAATTCTTTTTGCTTAATCTTTAACTCTGGCTCTCCTTCCCCAAAATATGTAATGGTTTTAACTTCTACTTTATTAAAGTCTTGCCCTTTATCTCTGATAGCATAAATCTCCTCATCAATCTTTTCGCCAGTAAATTTAGCATAAGCCATTTCGCCAATTAATCCTATCGTATGAGGGTCATATACAGAACCTTCTTTCATAAGAATACCACGATTTCTTATAAAAGTATTTTTAGCGTTATGTCTTTTTTTGGCTAATTTTTTAGCAAAAAAAACTTCTTCTTTGGTTAAATTAATAATCATATATTGGCAAAAGATTGTTCTTTCATTTTTAATTCAAAATCAATATCTACATTATGTCCGTATGTATCGGGCAAACAAGTAGCGTAGTCTGCGTGTTTGCGAGGATTTTTATGTCCAACAATACTTTCTGAATAATGGAATAATGGAATATGATTACCCCAAGTGATTCTTGCAAGATGAAACGCTTGTTCTTCTGATAAATTATCTGGATGACATTTGTGATGAAGATAATCAAAAGTAATTGGAATATTGGAAACAGAATGAAAATATTTCATAAGTCTTTTAATAGACCAACAAGTATTTTTATCGTCATTCTCAATAACTAATCTAGACTTAACATCATTTGATAGTCTTTCAAAATTACTCATAAACTTCTTTACTACATCATTAAGATTGCCTTTTGCATTATGTATGTGCATATTCATAGGTGCATCATAGTTTAGTGGGCAACCAATTTGCGTCATAAACCAACCATAGTGATTTAATTCTTTGATTGTTTTATCTACTGCGTTGTCGTTATCACTAGCAAGGACATTAAACTCGCTAGGATGACAGGAAATGCGAACATTGGTAGATTGAACTAGATTCTTGATATTATTAAATTGATCTACAATCCTATTATAGTCTGGCAAGTCTTGTAATGATACATTAGCTTTATCATAAGTAATAAGAGGAAATAAATCAGAAGAAAGTCTATATGTATGATTATTGTCAGCACAATATTTGATATATTGGTATGTGGTAGTCATATTATTGAGTATTCTAGAAGAAAGAGCAGAAAGAGCCTCTTGCCTTGGTAGACTAGAAAATCTAGCGTAAGTCATAGTATTAAACTTGATTGGTTCATCTCTTTCTGCAAGAGATAAAACGATACAGCAAACACCTTTTCTACTCATACTACCATATTAATCTAAAACACAAGAATAGTCAAGCACAGATAAATTATCTATAAATATATGTAGATGAACCATTTTGTTTTTTTAATTCTTTTTTAATCAACAATTTTTCTTTTTCCTCTAACCAGTTTATACTATCATAGTTTTGTTTAAACCTATTAGAAAAACAGCTCCTTGGCGAATCCCCTTTGCCAGCTCCTTTATTTGGCTTATTTTCGTTCATATTTGGCATTTTTTTGTTAGCAAATAAGCATATTTGGCTATATCCTGTTAGTAAATAGGATATATTTGGGATTTTTTTGTTAACAAATATTACTTTTTAAAATCACCAAGATCGCGATCAAAAGAAAATTTTCCAGGTTTTTCTACAAGACCCTGATAAGTTTCTTCTGTGCATCCAGCCATTTCAGTAAATGGTGCTATTACTGCGAAAATTCCAAAAGCACCAATAGTCGCAGCAGATGAAATTGGACGAACAACCGCGACATCTCCAGCAGCTAAAAATCCGTTTGATACATCGAAATCTTCGTCTATATTTGGTTGATTAACATCAGCAAATGATAATGACGCAATAATAATTGAGACAGAAATAATAGTTTTAATTTTATTCATAATAATATTATATCTAAATATAATAAAAAGTCAAGTATTATTTGGCATTTTTTGGTTAGTAAATATCATTTTTTTTAGGTATAAAATTGACCAATGCCTCATCTCCATATACCTTAAAAGAATAAAGTTTATAATTTTTTCTTTCTAACATAGATCTTAATTCATTAACATATTCACTTTTAAGATAAACAACTACGCTTTTTTCATTCTCCATATCTATACCATATTCATCTGAAAATTCAGAACAAATTGCAAGGGCTTCGGTTTGATTGCTCATATATGTTATTTATTATTACACTTTATATATTTGGTGTTTTTTCGTTAGTAAATTTGGTTATATATATGATATGTAGTTAAATATTCTGTGTAATTTTATTAGTGAATCCTAAGTATAAAATTAATGATAAAGTAAAGTTTTTTTGTAAGTATAAAAATGAAAAAGTAATAGGCGAAATAATAAATATTAGACAAGCAAAATATAATTGGGATTATAGTATTAGATATCATATTTATATTGACTTACTTTATGTTCAATGGGTAAATCAACAAGATATCATTGAAAAAGTAAAATAAAATTTAAAATTATTAACTATATGGAACGAGTAGGATTCGAACCTACGGATGATATTAAACCATCGGAAGTTTAGTAAACTTCTGCTTTAGACCACTCAGCCATCGTTCCAAAATAACTTCGGGGTAGCAGGATTTGAACCTGCGACCTTCTGCTCCCAAAGCAGACGCACTAGCCAAGCTGTGCTACACCCCGAATTCTCCCAAACTAGGACTTGAACCTAGAACGGCCTCGTTAACAGCGAGGTGCTCTACCTTTGAGCTATTTGGGAATATACTTTATTATATTTGATATTTATTAATTAGTAAATTTAATATTTACTATCTGGAGGATTTTTAATAACTACTGGTGGAATTGAATTAATTTTAATTTTTTCTGAAATTTTTTCCATGAAAAGAACTCCGTATTTTTTTATTCTTAACTGTCCGTGCGCTTTTAAAGTAAATCCCCATTCTTGTATACGGTCAATGAATTTATTTCTTATTTCTAAAGAATGATATTCAATTGCCATCTCATTTATACTTATAAAATCTTTGGGTTCAAAATTTTCTGCTATTAACAATTCAAATCCTTCTATATCACTTTTAAGTGCGGTGATATTATTTATATTTATCAAATCTTTAATTTGCTCTGAATTAGATATATCAACATATTGAATAGATAAATTATTTTTATTTTTATATTTTTCTTTAAAAAAATTAATCTCTCTTATATCTTTATCTATGCCTATTACTTTATTCGCACCATTTCTTAAAAAATATATAAAAGAAAATTCTTTCTCATTTTTGACTCCCCATCTTCCACACCCTAAATCAAGCACGTTCTGGTCTTTGATATTGAAATATTTCCAATGTTCTGATGCGTTTTCTGTTTTTATATTAAAATTAATCATTTTTATTTAGTAATTTTTAGATTTCCATTCAAAATTAAAAAAATCAAACGGCTTTCTATGCTCATCTTTAGGATCATAATCTACATTCGTGCAATTTAAAACCATAGCTTCCTCATTTCCTATCGCGGAAAATCCATGCCATATTTTAGGTGGTATGGTTAAAACTGATGAAAATGGAATTAGTACATGTTTTTCACTTTTATTATTAATATCGTCAAATAATCCAACCAAAAGTCTTCCTTGAAGTAATATAAATCTATCGGTTTGTTTCTCGTGCATATGCCATGCTTTTATAACCCCAGGAAGACATGTAGTTACATATATATGTTTAATTTTTCCATCTTCTTTTTCTTTAACCAATTCGGCTAACCAGCCACGGTCATCTATAATTTTATTTATTCTTTTATTCATTTTTATTAATATTTTTTTGGTGGTGGGTTGGGGTAGTTTACAATTATACTAGAATTATAAGAGCAATTCTTATTTATTCCATTTAATTTTGTGGACCTTGGAATTCTTACCCTCTTTGGCCAAATCCAAGGTTGTCCATCTTTATATTCTTTTATAATTAAATCCGCTGTTAAATAATCTAAATCTGGTCCGTAATCATAATATGCTCTGTATTTTGATTTATAGATTTCTCCTATTTTGGCGTTCTTGTACAAAGAGAGAATCCATCTCTCGGTTATATAATATAATGGGTATCCACGATGATAACTTTTGCTTAAATCTTTTTCATGTTCTATGATATCTGGAAGATTTTTTAAATAAGAAGTTTTTGCCCACCAAAAATTTCCAGAGAAAAATAATCTATGAACATATACATCTATGACGTATTTATTATGGTAACTCATGGTTAAATTTGATCCGATTACATCATATCCATCTTCTAATCCTTTTATAGAATATTCATATTTATTTATTAATATAAATTCTAACATTTTTCTCCAGGCCCATACGCCTTTCATTTTGTGTGGTCTAGAAACTCCTTTCGCGTGAATATATAATACATACGAGTCGTTTGCTTGTGACCATTTTTTTAATTCCCTTAAGCAGGCTCTTTCGTAATCTTTAAGATAATTTGAATAATAAATTAGATGTATTTTATTTGTCTTTTCTAATAAAAAATTAACATCTTCCTTTGACTCCCCTAGATATGTAATATAAATCTTATCAAGATCTTCGAATAATTTACTAGAATGTATCTCTTTAAATTGATCCTCTACAATTTCTTTCCAATGATTTAAACCGCATATATGCCAAAATATTACTTTTTTCATTTAATTAGTTTTTATTTTAACCAAACAGATGTAGGATTATACGCTTCTGTGTCAAGATAGTCCCAAACCTTCCAGTCTTTGTCGCCCTTAGAATATCCAATAATATTAGACAGAAATGCATGAAGGTCTTCAATATGCCAAACATCATCTAATAATTTTTTGCCAAGATATCTTGATTGATGAGCTACATGATCTGCGTAACTATACGCAAAAGCAGAAAATGGAGGAAGAACACATCCCATAGAGCAAAGAACTCCCTGCATACGAGAAGCAACTTCTTTTCCTCCAACAGAATGCATGGTTACGATGACTCCAGCTGGTTTGCCTAAAAGATGTTTTTTGCCCTCTATTTCTGTCATTTTCTCAAAAAGTTGTTGCATATTCGATCCCCAACTATCCCAATATGTTCCTGTGCAAAAAATTAAAGCATCACTTTCTTTAATAATATGTCTAACTTTTGGCCAATAGAAATCTTTATGAAGGTGTAAGATTTTAATTGCTATATTTGGATCGATTTTATTAATTTTTTTTCTTATTTTTTTAATAAGAGATCCAGTATTTCCATTTTTTCCACCTATAGAGCCATTAATTATGGTAAGAGTTATTTTCTTTTCTAGCGAGTTCATTAATATAATCCTTTATAATATTATATAATCTTGTTTCTTCTGGGTTAGCTTCTCTTTCAATATCCTCAAAATTATAAAATATATATTCTTTTAATTGATGATGTTTGAATCTATGTATGCCTTTTTTATCATCTCCATAAACAAATATATATCTAAATGGTAACGATTCATTTTTTAATTTATATAAACTTCCATATTTTGGAAATAGTTGTTTACTTTTATCTAAAAAGTTTAATATTTTTTTAAAAATCATAAAATCCCAAATACTTTAAGTAGGACTATAGAAGATGCACTTGCTCCAACTAAACTACTAATTGTTCTAATAATTTCTAATTTATGATTATGATGATCTACCCATATTTCAAAAGGATCTCTTAACTTTCCTCTTGCTAAAAGTTTTTTTCTTTGTTTTTTACTTAATTTTAAGTTAGAAATATCTTTTAAAGTTATCATTTTTTCTTTCTTTTACTTTTTACTGGTTTCCATATTTTATTATTTGTGTCTAAATTAACGCTCATATGCATGACTTTACTGTATAAAGTATAGCCAAATCCATTTCCCCATTTCATGGTAGTAATACTTATTAAATCTCCAATTTTATATAGAATATAAGATAATAAAAACTTCATATATTATTATACAAGAAATTTCACAAATTTTATTTTTTATTTACTTTAAAAAGGTTGGATAAAAATGGACATTTACTTTTATCTTCTTCTTTTATCGTAAATTTATAATCTAATTTATGGTGTCCTTCTCCAATTTTTTCTCCATCAGTATTTATACCATCTCTATAAAAGAATTGCCTTGTTGACATTTTTTCTCTTTTACTATCATTGAATTCCCTTCTAGATTTTGACCAAGTAGTATGTTCCTTTTGTAGCTTCTTATTACTTTTTATATCTAAAAATTCTATATTAGTTTTTTCATTTAAATTTAATGGATAAGGTATAATTCTACATATAGGATCATTTTCATTAAATTTAATTAATTTATTTTTTTCTGTTATTTTAAAATTCATAGTAAAAGTAAATGGAGACCAATTTGTTTCTACTAAAGCTTCTAATGCCTGTAAGCCATTCACTGGAGTATTTGAAGGTCCAGATACTAAAAGACCCCATCCTGGAGGAGTTTTAAAAATTACAGGAAAACTAAAAGTAATAATTCCTTTTACGAAATGAGACATGCAACTGCTAAAATATTCATTTTGTTTTTTATGAATTATTTTTACATCTGACATACTCGGTCCTCCATTCCAAAATATCTCGGTTTCGTTTTGGTATAATATATTATATCCCAATTGATTTGATGCTACTAATGGAGCGCAATAATAGGCATAATATTGTTCTTTGTCGTCCATCCAAGTCCTTTTTGGAGATGCAGGAACTATATATTTTTTACATTTTTCTATTATACCGTCATGTAAAGCGTAGCATTGTATTAATACATCATTTTTTATAATTAAATTATTTGCGTTTAAATTCATATATTAAATTTCTTTTTAAAAGCATAATTGTTTATTCTATTAAATAAATCGATTGATCCTTTTGTTAAATTGCCATCCTCTATGGCTGGAATTTCTATAAATTCCCATGGTTTATATGATCTCTTGTCAAATATCATTTTTTTTGTTTTTTCATCTTTTATTCCATAACAATAATGATAAAATAAAGCATTTCTTTCTGAAATATCAAATGGTGGCATATCAAGTACATCTATAATTTCTGGAATAATTTTATTTTCTGCAAGAGCAATATTAAATCCATACATATCACATATCCAATTCATATATAGTGGATTATTTTTAACATCAGTAGTTCTAAATAAAACTGTTAATTCTATCCATCTATTTATTATTTTCCTTAAAATATTCTCTTTAACAAGAAATGGCCAACCTACTGGTTTATAATAAGATAAAAAGTCTGTAAAACTAGGATTTACATCTTCCATATAAAATTTTACTACTTTTTTCGTAAACTCGTTGTGGTCTGCATTCATATAATTATATTTTTGTCCCATGATACTTTGAGTATTCGAATCAAATTTATCTATAAATATAAAATCTGCTTCAACAAATAAATATAATCTATCTAATTCTACTTCTTTTGTCTCTAAATATTCTTTAATTGAAAATGCCCTATCATAAATAACATAATCATCATCTTTTTTAAAATTTCTATAGCTCTTATTTTTACATAAAAAATACGGATAGTTTTTATTTAATTTTTCCTGATCAGTTATTATAACTGATAAAAAATCTACGCTAGGTTCATTTTTATAAAATTTTAAAAATGAATCATACATCATCTCCATTTGCCAATCAATATATTTATTGGTTGTTTCTGTTACTAAAACTGTAAATTTATTCATTTAAATTTTTTTAATATAAAAAAGACTAGATTTTGTAGATATTTTTTTGATATATTCTTCGGCTTTAGATTTACCATCCTTAGATAAAGGAAAAGCTCCATATAGAAATTTATCTTTTTTTGAAAAAATTGCGTAATATTTATTTTTATTTTTCATTTGATATAATTAAATTTTTTAAAAGTTTTAAATGATAAACATTCCAGTTTTCTCCATCGTATTGTTTATTTTTTAAATCTTGATATATATTGTATTGAATAATCTGCTCTAATAAATCTAAAATTTGTTGGTTATTTTTCATTAATATTATATTATATATTAATGGTGTAATTATTTCTAGAATATATGTTTTATCTCGATACAACTAATAAATTTTTAGCTATCACTGTAACAAATTCTGGTGGATTTACTGATTATTCTACAAGAGCAAGATCTGGTCATTTATATTATAAAAATGATGTATCAGATCCGTGGGGAAATAATGGAGTTCATATTGGCTCATTTGATTTAAAAACCGCTGGAACTAAAACATTTGTTTTTGGTAATAGCGGTATATTAACTGGATCTTTATCTAATTCTGCTGTTTCAAATAAAGATAAATACGTAAGCATGTGTAATATGTTTTCTGCTGGAAATTTAGATTATCATTTTTTAACAATAGTTGTTGATAGAGATAAGCCTGGAGATTATGTTTATATTGGATGTCCATGTAGTCAAACAAATCCTGGCGGATTAAATAATACTACATATTGCGCTCCAAATGCTTTTAATTTTTTAGGCGGTTACAATTATCTTGGAGCAAAAATCTCAATCACACCTTATTATATAAATAGTAATAAATCTTTAATTCAAGGTACAACTTTAACATCAGCAAGTATGTCATTTTGGGATCAATTAGAATTTGGTACATTAACAACTTGTCAAAATTTAAGAGCAAATAGTGCTACTTCTGGAAGATTTCCAGATACTGCTAATAATATAAATAATATTTCGTGGACTAACGGAGATGTAATAATTCCAACACATGACTGTGCTCCAGATGGACCAGGAGCGACTGTTTGGTATGGAGCATATCGATATTATAGACAGGGAACAGCTAATCCTGCTCAATGCGTCTCTACAATAGCGTCTTATTCATTAAAAAATGGTCAACATACTTTTGGTCAAGTATTTCAAAATCCTCTTGGAACTTTTAATAGTAGAATAATTACAACGCCTACTAGTACAAGTAGTATTCTTAATAGTGAAAGCTACTCGGTAGGATATACTGCTTATGATCAAATATTTGGTTCAACTAATGGGGCGCAAGGAACTGGAACAGTTCAATGCCCAATAACAACAGGAACACCGCGCGGAAATGTTTTAGGCCCAAGATATATGTTAGACATTTCTCTAAGATGTAACCCTGGCGCAAGAACAAATACTATGGGACCATATTATAATGGCAATACGTATCCAACTTATGGAGGATATGGATTTTATTTTAAATTTATTTGGGATGCTTTATGCTATCCCTGCGTTTAATTTTTATAGAAAATAAACTTTAATATATTCTTCTTTTTCTGAAACAGAAAAAGACCTATAAGCAGCCCTGTCTTCTATTATTTTCTTCCAAAAATTTGCCCAATCTTCGTCTGTTTTCCCTACAACAAAAATTTTCCCTCTGTAATCTGTCATTTCTTGTGGTATTTGTCCTGAGTTAGGGGTTGATAACTCTCTTCTAACTTGTCTTGGTTTAGTAATTTCTTTAATTTTTTCTTGAACTTTTTCATTTTTAAACATTTCATCAAGAAAATTTGCGTCTTCTGTATTGTATACTTTATTGAAATATTCATGAACTCTTTGTCCACAACTACAACTTGGATTTTCTCTCCAACTTAATAAGTCTACTTCTATATCTTTATATTTCTCTTTTAAGATATTAAAAGTTTCATCAAGCTCTATGGCTGCTCTTAGATTTAAAAAATTAATTTCTTTAGTCATATCTAATATTTTATAAATTAGGATATAAAAAATCTAATTTATTTTTTATATTATTCTGGCAACGGTTCTCCTGGAATTCCTGGAGTTACTCCCTCATGATTTCCTCCTCCGACGCAATTTGTTGGAGGTGGAGGTGGTAAAGGTGGAGGTGAAGGTGGAGGAGGTGGTGGAGGAGGAGGTGAACACCACTCAGGTCTTGGGCTTGGTGGTTGCCAATTCGGATCAGGTTTTACAGAAAAATCGATGTATCTATAAAAAATATCACTGGTACAAAAAAATCCATCACATGGCGGAGTTCCATTAACATCTACTGGTCTTGCACCTGGAATTGGGTCAGACCCTATAACTGCCCAAGGTCTTTTACACCCTAGAAGAATGTCTATATCTTCTGCATTTTTATCTGCTGCTTCTTTCTCTAAAAGCTCATAACATCCTTCTGGCCTTATTTTTTCTTCATATCTATTTTTTAAATCTAATTCATTTGCTTTAATTTCTTCTATAAGTCTTTTTCCAAATGCTTGTTTATCTGATGTGCAATTTCCAAAATAAAGGCTAGACTTTGTAATACTTGAACTAATAGGTCCACATCTATATTCTAATTCAAAAGGAAATCTAGATCCCTTTTTATAAAAGTCACAAGGATCTGCATTTTTATCATAATTATAAATAGATATACCGTTTGGACACTGAATGCTTGGCGTAGGGAAAGGCCATCCTCTATGAAATTCTGCTTCGTAAAAACTTTTATAGCAACTAGAATTAGCGCAACAATCTAACTGTCTTATACAGTTTTGCAATTGCGCATTGTAATCAACTGGGTCGTGAGGAAAAACATAAGAGCACATATGATTTTCCAATTCCTATATTACACTCTTGGGATATTTCCTGTATTTTGAACTAAATTATATTTAATAGAAATATCCTCTTTAGAATCATCGCTTGTTTTAAATGATATTAAACCTGTGCAAATTGGGACATTATATTCTTTAAATTTATTTAAATTTTGAGGTGAATATGGACTAATTTTATTTATTTTATTTCCTGCATAGGCTGAATATTTGTCTCCATAATATAAATTATCTGGTATATGAGCCGCAGAGATCTTGAATGTTTTAACGCTTGCCGATGTATATCCTGTAATTTCAAAAGTTTCTGGATTTACTAATACTCCACTTTTTAAAGTTTCACTAATAGCCGAACCTAGATATGGATTTCTTCCAGAGCCGTATATATTATTTCCTGTATAAAAATAAAATCCAGTATATGAAATTGGTAAAAGTAAATCATAAGTTTTATCTGTTTCTAAATATAATTCTGGATATCTTTGATTTTGGAATCTATAGTAAACTTTTGCTCCACTTCTTTCTTGTGGAATATCAAATTGGCTAAAAACTTTAGTTCTTAATACTAAATTTAAACTTTGTTCTCTTAAATTATCTCCACTGATCATCATTTTGCCTGTGATTGAATTTGGCGAAACGGAAAAATATTCTATACTTGGATCAATATTATTTTCCTTCACACTAAATTGAATTAATCTATAATTCCCGTTGATTTTATTATAATTTGGTTCAATAACTTTTAATCCACTTACATCACCTTTAATAGCTAAAGGCCTATGATGCGATAAGTTTGTTTGCAAGAAATTATATTTAAGGCCTTTTTTTAATATTATTTCATCTAATTTTTTATATTTATTTGAAACTGTATCGTAGAATCTATATCCAGATCCACTTAAAAAGTTAACTGAAACATATTCTTGCTTTGAGTCTTCTGTGTTAAAAGTTGGTAAATTATTTCTTTGTAATTTAAAAAGTAAATCTAATTGTACTGCTCCAGTTATTGGATTAAAATTATTTTTCTGATAAACAAGTTGACCATTTTGATTTTTAAATAAACCAGAATAACCTTCTCTATATTTAAAATATTGTCTCTCAGTATTTAAATTTGAAACATAGGTATCTGGTTCTACATTAACAGTAATGTTTGCTTGACCTTGATAAGAAGGTAATGCTTTAGTTTTTGATGCAAATTTTGCTTTTAATGTAGAAGTTTCTGAAATTATATTTAAACCTGTTGCATAAGCTGTAAGCCCAAATACTGGACTAGATGTAGGTAGATTACCATTATTATCATATTTTAACAATGATCCTTCTAAATTATACTCTAGATTATCTCCAGTGCCTTGAATTACGCCTAATTGATTTTCTCTAAAAGATGAAAAATAGTAATCATCAAAAAATATTTTAGTATTATTTCCCAAAGCCTTTGTAGAAGCTGAAATTAATTTAGATTTTACTAAAAAGCTTAATTTACCATCTTCTAGCATTGTGCCTGTAACTTCATTTAAAATTAAACCGCCAGTATTTGTATAGATTTTTGTTCCATTAGCTAAAGTAGAGGAATGAGTTCCAGTCTTTAGATAATTAATTCTAAAATTAATATCCACGCTACTATTTTTACCTATTGTATAATATTTTACAAGTTGGCCAGATAAAGGATGATTATTTGGATAAACAAATTGAGTTATTTTAAATTTATCATCAATTACTTCAAGATTTGAAGAAGCAGAAGAGATATAAAAATTCTTTGGTAAATCTCCAGTATTAAATACAGAAAATGAATAAACTTCTCTATCGTTTAAAGTGCCAGATTGATTTATAGTATAATTATTATTATATAACTTGTATAATCCAGTATTATTTGGTTGAAAATATGGTCCATATCCTAAATCAAAAGAATTTGGAGAAGTTCCTGTTGGAATCCAGGAAACAGTTCCGCTAAATACAAATATTCTACGAATTGTTTCGTCTGATGATTTAACTTTTATAGGATCATCATATTGTAAATTTCTTTCGCCCCTCATTTCTGTATAAACAAAAGAACATCTATTCGTTACACACCATTCAATATTTGGAATATTATCTTGAAAATATATTTTATTATAAGAAATTAATTGCCCAGTTTTTGTGCCAGAGATAATACCGCTAGTTTGTGCGTCCGCATAGTATTCTGATAATCCAAAATTTAATAATTCTTTTTTCGTCCAATAATTTCTTCCTACGCTTCCTAATTGATATCCACTATGATCAACTAATTCGAAAATATTTTTATATGGAGATATAAATGGTGCCCATGGAAGATCATTTCTAACGAATCCGCAAATTTTAAATCTTTGGCCAGAGGAAATTCCTTCTGGATATCCAAAACCATCTTCTTTTCCATAAGGAAATCCTGCGTCAGGTTCAAAATTAGCTCTTATAGTCCTATCCAAGCAATAAGCTTGACCATTTACTGTAGTATATGGATCTTTATCTAAAGGATAATATGTCTTGGCAAATTTAATTTTTAATCCAGATGCTCTATAAGTTTTTAACCATCCAGATTCATACCATAATGAATTATAATTATCTTTTCTGTAAGTTTTTAAATCATTTAAATAATTTTGATTATCTCTTTTAGATATTTCGCTACCTAAAATTACTTTAGAATTGTTTAACAAATCTTTAAATTTTGGTGTTAAATATTCTTTATCTGCATATTCATAATAAGTATTATTAATAGCAGATGCTAAATCTAAGTCTTTAGCTTTTGTTTGACCGCTAAATCCTTTTCTATATCCAGTAATTTTATTCATGATTTTTAGGCCTAGCTTTGTCTAGACTTCTTGTTGCTCTTTTTTGCCTCATTTCTGAACCCTGATGTTCTCAATGAAAAAGCCGGTTATCTAGATGTTAAAACCTTTCTGGTGGTTTCTTCTTGCTCTTCTCATGTATGTTATTTTTCATTTTTTAAAATGAAAACTCGATGTCTCCATCGAGATCGGACTATATCTTGCTTACTGACTTTCGTTAGTAAGACTGGGTGCTCGTGTCTCTGTTATTGTTACGGTAACTCAAGAGTTAGTCTCTACACCTTCATGCTTCGTTTTTACCGTGAAGCAGGCTTGGCTCGGTATAATCCACTTGGGACTTCCACCGAATTCACCCAGTATGCCCATCATCTTTTAAAGAACTATAACCTATTACACTAAATAATATAATGTGAAATTATTTTTATATTTTTTCTTTATCACCAGAAAACATTATTTGTAGTTCTTCTTTTATGGAGTTATTTATTTCTGATTTTATGAAAGATTTCATTTCGTCTAACTCATCAAATGAATAAAGAATATTATCTTGATATAGCCTATATAGATTTATTTTTTCAAGAATATCACACTTATTAAAAATTAACTTATTGACCCCAGAAATTCTAATTGCACGAATTAATTTTGTTAAATTCAACCAATTAACTAATCTTTTTCTACCAGTTGTAGAACCAAACTCCTGCCCAATATCAATAATCATATTCAATTCTGGATCATTCCAGAGATATTCTGGAAATAATGGATCTACTCCACTTTTTGTATCGTAAATTTTTGCAACGCCAATTATATCTCTAATTTTTTTTGGAGAAAAACCTAAAGAGCAAGCAGAGTATGGAAGAGTTTCGCTACTAGTAACATAAGGATAATTTCCATAATTTATATCTAACCAAAAGCTTTGAGCTCCTTCACAAAGGATTTTGCCATAAAGATTTCCATCCCAAATATATTTTTTATCAATATAATCTTTTGCTAATTTTCCAGTTCTTAGCATTTTATCTGCATAAGCTGGGGCGATACCTTGTCCAGTGGTCCCAAGCTTTGGCTTTAAAAATTTAAGATCATATTGAATATGTCTTTCTGTGATGATATTTGCGTTTGAACTTACTTTAATTAAAGAAGTATCAAATCCATTTTTTTCAAGGTATTCTATTTCGTCAAAAAATTTATCTACATTAATAACGCAATTTGGTCCAATAACACTAATTTTATTTTGAAATATACCGCATGGTATTATATGCGTTTTATATTTTTTATTATTTAAATAAATAGTGTGCCCAGCATTTGGCCCGCCATTCCAACGACAGACCATATCGTAATCTTTAGATATAGTATTAGTAATTTTACCTTTTCCTTCATCTCCCCAACATAATCCAAAAATAATATCAACTAGTTTTATCATTATTATTTGATTTTAATTCATTTAAATAATTTTCTAAATTTTCTTTAGCTTTTGTACAATAATCTTGTCCTGATTTGCCACAACAATTTTTAAATTTTGTTAAAGTGAGTGGACACCAAGTATTCCTAGGGACTTTATTTAAAACTCTAACTATTGGAGAAAATGGGGTAGCTCTGGCGTAAGGATTATCTGGTAGTTTTATATTTTTTACATTCTCGTTTACATTTTCATTCATATTATCGGGTGCTTTCGAGTTTTGGCCTTAGTCTTTGGAAAGCCGCATTAACCTCGGCAACATTTTCAATTTTATTAGCATCCATAATAAGAAATGCTTTTTGTCCAAGTCTAAAATTTTCATCAGTTTTCGCGGATACAACAGCTTGAATTCTTGATCTCATTTGAGATTCGTTTTTTAATGAAAGATTTCTTTTTTGTTCTTGAAGAAGCTCTATATATTTTTTATTTGATTCAATTTGAGATTTTGCCAAATGATATTCCGCTCCTCTCGTAACATCATCATATTTTTGATATGTTGATTGACCTTTGCTGCTGCTAATAGCTATTAATAATGCAATTATTGCAATTGCTAGATATTTTATATTATTATAATTTTCCATGTGCAAATCCTTCGTACAAGTTGTTTGCTGTAACTTTTACAGCTTTTATTTTATTTGTCCAAATGCCTCCGCGCATTTCTTCTATTGATCTAAATCCCAAATAACTCATTGCACTTCTTAAGCCATTGGCAAAATCATATACAATGTCTTCTATGGATTTATTTTCAATCAAGGGAATTAACGTGGCATCTCCTTCTACAAATAAATTCTTTTTTGTACCATCATATAAATCATAATCTTCTACGACATCTTTGCTTGCCATTCCTCTATATTTTGCATATCTTTTACCGTCTTTTTCTATTATATTTTCTTCATCTACGGAATCTGCAAGTCCAGCAAATATTCTTCCACATATTACGGCATCCGCACCACTCGCGATAGCTTTAACTAAATCTTTAGGATATCTAATCCCTCCATCTGCTAAAATACTTGGACGATTTTCTTCTTTTGGATTTTCGTGTCTAAAATAATCTAGATTTGCTAACTGAAAATTTCTAACTGCTTTCCAAGCATAATATAAACCTGTGACACTTGGACATCCTATTCCAGTTTTTATTTGGGTCAAACACATTGATCCAGGTCCAATAAGATGCCTAAAACCATCTGATTTTAAATTAGCTAATCTATAAACACTTTCTTTTGTTAAAGTATTTCCAACGATTATATCTTGTTTATAGGATGATTGTTTATACCATATAAGAAAGTCTTCGACATTTTGAGATAAACCATTAGCAGTATCTAAAAAGAATATATCCGTATATTCCGAAATCATTTCAATTCTTTCTTTAAAGTCTTTAAGACCTATTGCATTTATGCAAAAATTACTTTCGTCTTTTATGTGCTTAGCTTTTTTAGCTTGATCGTCTGGAGACATAAATCTATGTAAAACTCCTGCACCACCAACTCTATTAATCTTTATACAAGATTTAACAGATGAAACTGTATCCATCGGAGAAAGTATAATTGGTATATCTATATATTTTGATTTGCTAATTTTTGTTATTGTATTAACTTCTTTTCTAGAAATAATATCTGAAAAATTTGGAAGTAAGGAGATATCATCGTATCCTAAAGCTTCTATAAATTCCATTCTTTGATTATAGAATTGATTTTAAAAAAAGTCAATAGTAAATCAAATTTTTCGTATCAAAGATCCGTCTTTTTTTATAAAATTTATAACGTCTTCAGAGCTAAATCCTAAATTATTTTTTAAATTAATTAAAATTTCTTGAGGCAAAGTATTTATTTTTTGAATAAATTTATCTTCAGCGTAATTTTCTCTAGTTTTTCTGCTACAACTACATCCTCCTAGAGACATATCATAGTAAGAAATATTCTCATTGAAATAAGCTAGAGTTTGTTCGTCTTTTATTTTATTTCTAACTTCTGTCACGAACTGTTGTAGATTAAGATTCTTCTCTGTCATGGTATTTCATTAAAATTACACTTATATAATATAATATCAAAGAACTAAAAAATATCAAAAATATTCTATATATATTACTAAATAATAGATAGTCCCCTATACATAGCCAAGTATTAAGACAAATAGGACAACTTATTAATCTTGTGAAAAATGAATTATATTCCATATTTAAAAATATAGGATAATTAATATTGGGATACTTCATTTTTAGTTCCAAATATTCTTTAAATTTAAATATTTTATTTAATAATGGTATCTTATTAAAGTATTCAAAAAATGCGTCAGTTTTAAACCAGACTAAAAGTATAAAAGAGTTTAATGTAAATAAGAATATATTTTCTATCATTAAATATTATATTTAAAAATCTCTATATTATAAAATTTAAATATATCAAATGATTTTTGTTCTTTGTCGTATTCTTCTATATAAAGAATTTTTTTTATGCCATGAGATACAATATTTATCGCGCAAGATGAACAAGGGAGTAATGTAGTCGCCATTAAATATGGATCATCATATCTAGATATACATGCTAAAGCGTTTGTTTCTGCGTGAATCATATATAATCTTCTTTCATCCCTATTATCCCAAAAATTATTTTCTATATTCTTTTTGCTTGTTAAGCCGTTGTAACCTATACTAAGTAATCTACCTTCTTTGTTCAAAATTGAGCAGCCAACTTTTTTGTATGGATCTTCTGATCTTTCTGAAGCAGAAATCGCAAATTTTATAGCCATATCTTCGAAAGATATTCTTTCCATAATTAAATGTTAAATATATTTTATAATAAAGTCAAGTTTAGAAGCTTGACTTTACTAAAAAATTTTAGTAGAATAATAAAGATGATTGGTATAACTGGAGTAGCTAGATCTGGAAAAGATACGCTTTACAAATTAATAGAAAAAAAATTAGCTAAAGAATCAATATCTACAAAAAGATTTGCTTTAGCTGATAATCTAAAAAAAGATTTAAAAGAATTTATTTTAAATAAATTTAACATTAATCTTGATTCTTGTACTCCAGAAGAAAAGGAAATTGTTAGACCTATAATGGTAGCGTATGGTAAATCTAAAAGAAAACAGACTGAAGGAAGATATTGGATAAATTTATTAGATTCAGAGTTATCTATATCAAACATAATTCCAGTAGTTACTGATATTAGATATGATGAATACCCTAGGGATGAATATTTTTGGCTCTCTAAAGAAAAAAATGGATTTTTAATACATATATCGAGAGTACACGATGGAAAAATTATCCCTCCAGCAAACGAAGAAGAGTATAAAAATGATAAGATTTTATCAGAAAAGTCTAACTATAAAATGATATGGTGTACAGAGTCAAATTCTGAAGTTTTATATTCGACTTATGAAAAAAATATTATAGAAATATATGAACAATATAGAAGACATATTTTTAATAAATAAAGTAAAAACAAATTCTGATAATCAAGCTTTATTAGAATTATCAAATCGCCATAGTGGTATTTATAATGAAATGATAAAAAAATATTATCGCCATTTAGTTAATGTAGGACTTAATCCAGATGATATAATATCTGATAAGTTATATATTCTATATAAATCTGCGATGAGTTTTGATCCATCGAAAAATGTAAAATTTTCAACTTGGGTTGGCAACCAAGCCAGATATTATTGTTTAAATTGTATGAATAAAAATAATAATTCTATTGCCATGGAAGAAAAAGACATCAGATTAATTTTAGAGAAAAAACAATTAGCTGTTAATAATGATCAAAATTTATTAAAAGAAAAATCAGATTTAATATTTTCTATCTTAGATAGAGTTAAGGATAGTAGGTTATCTAAAATATATAAATTAAGATATTTCTCTGGCAAGAAACTCACTCCATGGAGTAAAATAAGTAAAAAATTAAAAATTAGCACTCAAACTGCTATTAACTTGCATAATAAGGGAAAAAAACTTTTAAAAAATAAGTTGACAACCGGATATAATATAGATATAATTTAATTATTATGAATAAAAAAACAACTAATACAAATAAAAACGAAACACAAAAATCAGATTGGGCAAAAAGAGATGTAGGCGCTCTCTGGAAAAGAGAAAGTGCTACTCAAAAATATCTTTCTGGTTATGTAAAGGTAGATGAACTTGGTGTTGAAACAGAGGTAAAAATTGTAGTATTCTCCAACAAAAACAAGAAGGATAATGCAAAAGCTCCAGATTATAGAATTTATCTATCTAAGCCAGCTCAACAAGCTCCAGCTTCAGTATCAAAAGTTGAGCAAGAGGATTCTTCAGAATCAACTGATGATGTTCTATAATGGAATTTAGCTTAAATTTACCGATAAATTCGGTATCTTTTGGACAGGTATCTACCTTATTATTAAGAGAATTATTCTTAAAAAATAAGGTAGTTCCTATTTTCCCAATAGGTCAACCAGATTTATCTTCTCAAAATATTGAAAAAGATTTTGGAGAATGGCTACAGTCAAATATAAATTTAAGTTTATCTAAACATTCTAGAAAAAATAAAATTTTTAAACTTTGGCATATTAATGGAAGTTTAGAAAGTTTTTCAGAAAAGCAAATCCTTTTTTCATTTTATGAATTAGATTCACCAACAGAAGTAGAGCTTAATATTATTAAGAATAATGATAAAGTATTATTTTCTTCCAAATATTCTATTGATATATTTAAAAAATATGGATGTAATAATATTGATTATTTACCTCTTGCTTTCGATAAATATAACTTCAAAAAATTAGAAAAAGATTTTTTCTCAGATAGAATAGTTTTCAATCTTTTAGGCAAACTAGAAAAAAGAAAACATCATAAAAAAATAATACAAACTTGGCTTAAAAAATTTGGTAATGATAAAAGATATCACCTTCAATGTGCTATATTTAATCCATTTTTAAAACCAGAAGATCAACAGAATTTAATTCAACACTCTATATTAGAAAATAAAAATTTCTTTAATATTTCATTTTTAAATTTTATACAAAAGAATTCAGATTATAATGATTTAATTAATAGCGCAGATATAGTATTAGGAATGAGCGGAGCAGAAGGCTGGGGATTGCCAGAATTTCATTCTACTGCTATAGGAAAACATGCTGTAATATTAAATGCTCATGCTTATAAAGAATGGGCTAATAATGAAAATTCAATTCTAGTTAATCCTTCTTCTAAAATTGAAGCTTATGATAATATGTTTTTTCACAAAGGACAAATATTCAATCAAGGCAATATTTATGATTTCAATGAAGATGAATTCATTAGCGCATGTGAAAAAGCTATAGAAAAAGTTTCAATATCAAAAGTAAATAAATCTGGATTAAAATTACAAGAAGAATTTAGTTCTGAAAAATTTGCAGATAATGTATTGAATATAATTCAAAAATGATATGCCTCAATATTTATATCAAAATCCAAAAACAAAAGAAATCATAGAACTTATACAAAGTATTCATGATAAACATGAATATATTGATGAAAATGGATTAAAATGGAATAGAATTTTTACTGTACCAGAAATAAATACTCAAGATAGATTAACAGAAAAATCCACAGAAAAAGATTTTGCTAGAATTACATCTTCACAAAAAGGTACTGTAGGTGACCTATGGGATAGAAGTCAAGAGCTTTCTCAAAAAAGAGAAAAAGTTTATGGAGAAGATAAAGTCAAGAAAAAATATTTTGAAAACTGGTCTAAAAAACGCAAAGGAAAGATACACCCAAAAAGTAATTTAGATTAAAATTGTTTATAACTTTCTAGTTTTTTCTTTTTTAATATCTAAAATTAATGTAATATAAGATTCACACGTAGTCTTATGAACATTAAAGTAAAAAAAAGAAATGGTTCTTCAGAAAAATTTAATATTGAAAAAATACATAGAGTTATAAATTGGGCAATAAAAGACCTTAATGGAGTTAGTTTAACTGATATTGAAATCAATGCTAAAATAAATATTCATGAAGGAATATTTACAAAAGAGATTCATAAATTACTAATTGAATCTGCGGCAAATTTAATTTCTGCAGAAAAACCAAATTATCAATTTGTTGCTGGAAGACTTTTAAATTATCAATTAAGAAAAGATGTATGGAAAGGTAAACACGCACCAAGACTTTTAGAGTTTTTACAACAGGGATTAAAATATAAAATATACGATTCTATCGTTTTAGAAAAATATACTGAAGATGAAATTAATAAAATGGGCGAATTCATTGATCATGAAAGAGATTATAATTTTACTTATGCAGGCATAAAACAATTGTGCGATAAATATCTTATTAAAGATAGAGTGTCTGGAAGAATTTATGAAACACCACAATTCGCATATATTTTAATCGCTGCTTATGCATTTATTAATTATCCAATAGAGACAAGATTAAATTATATACGAAAATTTTACGATGCAATAAGTAAACATAAAATTAATCTACCAACTCCAGTTATGGCTGGAGTAAGAACTCCAAGTAAAAATTATGCAAGTTGCTGTTTAATTGGAGTTGATGATACAAAAGATAGTATAACTGCTAGTGCTACAGCAGTCAGTATGGCTACCGCCAGCAGATGCGGAATAGGAATTGATGTTTCTAAAATTAGAGCAATAGGTTCTCCGATTAAGAATGGTGAAGTTGTACATACTGGACTAATTCCATTTTTAAAAATATACGAAAGTAGCGTTAAAGCTTGGCAGCAAAATGGATTAAGAGGTGGTAGTGCTACTTGTAATATTCAATGGTGGCATTATGAGATAGAAGATATTATAGTATTAAAAAATAACGCAGGGACTGACGATAATCGTGTCCGTAAGTTAGATTATACAATTGGTATGAGCAAATTATTTTATGATAGAGTTCTTAAAGATGAAGATGTAACTTTATTTAATACTGCTGAAGTTCCAGAGTTATATGAAGCTTGGGGAACAAAAGAATTTGATAAAATATACAAAGAATGTGAATCTAAAAAATTAAAAATTAAAAAGAAAATATCTGCGCGTAAATTATTTTCTTTAATAATTAAAGAAAGAGTAGAAACTGGCAGAATTTATATTTTAAATGTTGATCATGCAAATAATCATAGCGCGTGGTTAGACAAAGTTACAATGAGTAATCTTTGTACAGAGGTTATTCAACCTACAATTCCTCTTAATGATTATCACGATAAAGAAGGGGAAATTGGAATGTGTATTCTTTCGGCTATTAATATGTTAGAAATTAAAAATTGGCAGGACCTAGAAAAGACTTGTGATCTAATTGTTAGATTTTTAGATGAAATTATTGAAATTCAAGATTATTTTAATATTGCTGCCGAAAATTTTGCAAAAAAACGTCGTAGCCTTGGAATAGGAATAACTAATTTAGCAGCTTATCTTGCTAAAAATGAATTAAAGTATACTTCCGATAAAACCTTACCAATAATTGATGAATGGATGGAGCATTTTCAATATTATCTTCTAAAATCAAGTATTGAATTAGCTAAAGAAAAAGGTAAATGTGAAAAATTTAATCATACTAAATATTCAAAAGGTATTCTTCCTATTGATACTTATAAAGATAAATTAGATGAACTTTGTAAAAGAAAATTATCCTTAAATTGGGAAGATTTAAGAAAAGAAATTAAAGAATATGGATTAAGACATTCTACATTATCGTCATGTATGCCATGCGAAAGTAGCTCAGTTATTCAATCATCAACTAATGGAGTAGAACCAATTCGCAGTCTAATAACTTATAAAATGAGTAAGATGGGTAAATTACCTGTTCTCGTTCCAGGGATTGGTAAATATGATAAAAATTATGAACTAGCTTACGATTTAAAAGATAATTCTGGTTTACTTAGAATTAATGCTATTATTCAAAAATATATTGACATGGCTATATCAACTAATGTATACTATAATTATTCTCACTATGAAAACAATGTTCTTCCAGACGCTAAAGTAATGAAAGAAATTATGTTAGCTTATTCTCTTGGTCTAATAAGTCTATATTATAATAATACAGATGATGGAGATAAAGAACAACTTATGAATCAAAAAGAAGACCGCGATTGTTCATCTGGTGCGTGTAAATTGTAGCCAATGAAAAGCGTTTTAAATATAAAAAATATAGATCACACAAAACAACCATTATTTTTTGGAGAGGATCTTAATTTACAAAGATATGATCGTTTTAAATATCCTATTTTTTTTGAATTATTTAAAAAACAAGAAGAATTTTTCTGGTGGCCTCATGAAATAGCATTAAATAAAGACCGTAGCGATTATAAAGACCTAGCTGGGCAAGAAAGATTTGTATTTGATACTAATTTAAAATTTCAAACTCTCGGTGATAGCATGCTTTCTAGAAGTATACATTCTCTTAAAGATTATGTAAGTAATCCAGAATTAGAAATATGCATGAATACTTGGCAAAGATTTGAAGGGATTCATAGTTATTCTTATTCATATCTACTTAATAATGTTCATCCAGACGCAAGTAAATTTTTTGATAGCATTATGGAAGATAAAGAAATTGTATCTCGCGCAGAGTTAATTAGGAATAATTTTGATAAAATTCTTGGTAATGACGATAAAAAAGATTTAAAACAAAAAATATTCGACTGCATTCTTTCAGTTAATGTAATGGAAGGCCTTGTGTTTTATGTTTCATTTGCGTGCTCTTTTTATTTTGGATATCGTGGTAAAATGGAAGGTAACGCTAAAATTATTAAATTTATTCAAAGAGATGAATCTTTGCATTTTGCTACTACTCAAAATTTAATTAAAATTTTAAAAGAAGAAGATAAAGAAGGCTTTACTTCAATAGTAAAAAAGAACGAAGATAAAATATATGCATTTTATGAACAGGCAGCTAAAAATGAAATTGAATGGGCAGAATATTTATTTAGTAAAGGCTCTTTATTAGGTTTAAATGCAGAAGTTTTAGGAGGTTATTCTAAATGGCTTTGCGATGCTCGTTTACGTTCATTAGGATATAAGAAAATTTTTAATCAAAAAGACAATCCTATCGCAGGATGGCTAGACAGTTATCTAGATAGCAGTAAAGTACAAGTGGCTCCTCAGGAGACAGAAATATCAACCTATAAAATAGGTGCCAGAAAAACAGATATATCCGATGATGATTTTAATAATTTAAGTTTATGACTTTATTCACATCTACCATTTGGATTTTTAGGTCCATAGGGTCCGAATAGAGTTGTACCTAAAACGATAGGTATTCCTAAATTTTGTGCAAAAAGTTCACAACTATATTTTTGATAGTGGTTTTTACCTCGATGTCCACATAAAATGTTAAGCGGTGCGTAGAAATAATATGTTTCAAAATCACATGGCGTCAGTATATTATATACTAGAAAAGGCTTTGGAGGTATATAATAACCATCAAGACTTACGGTAATAAATCTAACGTATTTTGCTCCGCTTGTATCTGGATCTTTCCAGACATCTGGAAAGTAGCCTAGACTATGAAATAATACAAATACATCTAACTCTAAATTTTCAGTATTATTGATCTCGAATGGTTTTGATAATGTTCCAGAAATTTGATTTTTCATAAAACTATCTAATGATCCTTGCTCTAAATATATAAATACTCTTTTGCCATATGTATAAACTTTTGAGCCATCAACCCATACTTTTTTATCTTCAATTTTATCTATTAGATTCAAATAAATGTTATTTTCATCTTCTTTTTCTACATAGAAAGCTTGTTTATAAGTTTTAGTTAATTTTTCAGATATTTTTTTATTTTTAATAATAGGTAAAGCTTTATTAAATCCAGGAAATTTATGCCAAGCCGCAATCATATTTTGACCAAGAAAATCATTATTGTTATATTTTTCTGTAGAATTATATTTTTTACTATTATATAGTATATATGCTTTTTCATCCCCAAAAACAGTATTTTTAATAAAAAAAGATTTTTCCATATATAAATATATACACTATTAAGTGTAATTATTATTATGAATTTGGATTTAAATCAATTATTTAACATAATTTTAGGAGCTTTAACATTTCTAGGTGGATGGCTTTTTACTAGAGTATTCTCTTTATTTGATAGACAAGAGAATTTAATGAAAGAGATAAATGATAAAACATTTACTGATTTTATAACTTTAAGAAAAGAAGTAGAAGCAGAGGGTAGGAAGCATCAACAAGAAATTGCAGACTTAGCGCTTAAAATATCAACTACATATGTCACAAAAGAATCATTTGAAGCGTATTTTGATAGAATTGAAGCTAAACTCGATAGAAATTTTGAGATAATACAGCAATATTTAATGAACAAAAATAAAAATTAACTGTAATAGTTAATGTGACGGTTTCAGAAAGAGATTTAGATTTTTTTGCCAAAAAATTAAGTTTATCTCCAGAGAAAACTTTTCTGTTATTACAAGACCCAGATTGTTTGCCAGAAATTATTAATAAAGTTACTGAAGACGATATAAATGGAATTGTAGACATTAGTTTTCCAGTCTTTGTAGAACTAACTATTATAAAATATAGTAAAGATTTAAATTATTCATTTGAAGAAAAAGAATATATATCAGAAGCTGTTGGAACAAAATTCTATGATTTAATAGAATATCCACTTCAAAATAAATATTTTTTTACATTAGAACAAAATGAAGATACGGCAAAATCTATATTAGTATTTCTTGGATTTTTTTATAAAAGTTTAGAGAAATTAAGAAGATCCTATCCATCTGAAAATATATATTACAATATAGCTAAAAATGGATTTGAAAATTCAGATAAAGAAGAAATATCTGATCATCTTAAAGATTGGATTAAAGTTTTAAGAAGAATTCAGAATGAAGTGTGGTACTAAATCCTTAATTATTTAACTTTTCTTTGATATCCAAAAGGGCTTTACCTCCAGATGTAATATATCTGAAGTTAAGTATTATCAATCCAACTTTTCTTTTGACTCCAAATTTATCACAATTTCAGCGATAAACGGGCCATCGCACTTACGGATCAGAGGTAGCTTCGATCACTACATTCTGCGATGCCTACAGCTACATTCCCTTCTTTAGCCATATAATGTACAAATGAAGGTTTTAATAGTCGTCAGCCCTTGGGACGTTGCTATCTCAAGGATTGATAGTTGATTATTTGACATCAACAAACTGCTCTAATTGGGAACTATGTTGAATTATAATATATTAATTTTATTTTTTTGTCAAAGTTTTTTATAATATAAATATGGAAATAATAAAAAATAAAGCCAGATGGTCCGTTTATTCTAAAAAATGCATAAATCATTACAATCTTGATACTTGTATCATTTCTGATCGCCCAAATGAATATCCTTGTATTGCTATACCACAATTAATATCAGACGCAAATGGAACCAGAATTAAATTTAATTTTATTTATAAAAAAGATTGCCAAAAACTTTTAAAAGCTTTATAATGTGTAAATATTAAAAGTTCTTTCTAATTGGGCGCGTACTGGTTTCGATTTTAGGAATCGAAATTAAAATGCAAGTAGAGGTTTAGGTGGGTCTCTTTAAAAAACCTTAAAAGTATTAACTGCCAAAACAGCTAAATACAAAGGTCATATCTCTGCTAGAGTTTCTCTAGTTGAGGAGACCGCTTCTGTAGCCTAAGTTCTACAGCGTGATTACCATGACACATCTAATGGATAATTGCGTATTTAGATGTCTTTATTTATAAAGTTTTTTTATTCTTTATAAGTTTAGTATTCAAAATAAAATCGCCAATTATATTTGTTTTTCTTGTATAAAAGGTTAAAAATAAGAAAAACTAAACTTGTAGTATTTTAATTTAAATTCTCTAAAAGACGAGAGTTCGAATCTCTCCGCGTCCAAGGCAAAAAAAATAATCAATTTATAAAATTTTAGTGTAATAAAAAAATAAGAGGTAATATAATATGTCAACATCAGCAACTACAGATAGAAATGACCCAAATAGATGGCAAAATATTTCTAGGGTCCTTGTCAATGATACCGATTCATCTTTAACTGGAATTCCATTTGATGTAAGTCAAATTAATGATCTAGAAGGTCTAGCAAGAGATATAAGAGGTATGTTAACTGGAATAGTTAATGGTTCAATTAATGTAAATCAATTTGATCTTAATCCTGTAACAGATGGAGTTACCTCTCATTCCCCAAAGAGCGCGTCTCCTTCAAATTTTACTCCAGCATCTGCACATGGTACAATTTTAAATGCAAATGAAAGTAGAAAACAATTTTACATTCAAAATCTAGGAACACAAGGAGTTTATATTAAACTCGGAACATCTCCAAGTTTAACTTCTTTTAACGTATTACTAACAGGAAATAATACAGCATATTCAGACCAAAGCTATACTGGCGTTGTTACAACAACTGGCGCAGCAAATAATCCATCTTTCATTGCTTGGGAAAGATAAGTTTATTAGTTTAAAATATTTGCTTTATGCCAAATATTGAATCTACAGATGTAACTGAGAAAAGAATATCATTAGTATATGATTCTGCAACAGATTCATATAAAGCTCAAAATTTATTAAGCGTAGACGAATTAACCTCTAAAGGATCAGTAATTTCAAATTTTAGCGCTAGCGGTACTAATGGCTCTGCGCTTATTGGGAATGAAAATAGAGAAGAATTATATATCCAAAATCTATCTACAGGAATTTTGTATATTAAATATGGATTGAATGCTTCTAATAATAGTTTTAATTTTATTTTAGCAGCCAATACAAGTAATAACGCAGGAGATGGTGGTAGTTTAAGCGATTTAAATTATACAGGATTAGTTAGTGTTAGCGGAATTGGAACCCCAAACTATATTAGTTGGGAACGTTCATAAAATGAAAAAAGAATTAGAGTTTGATTTAAACTCTTTTTCCGCTGATAAAAAAAAGAAAAAAGCCCCATTAAATAAGCCTTTTAGACTTCCATCTGGAAGCAAAAAAAAATTTGGTGTTTATGTAAAAAATGATAAAGGTAATACTGTAATGGTTAAGTTTGGTGATCCAAATATGTCTATTAAAAGAGATAATCCAGAAAGGCGTAAAGCTTATAGAGCTAGGCATGGATGTTCTAGTCCTGGACCAAAATGGAAAGCTAATTATTGGAGTTGCAAAATGTGGAGCGCAAAACCAGTAAGTAAAATTACTGGAAGTGAAGAAGAAATTATTTTAGAAGCAGATATTCAAGCTAAAAATAAAGGTCTTTGGTATAATATTCAGCAAAAGAAAAAAAGAATGGGTAAGAATTATCGTCCAGCAAAGCCAGGTTCTCCAGATCGCCCAACAGAAGAAGCAATTAAAAAAGCTCAAGCCTCAGAATATTTTAATGAAGAATATGAATGGGATGGCGAAACAGAATTTGATCAAATTATATTTCTAGAAGATAAATCGTTAGGTCAAGTCGAAGAGATAGAAGATGTCGAGAATGAATTTGAAGATTATAAAGAAGATTTTTACGAGATGATAGTTGGTTCAATTAATTCTATATATCAACATTCAAAAAATGTAATAGAAAAACTAGATGATCCAATGGTTAAAGAAAATCTAACAGAGCCATTTTTACAACAAATGGCTGCTCTTGCAGAAGATTATATGATTACAATTCATAATTTTGTGATGTTCAATAAAGAAAATGAAGACATGCAAGAAAGTGAAGCATCTACAATATTTAGAATCGGTGACAAAGTAAAAAATATTAATGCTGCTTGCAAACATTATGGAAGCGAAGGGATTGTCAAACAAATTAAAGAACTTCCAGAAGATATTGGATATGCAGTAGTTTACGAATGCACAAATGACGGCTCAACATGGAAAAGGGGCGACCTTTTAGGCAAAACTGAAATTCAACTTAAAAAGATTGAAAATAAAAAAGAAATTTAAAAAACTGTTTGGTAGATCAAAACTAATATTAGTTGGACTTGCGGTAATAATATCTTGGTGGTTTTTCTTTAAATGGGGTTTTAATTTTAAATATTATACATCAGTAACAAATATACCTAATTCATGTTTTGTTGATTCTTTAATTTGGGCTTCTAAATGTAATTTTTATCTTAAAACTCATACAGATGTTTGGAATACGATATATTGTTTTGTTTATTTTTATAAAGATGATCCAGATATGATAATCGGTCATGCGGTAACAATATTCGAATACGCTAATTCATTATGGATGTATGATCCTAATTGGGGAACAATGCCAATTGGTTCTGCTGGAAATAAAGAAGAATATCAAGAAAAAATTAAATTATATATTTCTAAAACTTACGGTATAATAATTAAAGAAGGATTTTTTGCAGATGATTGGGTATATGTGCAAAGATTAAAAGAAAAAAAAATGAACGAAATTAAACCAGAGGTGTCTATTCATTTAGATGAACTCAAAAAGGAGTAAGGAAATATGAAAATGAACCTATTTAAAAGGTTACTAAAAAATACAGCCGCAAGTTTAATTGCGGTTTTTTTATGCTCAAATGCCAAAGCCGCAACATTATATTGGGATGTTAATGGTGCGACTTCTGGAGTTGGCGGCTCTGGAAATTGGACAACCACAGGAACAACATGGTCCACCGACCCCAATGGAACAACTACAACTGTATCTGGAGGTTGGACAAGCGCGGGAACGGGACCAACTAATGCGGCTATATTTCAAGGAACATCTGGTCAAGTTACTTTAAGTAGTAGTACTGTATACGCAAATAATGTTCAAGTAAATTCTTCTGGTTATACTTTTTGGAATAGTGGCACTACATCTTCACAAAATAGGTATATTAGAAGTACGAATGGTATAACACTTGGAGTTGGAGTAAATTTAAATTGGGGATCATCTGGTGCAGTTTTGGGAGTAACTGGTCCTATAAATGGTGGCGCAGGTTCACTATTAACTATTGTGGGTGGTACGGATGCTTCTACTGGTGTTAATTCAAGAATCGGACTTTCTTCTAACGCTATAGCAACAGCCATCAATGTTCCCATGACTGTAGCTACTACAGGTACAGGATATGCAGTAGTATCCGTAACCGATTCTTCTACTACAAATAGAATTAACGGAAATATTACCATAAATAATGGATCTAAACTTATTCTTGGGACAGGATCATCTACAAGTAGAGCATTAATTGTAACTGGCACTATTACTTCTTCTGCAGATGGAGCTTTATCTATTAATGAAAGTGGAAATACTGGGCTAGTAGAATTAAGGGGTAATAATATTTTAAGTGGAGATATTAATGTATATGGTCAATTAGGATATGCAAATAAAAATGCATTTGGTACAGCGAGATTAGTTCTTAACCAAGGCGCAACTTTAGGCCAAAGTCAAACTATTGGTGATAATAGTGACGCAGCAAGAATAATTAATAATAATATTCTACTAAATGGAGATGTTACTATTGGCGGATTAAGTTGGGCAAATATTCTTGGTGGTAATATAGATTTAAATAATGCTACTAGATCTATTAAAGTAGACAACTCTACTACCATTTATGGAGGATTTGTTAATAGCACTACAGGTTTAATATTTACAAATAGTTCAAGTTCTGTAGGAGGTAGAACAATGGCATTTAATGGCGCTAGTACATATTCTGGTAATACATATTTTAATTCTAGTGGAACAGGCTGGAATATTAGTGTGAATAATACTAATGGATCTGCTTTTGGAAGTGGAAATGTTTATGTATATAAAGGAACTTCTTTAAGTGCAAATAATACAGGCACAACATTAAGTGGAAATGGAATTATCGCTGGAACAATTGGTGGAGATGCTATTGTAAGTCCAGGAAATAGTCCAGGATTATTAACTGTAGGAGCAGTAGACCCAAGCGCAGGAATGAGTTTTGCATTTGAGATTACTAGCGACTTATTGCATAATGGTACATCTTATAATAATGATATATTGAAAATAACAAATACTCCACCATTTACTGTAGCATTGACATCTGCAAATATTGTTAATCTATATTTAAATTCAAATGCATATAATTTAATGTATAATAATTTATTATCTGGGATAAGTTCATCTTTTCAAACTGGATTTTTTAATGCTAATGATTTTAATACTGATATAGCAAATGCAACTTATAATATGTATTTTCAAAGTGGATTTGGAACAGCTGTATTTAATGGATTAACATACGAAACATATAATGAATTCTTAACTAGAACTTCATTATCTGATGCTTCTTACTTTGTCAATACCAGCTCCACAACGCTTGTTGATTCTAATTTTGGATTTATATCTACAGTAAATGTTATTCCCGAACCTTCTGTTTCTGATCTTATAAATATACCTATTAAAACTCTAAAGTATGTAATTAAATTACATGCTTCTTTAGGGCCCACATATAATGAAAGGGGTTATTGATTTATGAAAAAACTAATAACAACAATACTAACAGCGCTTTTAATTACAACAATAGTTATTCAAGCGCAAATAATTACATCTTGGAACGCTTACAATGATTTCTATTTAGCTCCTATTACAAGTGGATGGACAGGAGCAGTAGATCCAAGTCAAGCAGGTAATGCTTGGGGTTATTACGCAGGTAATGTTAATGGTTTTGGATATCCAACACAGATTGGTTCTTATTTTACAACAAGTTTTTCTGGTATTGGTAGTCAAAGTCTTTATCAATTTTCTGATATATCTCCTTTAGGACCAGGATATGTATTTGCAAATACTTTATGGGATGCTACTGGAGGTATGGGATTTGCTCGTTATCAAGATAACTTGGGATGGGGAGTTAGCTTAGGTCGTTATGATAATCCATGGTTTTCGGGAGCCCCAGGTTTATCTAGAGGACTAAGCAATCTTATTTGGATGCAATCTGGTTGGCTAGGAGGAACTGGGTCAGAGGGTATTGCTTCTGTGCTATCTTTTACAATACCAGAAACAGGAACATATACTTTTACTGGTAAATTTATTGCAGGCGCTCAAGGCGCTAACGGAGCATCAGTTGCTATTGTTGATAGTCTTAATACTCCTCTATTATCTAGAACTACAATGATAAGCGATGAACTGACTAATTTTAATTTTACTAAAACTTATAATACTGGAGATGTCGTGGAGTTTCAAGTAGGAAGCAATTTTACCACAGGTAATGCAGTAGGTTTAGATTTATATGTTATACCAGAACCTTCTTCATTTTCATTGTTAATAATTGGTGGAACAATGTTATATGGCTTAAGGAAACTAAGAAAAAATGGATAATAAGTTGAAAACTTTGTTAAAAGAAAATTATTATACTCCAACTTCTGAACAAACAGAAAAGTTTATACATAATTTCCATCAATATAGAGCTAAAAAGAAAGCAGAAGAAAAAACATATTATTCTTTAGCACTAGTAGTTTTATTAATCGTTACTCTATTAGGATCAATAGTCATAAAAGAAACAACAAATAGACTAGATATACAAACCGCAGCAGGAGAAGTCCAAAAATGAAAAAAATATTATTAATTATATTAGCGGCAATAGCTTTAACCACTTATTGTCATACAGAAAATCAAATTAAAATATCTTTAAAAAGAAATAACAAAGGCGAAATTCTTTTAAATATAACAGGTCATTCTAATCCAATCATAATTGAAATGAACAATAAAACTACAACATTTGATGTAAATGATAAAGAGATAAATCTTGATGCAGTTTTAGACGCAGAAATAGAACCAGTAGATACAGCAAGCGGTACAGAGCAGTCTAATATAGATAATCAAATTCCTCCAGTTATGAGTAATTTTAATCCTCCATTAGCTACCCCATATTAGTGTAAGACTTATGTTATGTTTAATAAAATTATAAAATGGTGGAATGATTTAGAATTATATAATAAAGTATTTTTTATTTTATTTACTCCAGCAATGCTTTTTACTCTTTGGGGGATGAGTGATCTTTATATTAATTACTTTGATGAATTAACAAGAGAGGATCACTTGCAGTTTTTCTTGAGAATATTCTTTCCTGTTAGTTTGGCTACATTTATAACAGTACTAGAAAGAAGAAAAAGAAAACAATTAATAAAAGACATTAAAGATTATCTTGATAAATAAGGTGTAATTTATCTAAATGATAGTAAAAGGCACAAAACAATTAGGGTCTTTTAAAAGAGGAATAAATTTATATATTCCTAAAAAAAATCAATCCGTATTATTAGAACAAGTTATTTGGAGAGTTTTATTGTCTGGCGCTGGAAGCCCTGAGTTTGATTTGGAATATTCTTGGAATGGCACAAATACATTAAATGGTAAACCAGTTTATACGCAAACAGTTTATGGGAGCACTCCAGTTTATATAGTATGGAACTCTGGAGTTAGTTCTTGGTTTTTAACATTTAATTCAACAGACTCAGACCGAGCAGAGCGTGTTTATGCAAGTGTTGATTTAATCGTATGGACAAGACCTAATGCTGGCGGGGATGATCCTCCTCCAGCTGGGCAATTGTTTTATACTCCATAAAACGGTTTTTTATAAATAATTATTTAATTCTAGCTTCTAAATAAAATATATAAACAAAAACAGCAATACAAATTAATATAGAAGAAATAGTCATTATATTTACTTACACATTTTTATATAGTGTAATTTTATTATATGTATAACTTGAGAAATGGAGAGAAAAATTTTATGATATATAATAATAGTCAATTTAATATTTATAAAGATCCAAAAGATTTTTTATTAATTAATGATATAAGAAAAGACCAAATATCCACAATAGGAGAACTACATTACGACACAGTAGGACAAAGCATAAAAACAGTGTTTATAGCCGAAGAAAATGATAAATTTGTAAGAAATGAATTTTTAAATACAAAAAATAGAATAAATTATAATTTAAGTTATACACCATCAACTTTTACAGCAACATTTGATTATAAGGCTAGAGGAGGAGATGGCGCAGACGGAGGATATTTCTATTTTTACGCAAAAGGCACTCAAAATCCTAATACTGGAGAACTATGCCAAATAGAAGATAGAGAACAAGATCAAATTTCATACTATAGATGCGATAGTTTTCCAAATGGAAAATATTCAAATTCACCAGATTTTGATGCATATAGAATTCATTTTGATGAGTATGTATATAATCAACAATTAGCTATATCTTGGGGAGGATATCAAGGTGAAAATGTAGATGAAGAAAATATTATTAGTACAATTGGTACAGTTGAGGACTATCCCGCAGGATTTGATTTTGGAGATGGCACATGGAGAAATATTAAAATTAATTTTGATAAAGGATTTTTTAGAATTTCCGTAGATGGAAATATTTTAATAGAATCTACGGACTCATTATATTCCTCAAGAGATCTTAGCGGAAATAATTTTGGATTAGGAGGATATGTGGGTGGATTAAATAATTATCATTATTTTAAAAATTTTAAATTTTATAATTTAATTTTTTAGCGTCAAGGATAGAACTTGACGCTAAGATTATTATTAGTCTATTTTGATTTTATTTTGTAATTTTTTGTTCTCTTTTCCAAAAGTAATTAACAATAAACCATCTTCATGTTTTGCTTTTACTTCTGAAAGATCTACTTTTCTTGGTAAGTAAAAAGTTTTTTCATATTTTACTCTACCTTCTTTTCTTGTACCTTTAATAGTTAAATATTCTTGATTTGTAATAATATCAATATTTTCTTTTTTAAATCCCGCAAGAGGGACTTCAAGAGAATATTGATCATTTTCTAACACAAAGTCAGAATATCCTTTATCATGATTAAATATAGAATCATTAAATATATTCTCAAATATATCTAATGGTCTATGTCCATTTCTTAATGTTAATAGCATAATTTTATGCCTCCTTTATATTATTTATATGCAAGATATATGCCAACTTTCTACAGAGATAATCATGATAAAAAGAGACAAAATGGCATTAAATATAATTAATAATATAGACAAAATGTCGCATTTCTAGTTGTATTAATTTTATGTGTATATATTTATATATGCCAATACCTCAACCAAAAAATAAAGAAAAACAAAATGATTATATGGGTCGCTGCATGCACAAATTAGCAGAAGATAAAATGCCAAATAAACAAAAGGTAGCAATCTGTTTAAATACTTATAATAATCCCAAAAAGAAAAGTAAAGCAGAAATTGAAATAGATTTTTCAGAAGATATTAAAAATATGAATAAAAAAGAAGAAATTAAAATAGAAGAGGCACCAAAAGTTGAAGCTAAAATTGAAGCCCCAACAAATACGGCAGTAACGGCTCCAGCTGCAGAAGTTAAAGCAGAAGTAGATGGTAAAGGCGAAATGATTCAAACCATGATGCTTCAAATGCAAAATCAATATAAAATTTTTCATTGGCAGACCACATCATTTTCTCAACATAAAAGTTTTGACGATGCAGTAGGAAGTTTAATTGAAAATATTGATGAATTCATTGAAACATATATGGGCAAATATGGCAGAGTAATTGCTTCTAATACATTTAATCTTACCATAGGAAATTATGCTAGCACAGATTTCGTTGCAGTCACAGATGTATATATTAATTTTCTTATTGGCTTAAGTAGTCAATTAGACTCTGCTAAAGATACAGATTTATTAAATATCAGAGACGAAATTCTTGGTAGTTTAAATAAATTAAAATACTTATTAACATTAACATAAATATATGGGATATAAAGCTAAATATATCGAAGTAGATATTACAGAAACAGAAGCTTATCAAAAAACATATAAAGGCAAAAAGAGAAGCGAATTAAAAGATAGTGATTTTCTTTTTCCAGAAACTCGTAGTTTTCCGATTGTTAGTCCACAAGATGTTCGCGATGCAATTAACAATTTTGGGCGCATGAAAAGCAATATGACTTATGATGCCTTTATTAAAAAATTATATAATAAAGCTAAAAGTAAAGGTCCAGAATTTGTAGCGGCTATCCCAGAATCAACTAAAAAAGAACATAATTTATCTTAATTTTCTTGACTTATATTAATATATTTAATATTATTATTATAAGTTGAATTTTGTACTTTTAAATACTCATAAAATATTTCCATCTCCTATATCTGGAGGAATAGAAAAGCGTATAGAAGCTTTTATTAAGTTTTGTATTAATGAAAATATATCATTAAAGATTATATCATCTGAAAAGATTTCAAACCCAGAATATATTTATATTCCAGCAAATAGTCAAGAAGAATTTGTTTCAAAAGCTTTACAATATATAAATAAAAATGATAAAATTATAAGTTATAATCTTACAAATGAAAGTTGTCAAATCATAAATAATAAAGAAATAAAAACAATAAACGCAAATTGTGGCGGAATGGCTAAAGGCTCAAGACCATCTTTATTTATATTTAGCTCTAATATTATTACAAACAGATTCTTATCTTTAAATCAAAAATTATCTTATAATGGTTTTTATAATGAAAATGAGACATGCATAATACCACATGGGCTAAATGAAGATGAATTTTATTTTAATCAGGATGAGCAGAATAATAGATATTTTGTTTGGTGTGGTAGCCTAGGCTGGGGATTACAAGCCAAAGGTCTTGATCTATTTATTAAACTAGCAGAATTAAATCCAAAGGATCAATTTAAAATCTATGGAGCCAGTTGGAATAGTGAACACCTAGAGAACTACTTAAAACGATTAAATATACCTAACTTACAATTTTATTTAGGATTAGAAGATCAAGATAAAAATGCTGTAATGTCAAACGCTATAGCTTTATGTCAATTTACAAGGCTCATAGAGTCTTGCAATATAACAACTTTGGAAGCATATTCTAGAGGAACCCCAGTTATTACATTAGATGAAGATCAAGGCGGAGTAACAAATAATGCTAAATTTTTTGATCTAACTTTAAAAAATTTCGATGATTTTATTAATATAAAAAATAAAGCAATGAATTTTAATAGAAAAGATATATATGATTTTTATAAAAACAAATTTCATTGCAAAAATGAATACGAGCTTTTAATCAAGGAATTCAATAAATGAAAATATATTTCTGTGGTATAACTCAAAATAAAAAAGATGAAATCAATGATCTTACCAAAGATATTTATCAACATTTTGATGGTTTAATTTTTGTAGATGGTGGCTCTACAGACGGAACACTAGAACTACTAGAATCAAGAAAAGGTAAAGGATCGATAATAAAAAGAAAATGGACAAATGATCACGATTTTCAGATGAATGAAATTTTGAGACAAGGGCCAATGATTAATGGCGATTGGTTTATTATTCGAGATACAGAAGAACGGCTAAATCCAAAATTTACATTAGAAATAAAATCATTTATTAATAATTTAGAAAACTCCAGAATATCGTCCTGCTGGTGGGAAGGAAAGGGATTTCTTTTTAAATATTATGACGATATGTTTTTTCAAGGAAGCCCACACTGGGGATTAATGAATACAAGACCTCAAGGAATTGATTTAGCTAAATATTTTAATCACAACAATGAGACAAGAGAAATAACTTGGAATAACAGAACAGATACTAGATCTAGAAAAGATTGGTTCAAACATCATCTTAAATATTATTGGGTTTATGGAAGGTCCAATCATCTTCTCCTTGGGAGAGAAAATAAAATTAAAGAATATCAAGAACTTGAAGCAAACAGAATAAACTTCAGAGAATATTCCAGAATTAAATATAATGTAAATTTCACAATAGAAAGCTTACACGAATTGCTTTCTTCAAATAAATGGGAGAATGATAATATATTTTTAGAAATGTTTAACAAAGAGCCAATCTTACAAAGATATTATTTATCTCATATAAAAAATGAAACAATAGAATCAATTGTTAAAACTTGGGGAGAAGGTTAATATGTTTAGCATTTATTCTTCAGCTTTTAATTTAATAAAAAATAATTTTGACTACAGGGCAACGATTAATAATTTTTCATCTTTTGCCGAAGAAGTTGTAATTGCAATAAATAAATCAGAAGATGAAACGCTTGAAAAAATCAAAGATTTAAAAATATCAAATTTAAAAATTGTAGAAGCAAATATAAGTTATGAAGATCCACTTCTAGATGGAAAAATAAAAAATTTAGCTCTTCAAAATACCACGTTGCCATTGAAAATTGGATTAGATATGGATGAATATATCCCACTTTGGCAAAAAAGTATGTGGATAAATTTAGGAAGTCAACTTCTCGAAGATAATGAAGCAGATTGTTATATGATACCTTCTTTAAATCTCTATAGAAATGAAGATGAATATGCGTCAATTAATCCTAAATGGTATTTACATAAATCAGGCTTAATAAGAGGCCCAGTATTTTTTGGGTTAAAACAAGGTAATTTTCTAGATATAGAAAAAAGCGATGGATGTGAATTAATTTATCCCGATAAAACTTTAGCAAGATCTAGAATTGCTCCGACAGATATTGATATACTTAGATCAAATCAAGCCCCATTTGTTGTACATACAGGTTATCTTTCTATTAAAAATAGAATTTTAAGACAAGAAAATTTTTGGAATAAACATTGGGAAAGAGCTTCTGGAGGATTACAAAAAAGTACTAATCCAACAAAAGAAGAAGATTTCATCAGCAAAACACAAAAACATTTATTAAGAATAAAATGAATCAAAACCAACAAGATTTTAAAAATTTAATAACAACATATAAAGTTGGGATAGGAATTGAAGGGGTAGGTATAGGAGATAAAATCCAATATACTCATCTGCCAGAAAATATATATAAAAACTTTGGAGTAAAATTATATGATCCATTTAAATATTGGGTTTTTGATAAAAATCCATACATAATAAGAGATTCAAATCCAGATATTTTAATTATATTAGATAAAGTATTTGATTTACCAAAAGAAAAACATGAAACAATATATGGTACACAAGATTTTTCTAGAGCTTCTAAGCATTGCAGCATCTTAGGAATCAAATGTTATCTTAGGCATTATAATTTATATGACCAAAACGAACAAATCATAGACTATAAAAAAATATCAATACATGTTGGGCCAGGTAAATCAACCGCTGGAGAAATACCAGATCAAATCATTGATGTAATAAAAGAAAAATATAAAAATTTCGAATTAATTCAAGTTGGAGCCATTCAAGATAAAAATATTAATGTTAAAGATAAAAGAGGCTCTTCTTTAGAAGAAATGGTTAATATAATTAAAAATTCATTTTTGTTTATAGGCGTAAATTCTGGGCCAATGAATATAGCAAATTGTTATCCAAATATTTTTAAAAAAATTATATTAACTGAGGGAAATAATGATTATCCTAAATTTAGAACTAATTATGAAGATTTTTTAACAAAAGAATTTATTCCGCAGAAACACTATGGGAAATTACCACATGTTTCGCATGAAAATTGGCTTGATTTTGGATGTATATATTATAATATATCTAATGATGATATGGGCGTAACATATTCATATACAAAAATATGATTAATTTATTAGTTGATGAAGCGTATGCTTTTGACTTTTTAAGTATTTTTTATATAAAAAGAAATAATAGTATTTTTAATAAAAAAGCTTGGAAAGAATGTGAGGCTTCTATAAAAAATCAAATACCAGATAAATTTAATATTATCATAAAATCAAAAGAATATAAAGCGTTATTAGAAGCAAATAAAAAAACATTTAATGCAGTAGATAAAGCAAAAAAAGATCTAGTAAAAGCTAGTTATGTTGATCAATGTAACTATGAAAGATATCTAGCTAAAAAATCTTTACAAAACAAATTCTTTACTACTTCTTTAAAAGAAACTAAAATAGGTTATAAACAAAAATAAGGAATAAAATATGAAAGAATTTATTAAAATGGATGAAAATAATATGATGTTTTCTTACAAAGAAATCAGATTAGAACAAAGAGTTGAAGTCGTTGATGCTTTGGAAAAACTATATCTAGAACTCAAAAAGACTAATGATATGCCAAAAACTATTATCGAGATAGGAATGAATCATGGAGGATTTTCTTTAGTTTTAAACGATTCAATAATTTCTCGACAATCAGAAATATATTGCTTTGATATCGTTGATAGAAATTTTGAAAATAATTTAAAGAATACAAAAATAAGATGGTTTATAAATGATATATTTAAAATTGAATCTTTTGTTAAAAGCTTAATAGAAAGAGAAGGTAAAACTTTACTATTTTGTGATGGAGGTAATAAAGCTAAAGAATTTAATACTTTCGCAAAATATTTAAAACCTGGAGATTTAATATTTTCTCATGACTATCATCAAGACCAAGAATCTTATGACAAAAATAAAGATAGATGGCCTTGGTGGGAAAGCAGATTTGCAGATTTAAAAGATACATGCAAAATATATAATTTACAACCATTCATGCAAGAAGAGTTTGAAAAATGCGTTTGGGCGTGTAGAATTAAAGTTTAAATTTGATGAATCTTTGCGATCCAAATTCATATCATAAATATGATTCTTTAAAAGAAATTTAAAAAATGAAGATAGGAATATTATGTAATTTTTATGGTTTTCCACAGTATTTAGGCCAGGTCTTAGACTCATGGAAAAAATTTAATGATATATGTATTTTTGCCGCATCCTCATGTAAGTTTGATCAATATTTAAATATAAATTATATAAAAGAAGATAATGAAACAGCTTTTAGATTAAAAACTCAATATAAAGATATTATTTCATATGTATATGACTCTAAAGTATCTAATGATTCTATAGTAAGGAATCATCCTCTTGAATATTTATTAAATCAAAATGTAGACTATATTTGGCTTTTAGATGAAGATGAATTCTATACAGAGGAACAAATTAATAATATTATATCATTCATACAATCAGAACCATTTATTGGATGGTTTAAAATAAATTTTAAAAATTATGTAAATGATGAAAATCATTGGATAGATGGCTTTTGTCCTCCAAGAATATTTAAAGCAAAATTTAATGATCTTAAGTTAAATAAATTTTATTTTGAAAATGACGTTAATTACATCAATAAAGAAAATAAAGAAATAGATTATAAAAGTTTATCTAATATAGAAATCCCAAGGTCAATAGCCCATATTAGACATTATTCATGGTGTGGAGATAAGATATTTTTGAAAAATAAAGTCAAATATCAATTATTAAGATATAATGGAATATGTTCATATATATGGAATGAAAAAGATGAAAAACTTGAATTAAATATAGATGATTTTTATAATAAATATAATATAAAAGCCCCCACAATAAATAAAGATAAGTGAAAACTATACTAGTATCAACGATTATAAGAGACCGCGAGCAATTTCTTGATAATTGGATTAAACAATTAAAAGAATTAGTTCAAATTGATGAAAATAATGAGTATTATTTATCTGTTTATGAAAATGATTCTAAAGATGGAACGAAAGATAAATTAAAGTCTTTTGATTTTTCATTTTTAAAAGGGTTCAAAATTCAAACAGAAGACTTAAATACCAAAAAATTTGGAAGTATTATCAGTGACGAAAGAGTAAAACTTCTTGCAGAGGCTAGAAATAAATCTATATTTAATAATAATTTTTTAAGCAAAGCTTCTCACGTTTTTGTTGTAGAACCAGATGTAAAATATGTCCCAAATATCATTGCTAAAAATATAATTAATCTTGGAGAATATGATATTATCTCACCAAGAAGTACAAATTATGGATCAAAATTATATGATGATTGGGCCACTAGAAAAAATTCGAGTGAAAGAAGATGGACAAATACTTTTGATATTCCAGATTCGTTAGTCGAAGTATGGTCAACTTTTAATTGCCTATGCCTTTATAATGCCGAACCAATTAAAAATAATATTACATTCGATAGTTTTAATGAAAGATTTAATGCTTCTGATTGTGATACAACTGTTATCTGTGAAAATTTTAGAAAAAATGGGTATAATAAAATTTTTATGAATGGAAGCGTAGAAGTATTTCATGAAGAATAAAATGAATTGGCCACTAAATATAAATAATTTTTCTATTTTAGATAGAATTAGCATATCTTTATTTATACTTAATTTTAATAATAGATGGACACAAGATAAAGAAGTTAAAAAATTTGAGCAAAAAATGGCTGATTTTATTGGAACAAAATATGCGATATTTGTTTCTAGTGGTTCAACAGCAAATACATTATTAGCTCAGTACATTAAAGATCATACGAATAATTTTAGCGAAAGAAACCAAGTCATTTTTCCATCATTAACATGGCAAACTTCATGCTCTCCTTGGATAAGGGAAGGATTTGATCCAGTTTTTATTGATATATCTATGGAAGATTTTTCTATAGATAAAAATAAATTGTTAAATTATATTGAAAAAAATAATAAAAAGGTTGCCTGCGTATTCCCTACTTCTTTAATTGGATATACTCAAGATATTGAAATTTTAAATATTATAAAACATAAATATAAAATTCCAGTTTTTATGGATAATTGCGAAAATACATTTGGAAGATATAAAAATAAAAATATATCTTCATATTTTACTTCTTCGACATCAACCTATTTTGGGCATCAACTTCAATCTATAGAAGGTGGATTTATTTTTACAAATGATATTAATGAGTATGAATATTTTTTAATGAATAGAAATCATGGCATGTCTAGAAGTTTGGATGGATATAATCTAAATAAAACTAAATATTTAAATACATCCGTAGATCCATTATTTGATTTCTTTTCTTTAGGTAATAATTTTAGAAATACGGATTTAAATGCATTTATAGGCCAACTAGATTTAAAAAGAGCAGATCTTTATATAAAAGAAAGAATTAAAAAATATAAAATATATTACAATTTATTAGATAAAGATAAATTCTTTCTTCCAGAATATAGACATGATAATCTAGACGTTCCATTTTGTTTGCCTGTTATAGTTAAAAATTCGAATAAATCTATCTATAAAGAAGCTAAAAATATTTGCAAAAAATATAATATAGAATATAGACCAATTATATCTGGATTTTTAGGCTATCAAACTTGCTATAAAAAATATTTTAAAGATATAACACAATATGAAAATGCCATTTATTTACATGAATATGGTTTTTATGTTGGACTTTATTCTAATTTAGATATAAGATATATTAAAGATTTTGTAAAGGAATTAAATAATTTATGAAAAAAGCTGTTATTACTGGAGTTACTGGTCAAGATGGTTCTTACATGGTAGATTATTTGCTTGAAAATACAGATCTTTTTATATATGGAATTAGACGTAGAAGCTCAAATCCAAATTTAAAAAATATTGAACATAATTTAAATAATCCAAGATTTAAAATCTTAATAGGAGATTTATCAGATAGCAATTCGATAGATGAAATAGTTAAAGAAACAAAGCCAGATTATTTTATTAATTTTGCCGCACAATCTTTTGTTGGAAGTAGTTGGCAGATTCCACTTCAAACATTTGATGCTACCGCACTTGGAGTACTAAGATGTTTAGAAGCAATAAGGAAATATGCTCCAAATTGTCATTTTTATTCAGCAGGTTCAAGCGAAGAAATGGGTGATGTTTTATATGCTCCACAAAATTTAAACCATCCAATTAGGCCAAGAAGTCCATATGGCGCAGCAAAGGCTTCTGCAAGACATATTACTAAAGTTTATAGAGAATCTTATAATTTATACGCTATACATTCTATATTATATAATCATGAAAGTGAAAGAAGAGGCGAAGAATTTGTTACAAGAAAAATTACACAAAATGTAGGAAGAATTTATAAAGCTATAAAAAATAACTCTTCATTTGAACCTTTAGAATTAGGGAATCTTGATTCTAAAAGAGATTGGAGTCATGCAGAAGATTTTATTAAAGGAATATGGCTTATGTTAAATCAAGAAAAACCAAAAGAATATATCCTTTCTTCAAATGAAACGCATTCCGTAAGAGAGTTTGTGGAAAAAGCCTTTAGATTTGCTGGCATAAATAATTTTAATTGGACGGGTAAAAATGAAGAAGAGCGTTTAATTTTAAATGACTCTAATATTAAATCAAATATTTTAGTAAAAATTAATCCAAAATTTTATCGTCCAGCAGAAGTAGATTTACTATTAGGAGATTCGGCTGAAGCTAGAAATGAATTAGATTGGAAGCCAGAGAATTCTTTCGACAATTTAATTAAAAGAATGGTCGAAAATGACATTAAAAACACTTAAATTAAAATTTAATATATATAAAATTAATTTTATATTTTATATTAAAAATTTATTTAAATACAAGCATGGATACGCCAAAAACTGCCCAAGCAAAAAATGTCCAGTTTGTAATACTCCTTGGCCAAAATTAGAAAAGACACCTATTCAAAAATATTTAGACTCAATAGGGTATTACGATAAATATAGCGATATATTTCGCGATGATGGCAAAATTTTAAAAATGCCCAAGGGAATGAAAGGGCAAGAAATTCTTGATATTGCAAAATCTATAAATATAAGTTATACTATAAATAATAAATAAAAATGAATAATCATAAATTATGCCAAATGATTGTTAAGAAGTATGTTTCTGGTAAAATTAATTGGCCAAGAGAAATAAAAATTGCTCAAAAATTAATTAAAAAATTCAAATCATTTGAATTTTGGGATAATTTAATAAATCTAAAAAATCCTCCGCCATCCTTAGCTTGGTTTTTAAAGAATGAAGGTAAAGCGTTTTTATTAAAAGAGTACGAGTCTTTTAATCTTAATTTAAATTTAAATAAAATTGAATTAGAAGAGTATAAATTTTATGAAGATAAAAAGATTTGCAAAAAACCTAAAACCTTGCTAGAATTTATAAGATATGGGAAGAAAACCTAAAGAAGAAGTAAAAGAGATTCAAACTGGTCCTTCAGCAAAAAGCAGATTATTATCTTTTTTAAAAGAAAATAAAGAAGATCATTTTAATTTTGAAGAAGAAATTTATTATAAAGTTTCAACAGGAAGTTTAAATCTTGACATAGCTACTGGAGGAGGATTATCTCCAGGTCTACATAGATTTCTTGGAATGAATGAAGGAGGAAAAACATCAGAAGCGCTAGAGGTAGCAAAAAATTTTCTTAATTCAGTAAAAGATTCAAGAGCTTTGCTTTTTAAAGCAGAAGGAAGGTTAAGTAAAGAAATACAAGAAAGATCGGGAGTTAAATTTGTAACAAATCCAGAAGAATGGGAAGATGGCACATGCTTTGTTTTTGAATCAAACATTTTTGAGACAGTATCAGAATTAATGAAAGATTTAATACAAAATAATGATGAAAATAAAAGATATATTTTCATATTAGATTCGGTAGACGGATTAATGACAAAAAGTGATAGTCAAAAAAGCTTAACAGAAGCGACAAAAGTAGCTGGTGGAGCGGTAATATCATCAATGTTAATGAAAAAAATATCTTTGGCTTTATCAAAAAGAGGACATATGGCAATTTTTATTAGTCAAGTCCGTTCTGATATTAAACTTGATCCATATGCAGCTAATAAAGACATTAGGCAAACCACTGCGACAGGAGGAAATGCTCTTTTACATTTTGCTAATTGGATTCTTGAATTTGAGCCAAGATTCAACAAAGATCTTATATTAGAAAAACCTAATGAAAAATATGATGCAATTAAAAATAAAATTATTGGACACAATGTTAAGATTACAATTAAAAAATCAACAAATGAATCCACAAATTCTAAAGTTCAATATCCTATAAAATATGGCAGAAAATCTGGAGCATCTGTATGGAAAGAATATGAAGTAATAGATCAAATTCTTGCTTGGGAATTTGCCACAGCAAAAGGAGCTTGGGTTACTTTTTCAGATGAAATTATAGAAGAATTAAAAAAAGAAAATTTAGATTTAAAAAAGCAACACCAAGGGATTGATAATCTTAGGCTTTATCTAGAAGAAAATAAACCAATAGTAGATTATTTTTATAATAAATTCATAAATACTTTGGCATCATGAGATTATTAAATATTAACGGAAAACTCGTTAATAAAAATGTAAGAAATTATGAGATAAGTTGGGAAGGCAAAAGCAGGAGCAAATTACAATTTAAATTTAAACAATTTTTTTATCCATATTGGAAAAATCATATTGTTTATGAAGAATTCCCAGTTTATGGAACAATGCTTAAAGTTGACATATTAAATGCAACAAAAAAAATAGCAGTTGAAATACAAGGCAATCAGCACGAATCCTTTAATGAGTTTTTCCATGATCACTCTAGATTAAAATATTTACAGAGCATTAAAAGAGATGTAAAAAAAGAAAAATGGCTAGAAATGAACGGATTTAAATTTTTAGAACTTTATGAGAATGATTTAAAAAATCTATCACCACAATATATAGAAGAAAAATGTGGAATTTTAATTATTTAAGTGTAAAATTATTTGGTGACAAATAAGAAAAAAAGTTTTAAAATACCAGATTCTTTATTAAAGCAAATTGATGAATGTAGCTTTGGAGGATATATACTTTTTAATTTTTCAAGCAAAGGTGAACCACAAGTATTTACAAAATTTGACAACCAAATAAATGCTATGGCACTTTTATATTATGTTAATAATTGGAGTCAAAGCGTTGATCAATTAAATTTAGAAGCTACAACTAATCAGATAGCTAAAATAAATGAAAAAGAAGATTTTGACGAAGACCAAGACGGCGATAAAGACGAATAAATATTATAAAACTTGACTTTTTATTCTTAAAATGGTAGTATAGACTACTAAATGATATTCTCTTTGCAAGTAGAAAGACATGTTTTAAGTGGTTTATTAAAACATCAAGATTTATTCGCTGATATTGATATATTTTTATCAGAAAATGATTTTTATAATGATGTACATTCTACAATATATACAGTATTTAAAAATATTAAACATAAAGGCGGATCAGTAGATAAAGTTTTATTGGCAGAAAAAATTAAAAATCTAGGAATATCTTTTAAAGATGAAATAAATATATTTGATTATATTGATAATTTAACATTCTCTCAAATAACAGAACAAGCCACAATGGAAGCTTGCAAAGAATTAATTAGACTAAGAGTAAGAAGAGAAATATCTCAAACAGCAGATAAATTAAAAGATTATGTAAATAAAAACTCAGAAGATTCTTTAGATGAAATCATTGGTAAGATAGATCAAATTTATAATAAAAAAATATCATCATATTCAGAAAATGATGTACCAATCAATATTTTTGATCAAGTAGAAGATTTAATTGAAGAGATAGGAAATTCGCCAAAAGATGAAACAGGTTTAATTACTCCATATAACGAATTTAATAGAATGTATGGCGGTTTAAAAAATGGAAATATATACGCAATAGCGAGTAGACCTGGACAAGGAAAATCAACATGGTTAAATGATATATGCTTCAAAACTTCTATAAATCCCAAAAATAAAACAAAAACTTTGATATTAGACACTGAAATGCAAACAATAGATATTCAATTAAGAATGGTAGCATCTTTAACGGATGTACCAGTATGGTATCTTGAAACTGGAAATTGGCGAAAAAATGAAGAAATGACTCGAAAAGTAAGAGAAGCTTGGGCAAAAGTAAAAAATTATGAATATTTTCATTATCATGTAGGAAATAAAAATATAGATCAGATTTGCTCTATTATAAGAAGATGGTATCTTTCAAAGGTTGGAAGAGGTAATCAAGCGATGATTGCTTATGATTACATTAAATTAACTGGAGAAAAAGTAGGTCAAAATTGGGCAGAACATCAAGCGATTGGAGAAAAAATAGATAAATTAAAAAGAATCTCAGAAGAAATTCATTGCCCAATTGTAACGGCGATGCAATTAAATAGAACTGGAGAAAATTTTAATAGAAACTCTTCAAATGTTGTAGATGATAGTTCGGTTATATCATTATCAGATAGATTACAATGGTTTGCGTCATTTGTAGCTATTTTTAGAAGAAAAACTGTTGATGAAATATCTTTAGATGGACAAGCATTTGGCACTCATAAGTTAATACCAACAAAAACTAGATTTCAAGGTAAAGACGCAGCAGGACATCAAGATTTAATTAGAAGATTAGATTCTGGTGGTAAAGAAATTTGGGCACAAAATTATCTCAATTATCAAGTTACAAATTTTAATATAGAAGAAAGAGGATCATTGAGAGATGTGGCCCAACACCAAAGAGAGCAGTATCAATTAAATGATACAAACCCAAATGATGGAGAATTATTATGAATGTAGAATTAATTTCAATTACAAGACCTAAAATAAAAAATATTGAAAAAGCAGAAGATCTTGTTGCATATTGCGCCAGAGTTAGTAATCCATCTAATCAAATGAATATTGAAACAGCTCCAAAATTATTAAAATTTCTTATCAAACATAAACATTGGTCGCCATTTGAAATGGTTGATATGACTGTGGAAATTAAAACAAGCAGAGCGGTTGCGGCTCAAATCTTAAGGCATAGATCATTTAGTTTTCAAGAATTTAGCCAAAGATATAGCGTTGCAAATGAATTTGAAGATATAGAACTTAGACTACAAGGCGATAAAAACAGACAAGTTGGAGAGAAACTACTCCCAACTGGGACAGATGCCTATGATAAAATAAGTCAACTTTTAGTAGAATCTTTATCATTATCACAACATTGCTATGATACAATGATTGAAAATGGAATTGCGAAAGAAATAGCAAGAATGGTTTTACCATTAACTACTCAAACTACAATGTACATGAAAGGATCGTTGAGAAGCTGGATTCATTACCTTGAATTAAGGACAGAGCAAAACACTCAAAAAGAGCACAGAATAATTGCAGAAAAATGTAAAAAAATTTTTATAAAAGAATTCCCAATAATTAGTGAGGCTTTAGAATGGACGAACTAAATGTTTATCAAATCCTAACAGATTTAGGATATAAGTTAAAAGATTATGGCAAAGAATACAGAGCTAAACCTCTTTATAGAGAAAGTGATAATGATACAGTTTTAAAAATATACAAAGATTCTGGACATTGGTTTGATTTTAAAGAAAATATTAGCGGAGACTTTACTTCGTTAATAAACATGACTTTAAAATTAGAAGATCAAGAAAAAGCTAAAGAATGGTTAAAAAATAAAAACTTTACTTTTTATAAACCAATAGAAAACGAAAAACCAAAACTAAAATCTACAAAAAAATTTGATATTGAAATTTTATCAAAACTAGAAAATGATCAGACATATTGGATTAATAGAGGAATAAAAGATGATACCCTAAAAATGTTTGAAGGTGGCGTAGCAAAAAATGGAAAAATGAAAAATAGGTATGTTTTTCCAATTTTTAATTATAAAAAAGATTTAATTGGATTCTCTGGTAGAGATGTAACTAATTTATCTAAAATAAAATGGAAACATTTAGGAGAAAAGAATGACTTTTTATATCCATTATTTTTGAATTCATCTGAAATACAAAATCAGAAAGAAATTATACTTATTGAAAGCATTGGCGATATGTTAAGTTTATATCAAGCTGGAGTTAAAAATGTTTTAGTTACATTTGGGACAAATTTAAGTTTATCTATATTAAATTATTGTTTAAAAATAGATATCAAAAAAATTTATATAAGTTTAAATAATGATTCAAATAAAAATAATGCTGGAAATATTGCTGCAGAAAAAACTTATGCAAGATTAAAAAGATATTTTGATGATAAACAACTTAAAATATCTTTACCAATAAAAAAAGATTTTGGAGAAATGACAAAAGAAGAAATTTTACAATGGAAAACAAATCTTTAAAAATTTTATCTGCCTCTAGAATAAAAACTCTTGAAACTTGTTCTTGGGTTTATTGGAATAATTATCACGCTAAAATTCCACAAACTCAAAATGATGGCGCACTCAGAGGAACAATTTGCCATACAATTTTTGAACTTTTATTAAATCCAAAGCATAAATCTCATTATAATAAAATTATAAAAAATAATTCAATTAAAGGAAGTAAGCCAATAACAAGATTGGTCAAAAAATTAAAAGCAAAAGTTGGATTAGACGAATCAAATTTTGAAATTTTAGATCAAATGATTATGGTTGGATTAAAACATGATTTTTTTGGAGAAAAAGATGGCAAAATAGTATCTCCAGAATATGCATTTGAAATTAAGAACGATATCCCAAAATATCATATTAAGGGTTTTATTGATAAGCCAATTAAATCAAAAAATAAAATGGTTATAATTGACTATAAAAGCTCTAAAGCTAAATTCAAGGGAGATGACCTTGAGGCAAATATTCAAGCCATGATGTATAGTCTTGCTAGTTTAAAATTATGGCCTAAACTTAAACCAATAGTAAGATTTTTATTTTTAAGATTTCCAAAACAACCAATACAGGAATTACAATTCACCGAAGAACAAATAAAAGGTTTTGAGCATTATTTAGAACACATAAATAATTACATAAATGAATTTGACGAAAAAGCTGCTCAAGCAAATTTCGCAGCAGATAATGATAAAAATAAATGGATGTGTGGTATCGGCAACTGGAAATGTCCATATAAAGATTCTTATGAATATTATGTTAAATTAAATAAAAATGGCGAAATAATTGAAACAAGCTTAAATAATGATTTTAAAAATTCAGAAGGATTCTCAATAGAGAAGAGGGTATACGATGGATGCCCAAGGTTTAAAAAATCAGAAATAAAAGATGATTTTCTTGATATTCAAAATAATAATAAAATTAAAGATGATTTTCTGGATTGATTTTTGTTTAAATTCATGGTAAATTAATTAGAATGATACCATTATTCAAGTCGCATTATTCTCTTGGAAGATCTATTTTAACTTTAGAGGATAAAAAAGAAGAGGATGACTATCCAGATTCAATTATTCAAATCTGTAATAAAAATAAATTCAAAGAACTATTCTTGGTTGAAGATAATATGTCTTCATTTTTGGAGGCATATTCTAATTGTAAATCTAATAATATTAAATTAACTTATGGGGTTAGAATATCTATTACAGAATCTTTATCTGAAAAAACAGAAGAATCTAGAATGAAAACCTCAAAAATTATTATTTTTGCTAAAAATAAAAATGGACATGAATTATTAACTAAATTATATAGTATTGCTGCAAAATCAGGTTTTTATTATGAGCCAAGGCTTGACTATGATACTTTAAAATCTAATTGGACTGATGATTTAGTATTGGCTATTCCATTTTACGATTCATTTATATTTAATAATACGCTTAAAAATTATATATGCGTCCCACAATTTAGCTTTACAAAACCAGTTGTATTTATTGAGGATAATGACTTACCTTTTGATCAAATTATAAAAGAAAAAATGAAGATATTTTGTGAAGAAAACGATTTGGATATTTTTAATACTAAAAGTATTTATTATAACAAAAAGTCTGATTTTAAAACTTATTTGACTTTCAGATGCATTAACAATAGAAGTACCCTAAATAAGCCAGAATTAGAGCATATGAGCAGTAACGAATTTTCATTTGAAAGTTTCTTGGAGAAAAAATAAAATGGACGAGCATTTATTAAGATATAACAATTCAAAAAATTTAGTTTTTATTGATTGCGAAACTTTTAATTTGTGTTTAAATTATTGCCATAATATTCCTTGGCAAATAGCCATGATTAAAGTAAAAGGTGATAAGAAAATAGATGAAAAAAACTTTTATTTAAAATGGAAAACCGAATTAAAAATAAGTCAAGACGCGGCTAAGATAACAAGATATGACCATAAAAAAGTCCAAAAAGAAGGAGAGGACCCAAAAGAAATTTTTCCTACAATAAAAGATTGGCTTGATAATGCTGATTATATTATTGGACATAATATATTAGGATTTGATCTTTATTTAATAAAAGAATATTATAAATTAATGGGGTGCAAATGGCAACATCTTATTAATAAATTTATTGATACAAACGCATTAGCCAGAGGAATAAAATATGGCATACCTTATAATTCAAAAGAAAATTTAATAGAATATCAATATAAAATTTATCATACAAAAAAGAAAAATATAAGAAGTTCGCTTACGGTTTTAGGTAAAGAAAATGGGATTGAACACGATTATGATAAACTGCATGACGCTATAAATGATCTTGACTTAAATTTAAAAGTATGGAATAAATTAAAATGGCAAATCGAGGTATAATATGGCTTCACTAGATGATATATATGATATGGTCCAAAAATTAGACGATTCTAATATAGAATATCTTTTAATCACTGTTCAAAAAGGTAAAAAAAATGGCAAGGCAGATATTTTTTATTCCTTAAAAGATAAAAACTCAATGAGAATATTAACTCATGGATTAAATCAATTTAGTAAAGAGATAGATAAATTAGATGATGAAGGAAAATTTGAATAAAATTAAATCTTATAAAGATTTTTCTTCTAAATTTGAAGAAATAGATCTAGGTCTTCATGGCGTAAGATTACCAGAATTTAATATAGATAAATCCTATAAAAGGCATTTAAATTTAAGTGAAGACGCTTCTAATTATGAATTTCTTAGAGCATTAGCTTTAAATGGATTTAAAAATCTAAATATAGATAAAAATTCATCAGATTATAAAAAATATGTAGATCGCGCCAAGCATGAATTAGATACGTTAAAAGAACTAGGATTTATTGATTATATTTTGTTAGTATGGGACGTAATTAATTACTGCAAAGAAAATAACATACCAATTGGTTTAGGTAGAGGCTCTGCGGCAGGATCACTAATACTTTATCTAGTTGGAGTTACAAGAATTGATCCAGTTAAATATGATCTTTATTTTGAAAGATTTATATCCAAGATTAGGGCTAAAAAGCAAGTAATTGATGGAATAACATATTTAGATGGCAGTTTAATGTGCGACGTAGACCTTGATATTTGTTATTATAATCGTCATAAAGTTCTAGAATATTTAGAAAATAAATTTAAAGGTAAAACTAGCAAGATTTTAACTTTAAATACTCTTAGTGGAAAACTTCTTATAAAAGAATGCGGCAAAATTGTCGCAGAAAAAACAGAAGAAGAGATGACAACCATATCATCATTAATACCTAAAATATACGGACAAGTTAAAGATATCACTACTGCTTATGAAGAAATACAAAAATTTAAAGAATGGTGCGATGAAAATAAAGAAGCATACCAAATAGCTTTAAAATTAAGAGATTTAATTAAAAATAAAGGAGTGCATCCATCAGGAGTACTTCTTTCTTATGATGATTTAGAGAAAATTTGTCCTACAGAATTTTCTGGCGACAAAGAAGCAGTATCTAGTTTTGATATGAATTGGGTAAGTTTATTTAATATAAAACTTGATATTCTTGGTTTAAGAAGCGTTTCAGTTGTGGATGATGTATGTAAAAATATTTCAATTAAAATAGAAGAAATTGATCTTAATAATGAATCTATTTATAGAAATCTACAAGACTTACGTTCTCCCCATGGATTATTCCAAATTGAAGCTGATACAAATTTTAGAGTATGCCAAAAAGTAAAACCTAAAAATCTAGAAGAGTTAAGTGCAGTTTTAGCTTTGGCTAGACCTGGAGCATTGCAATTTGTAGAAAAATATGCAAAATATACTAATTACGGCGAATACGAATCGATACATCCATTTTTTGATGATATTTTAAAACAAACAGGTGGGGTCGCATTATACCAAGAGCAATTAATGCAAATGGCTCATAAAATTGGTTTTTCTTTAGATGAGGCAGAAATTTTAAGAAGAATTGTAGGAAAAAAGAAAGTAGAAGAGATTAAATCTTGGCAAAAAAAGATTCATCAAAAATGTAAAGAAAATAAATTACCAAAAGAAGTTGGAGAAATTCTATGGAAAATCATGGAAGATTCAGCAAATTACTCATTTAATAAATCTCACTCTCTTGCTTACGCTGCCCTAGCCGCAGTAACTATATATCTTAAGTTTAATTATCCAAAAGAATTCTTTTTATCATTATTAAAAATGAGTAGAAATGAGCCAGATCCAATTGGAGAAATTTCTAAAATACAAAAAGAAATGCATAATTTTGATATACAATTATTACCACCACATATTATAAAATCTGAGATGGACTTCTCTATTGAAGATAAAAATATTAGATTTGGACTTTTGTCAATAAAAGGAATTAGCGATAAGTCAATAGAAAAACTTAATAGTTTTAGAAATAAATATTCAAATAAATTCGAGATATTTCAAGCCGCAGAAGAAGCGGATTTAAACATCGGTGTTTTATCAGCGTTAATTCAAGCTGGCGCATTAAGCGGATTTAATCAATCTAGATCAAAGATTGTTCTAGAAGCTCAACTTTGGAATATTCTAAACTCAAAAGAAAAAAAATACTCTATATCTTTTGCTGATAAATTCGACTACGATTTAATTAAAATAATTAAACATTTAAATAAATTTACAGACGAAAAAAATAACCCTATTATTAAAGATACTAGATTAAATACTATTAAAAATAGATATGAACCATATCTTCAAATATATAATCAAAATAGTAAAAGCGAAGGTTTCGCTAATTGGTATTACGAGAAAAAGCTATTAGGATATACATATAATAAATCTCTAAAAGATATTTTTAGTGAAAAAAGAGAAAATTTGGAATATATTTTAGATATTAAAGAAGAACCAATTAATACTAAAATAGCTTTCGTTGGTCAAATAGAAGAGATTTTTTCTGGAATTTCAAAAAGTGAAAAAAAGACAAGATATTTAAGATTAAAAATATCAGACGAAACATCTACAATATCATCATTATTATTTAACGATAATATTGAAAATAATAAATTATTAAATAATTCTAAAAATTTCGAAGAAGGCAATATAGTAATAATAAAAGGTATTAAAAAAGACGATTGCATATTTGCTGATTTAGTAGCTATACAAGATCAACATATTTATATGAAATTAAATGATCTTAAAAAGATAGAGAAAAATACTTGACATTATATTAAATAATATATATTATATAAAATATGATATCATTTTATAAACCTAATAGTAAAAATACTGGAACAGCTTGCAGTTTTAGCGTAAATCCAAAAGATGGCTCTGTATGGAGTTCATTAATTAAGCAAAGTGCATGGAATGAAAAAACAAAAACTGGATCATTTTCAGATAATAAAGACAACCCACAAAAAAGTGCTAGGATCAAATATTCATTAGCAGAAACAGCTGGTCTTTTAGAATGCTTGGATAAAAATACCGAATTCTCTGCTTATCATTCCTCAGATAAACAAGTAACTAAAATTAAATTATCACCATATATAAAAGATGGAAAACAAGTTGGATTTTCTTATTCAGTCCTTAAAGAAAATAAGGATAATATAGAAAACAAACAATCCTATTTAATTGGATTTTATGCTAATGAAGCTAGACTTTTGAGAGAATTTTTGTCTTATTCATTAAGCACTGTCTTTGAGTCACAAAGAATTGAAAATATTAAAAAAATAAAAAACACAAAAGTTGCACAAAATACTAATTCATCTGAAGATAATTCAGATGATGGCGAGCTTTGGTAATCGTGTCTAGAAAAAAGAAATTAGTTTATCAATCGGACTATAGCTTGGCCAAAACTGGCTTTGGTAGGGCTACAAGAGCTTTATTAACTTATTTATATAAAACTGGTAAATATGAAATAGTAAATTATGCGTGTGGCATGCAATATTCAAATCCAGAACTTAAAAAAACTCCATGGAAATCTATTGGAGCTCTACCAGATGATCCAAGAGAAATTGAGCAATTAAATAGAGACCCAAATCTTGCTAGGTTAGCTAGTTATGGAGCGCATAATTTAGATAAAATAATTAAAGAAGAAAAACCAGATGTTTATATTGCAGTTCAAGATATTTGGGGTATAGATTTTGCAATAGAAAAAAATTGGTTTAATAAAATAAATTCTGTATTATGGACCACTTTAGATTCGTTGCCAATATTACCTAGCGCAGTAGAAAAAGCGCCAAAAATAAAAAACTATTGGATATGGAGCGATTTTGCCACAAGAGAACTTCATAGACTGGGGCATGAGCATGTAAAAACTGTTCATGGGCCGTTAGATACTTCGAATTTTTATAGACTACCAGAAGAAGATAGATTAAAATTAAGGCATTCTTTTAATATTCCACAAGATGCATTTATAATTGGATTTGTATTCAGAAATCAACTTAGAAAAAGTGTTCCTAATCTATTAGAAGGATATGCCCTATGGAAAAGGTCTAATCCACAAATAAAAAATACATTTTTACTTCTACATACTCATTGGGGAGAAGGTTGGAATATACATAAATTAGCTTTAGAATATGAAATAGATTTAAGAGAAATATTGACGACATATATTTGTAAAAATTGTAATAATTATGAAATAAAACCATTCCATGGACAAGATGTAGCTTGTAGATTTTGTGGAGCCGAAAAAACTCAAATTACAACTAATGTTGGTTTAGGGGTATCAGAAGCTCAATTAAATCAAGTTTATAATTTAATGGATGTTTATTGTCACCCATTTACTAGTGGTGGGCAAGAAATACCAATTCAAGAAGCGAAACTAACCGAACTAATAACGCTTGTCACAGATTATAGCTGTGGAGAAGAAATGTGCAAGGAAGAAGCTTGCAGTTTTCCGCTAGAATGGAGCGAATATAGAGAGCATGGGACTGAATTCATAAAAGCTTCAACAAAACCAAATTCAATAGCTAAACAATTAAATAAAGTATACAATATGACTCTTCAAAAAAGAAGAGATATGGGCAGAAAAGCTAGAGAATGGACTATAGAAAATTTTTCAGTTGAAAATATAGGCAAAAGAATAGAAGAATTTATAGATAATTGTGAATTTGTAAATTATGATTTTCCCATAGATGGAGAGGAGAAAGATCCATTTATACAAATTCCAGATATTAAAGATAATTCAGAATGGTTAATTTTTCTTTATCATAACATACTTAAAATGAAACAAATAGATGAAAAAGATGATGGTCATAAATATTGGATGCAAGAATTAAATAAAGGCGCAAAAAGACAAGATATAGAAAATTATTTTAGAAACGTAGCAGCTCAAGAAAATCAAAAAAATAAAAAAATAGATTTCGCAGACCTCTTAGACAAAGATGATAATGGTAGAAGAATATTATATGTTATGCCAGAGTCAATAGGAGATATATATTTATCTACATCTTTATTTGAGAATATTAAAAAACAATATCCAAATTATAACTTATATGTAGCCGTGAAATCAGAATATATTGATATTCTTAAAGGAAATCCAATGATACATAAAACCATTCAATACATTCCTCAAATGGATCAATTACTTTGGCTTGAAGGAATGGGAGACCATAAAGGTTATTTTGAATTAGCATTTTTACCATTCATTGGTACTCAAAGAATACTAGATTATATACATAACGGTAAAACTAATATTCAATTTGATATAAAAGGATAATTTATGCATTTAATAGAAAGATATGCTTCTTCATGCGGAGTAAAAATTGGTAAACCATATATTTACGATTCGTATTTTCCCATTTCTTCTGAGAAATTTATTACTTTCCAGCCCTACAGCAAGCCAGCAAAAAATTATGATTATTGGCAAGAAGTTATAGATTTGATACATCCATATCTAAAAGAAAATAATATAGATATACTTCAAATTGGAGCAAAAGATGACAGAAGATTAAATCATACGATTTATTTAGCTGGTCAAACTACAATATCTCAAGCTGCGTTTTTGATTAAAAGATCGATCTTGCATTTTGGAGCAGATAGCTTTGCTGTTCATATAGCTTCTGGATTTAATAAAAAAATAGTTGCATTATATAGCAATAATAATATTGAAAATGTAAAACCATATTGGTCTGATCCAAAAGACATTAAATTAATTTCAGCTATAAGCAAAACAAGCAAACCATCATATTCTTTAGGAGAAAATCCAAAAAATATTAATAATATTAAACCAGAAGAAATAGCTAAATCAATATTAGATCTTTTAAAAATTAAAAATAATATTAAACAAGAAACATTATATTTTGGCCAAGACTATCAAAATAAAACTTTAGAAATTATTCCAGATAAACCAATAAATCCGCAATCTATACCAATAGATAATCCAATAATAAGGATGGACTATTTCTTTAATGAAGAAGTTTTAGCTTTTTATTTACAATTTAAAAAATGTATTATATTTACTAACCGCGAGCTTAACCCAAACTTAATATTAAAATTTAAACAAAATATTGGACAAATCATATATTTTGTAGAAGAAAATAATAATCCAGATTTTATTAAATTTCTTAAAAATAATGGCGTTCCTTACGCGCTTGTATCTTATCTAGGTGAAGTGCAATTAAATCAATATAAATTAGAATATATGGATTATGGTTTAATTTTAAATAAAAAAATATCAAATAAAGATATGGTTAAAAATTTAGATTTGAGTGGAAATTTATTCTACTTTTCTTCAAGGATGATTTTCTCTTCTGAAGGACAATTTTTATCTAAATTTGATTGGATAAATAAAAATAAAAATAAAGTGATAGATAATCCAGAATTTTGGAAAGAGATTGATAATTTCTATATTTATAGATTGACATAGAATATAACTTAATGTATCATTGAACTAATGAGTTTAAAAATTAAAGAAGACAATACAGTTTCAATTGGAAGCTCAGAACTATTTAATATTCCAATAACTAATTCATCAATAATTGAAGAGAATATTATTAATATGCCACCAATTCTTATAACAAGAAATAAATATGGACTTATTGAAAATAAAAATGTAAATTATGTCTTCCATGAAGATGGAACAATTAATTGGCGTAAAATGGTTAAAACAGAATATCTTGTTCCCAATCGTCAAAAGACTCAAGAAATAGATGTTTCTAAATTAGAAGATAAAGATTTATTAATTCTTCTTGGTGGAATTAAAGAGTTAGCTCAAATTAGAGGATATTCTAAAGTAGAATATAAAGTAGTGGCTGCGAATGAATCTTATTATTCAACTTCATGCAGAATAACATGGATTCCAAATTATGAAACTGGTGATAAAGAGATTATTTTTGAATCATTAGCTGACGCAAGCCTAAATAATACCAAAAGTTTCGCAAGATTCTTTTTAGCTGCAATTGCAGAAAATAGAGCTTTTGTTAGATGCGTCAGAAACTTCTTAAAAATTAATATCGTAGGCCAAGAAGAGCTTGGGGATGTTAAATTAATTGATGACTCTAGCGCTCAAGAGAGCCCAACTTCGCCTCAGGCTTTATTAGCTAAAGTAATGAAAGATAAAAGTATTTCTTTTGATCAATTAAAGAAAAAATTAGTTAAAGAAAAATTTGAAAATTCTGAAAATTTCAATAGTATATTAGATATACCAAAAAGTAAAATATTTGAATTAATAGAAAGGATAAAAGCAAAAAATGAATGAAGAAAACAATAACCAGCAACCATCTCTAAATATATCAGAGGATAAATTCAGAGTTGATATATCAAGGGATGATCTTAATACTTTTTTTAAATTTATATCTAGAGTTGATTTAAAAGGTCAAGAAGTACCAGAATTTAATAAATTGCTCAGTATATTTATGCCTCAAAATTTGAAGAAAGCTAATTAAGTATAAAAATCACTAGCTAAAATTAAACATTTTTTAGTTTCTCCATTTACGCAAATGGAGAATTCTCGTAATTTAATTATAGCACTAGTTGGAGTAATATCGGCTATTGATAAACTAATGCTTTTACTTGCTGGGCCAGTTCCACCATAAGCAATATTTTCTAATGTCAAAGCAGAATTACTATCAGTTTTTAAACGTATATGATTAGTGCTACTTGTAGTATAAAAATCACTATAAGTTGAAGTTGCGCCCATTCTAGATTTTATCGTTGAGGAATATTCAGCGGTAATAGCAGTTGAAGATGAATCTGAATAAAAAGAAGATTTTATTGGAGAACTACCACCATAAGCTGTTATGGAAGTATAATTACTAGCTGTTGTTAAATTATTTTCAAATACATTTGTCGTTGCACCATATTTTGTAGTTAATTCTGCGTAAGTAGGTAATACCCTGCCTATAACATTAAAAGAATTTGCGGCGCCATAATTTGTCGTCACTCCAATCGTACATTGATCAGCATAAGTATCTATCCATCCCTGATAATTACCATACATGGTTTCTAGAGATGTATAAGAATAATTTTTAGCAGTAAAAAGTCTACTATAAATTGTGTCACTATATTTTGTTTCAACTTTTGTATAGTTTGTATCTACAAGAACTATTTCTGAACTTGTATTTTGTTTTGTAAGATATATCCCATCTGAAGCATTTTCTGCTCCAAGCATTTGTAATGTTGCTACTGGACAATTGGTTGTTCCAATTGATACTCGATCAGATGCTTCATCATAACTTGCCCAACATGCTGCGCCAGTAACAAGATCAAGATTAACTGAATCTGTTGATAGAATCCAAAGACCATTTGCGGTATTTGGTCTCCAATTTCTGAAAATTGCATCTCCAGCACCTAATGAAAGAGTGTTAGGATTAATAAGCACATGCTTGGTTCCAGCATATGCTTCAAAGTATCCTCCGTTTGAATTTGCTACATTTAGAGCATAACTTGTAGAATTAAATTGTGCACCAACTCCAGCAGCAGATGAAGTTACCTCTGCATAAGATTTTGCACTAGAGCTTGTATAAACTTGAAATCTTGGACTTGCTGAATCATAAACAGATATCTGACTATAGGTAGATTTTTTCTCTAGAAAAACCCCATTTGCTCCACCATTTCCTATTACTGCAAGGTCTGTTACAGGACAATTGGCATTTCCTATAGTAAGATAACTTGAAGCAGAATTATAACTTGCCCAGCATACTCCAGTAACAAGATCAAGATTAACTGAATCTGTTGATAGAATCCAAAGACCATTTGCGGTATTTGGTCTCCAATTTCTGAAAATTGCATCTCCAGCACCTAATGAAAGAGTGTTAGGATTAATAAGCACATGCTTGGTTCCAGCATATGCTTCAAAGTATCCTCCGTTTGAATTTGCTACATTTAGAGCATAACTTGTAGAATTAAATTGTGCACCAACTCCAGCAGCAGATGAAGTTACCTCTGCATAAGATTTTGCACTAGAGCTTGTATAAACTTGAAATCTTGGACTTGCTGAATCATAAACAGATATCTGACTATAGGTAGATTTTTTCTCTAGAAAAACCCCATTTGCTCCACCATTTCCTATTACTGCAAGGTCTGTTACAGGACAATTGGCATTTCCTATAGTAAGATAACTTGAAGCAGAATTATAACTTGCCCAGCATACTCCAGTAACAAGATCAAGATTAACTGAATCTGTTGATAGAATCCAAAGACCATTTGCGGTATTTGGTCTCCAATTTCTGAAAATTGCATCTCCAGCACCTAATGAAAGAGTGTTAGGATTAATAAGCACATGCTTGGTTCCAGCATATGCTTCAAAGTATCCTCCGTTTGAATTTGCTACATTTAGAGCATAACTTGTAGAATTAAATTGTGCACCAACTCCAGCAGCAGATGAAGTTACCTCTGCATAAGATTTTGCACTAGAGCTTGTATAAACTTGAAATCTTGGACTTGCTGAATCATAAACAGATATCTGACTATAGGTAGATTTTTTCTCTAGA